GAGTACGTTCTCGACAAATTCAAATGGGGTGGGCGACTGTACAGTGAACTTACCCCCGACGAGCGCGCGGAATTCAACTCGTACACGGTTCGCGTCGACGTCATTGGCCCGGGACTTGGTATGTCGGATATCGAATACAAATCGCACATCGCGGACATGTACGAGCGTCTGAACAGTTCAAAGCCGCTGACGGACAATGACAAATTTCATAATCGTCAAACGACCTCGACGATGCAGTTTCTGACCCGATTGAAAACATCGACCGAATTTGGCGACCAAATTCGCAAATATTGCTGGGCCACGGTTGGCGAAGGCAAGACGCGCGGCAACCTCAAAGAGTTCGTCGGACTCATCCTATCATTGGCAACGGGAGTTGTGCAGTGCCTCACCACATCGTATGCCCAGAACGGCCCGGTACTTAACCGCACAGTCATTGGCGAACAGGAGGAACGCGATGTCGCCAATTTCTTGAGGTGGTATTTTGGAATACTGGATCAAGCACTGCGCAATGTTACTCGCCCCAAGCGCATATACGGTCGCTTGTCGGGAATTTGCGGAATGATGGCGTGTGACTGGATACAGCAACGCCAAAATCAAAATCAAATTCAGTACCCTAACCACGACGGGATGTGGCGTGAGTATATCAAAATCCAAAATTCGCGAGAGCACTTCGAGCGCCGCATCTTTGCCGGTTTGACAGACGGAGTTGTGCGAAACACTACACCGTCGGCGATCAATGCGCGAATCTCGGCAGTTATTGCGGCGTATACTGAAGGATCATTCGAAGATTATCGACATGACCTGTTCGCGCTGATTAATCCTGATGCCGGGTCAAACTCGCCGTCGTCTCCGTCTACCGAGTCCGATTCCGACGAATAAATAATAAGCAAATGTAGGTAGGTAAAGGTAAGTAAGTATGCGGCCAAACATTTTTTATATGAAATGCGACAGTAACGACGACAAAAAAATTGAAATATTTTTCGCATATTCATAGTAACGGCAGTCGAGCACCATATACTCACGGCGAAACGAAAAATGTTCTCATTTCTGAAATCTGGAAATATACCATATACCATCGACAAGATTACCAATCTCCCAGGACTCTTTACTTCGGACGGCGACAAAATCAAATATGCGCTCCTGAACTATTCAACGGCGATGCGCAGAAACCTCGTGGATGGCGCTCCCATCTTCACCAATATCCGGACACGAGACGCAGAATTTGAGCGAGCGGAACTTGAGCGACGCGCCTTGCCATCGACTGCCGCCGCTACCGCCGATGCTGTTACCGCGTCGAATGTTTCGCCATTTGTCGAAACCGATCTTCGTATCGACAATGCCGCATTGTCCGTCATTATGGCGAAAGAGCTCGCGTTTCTCAACCGAACCACACAAATGATTTCACTCATCGCGGCAAGGTATCAAGAAGAACAAGAAGAACAAGAAGAACAAGAAGACCAAGAAGACCAAGAAGACCAAGAAGACCAAGAAGACCAAGAAGAACAAGTATCGTGGGGTCGTCGTGATGGCGATGGCGGTTACTATGAAGATGACACTGTACATAGAGAAAGAAAAGAAGGATCTGAACTGGGAATGAACCACCGACTTTCGACAAAATTCCTCATCGCAAGTGGTCAACTTCGTCAAAATTTCAGCGCATTGTGCGTTCTTGCAGGCACAAACCCGGTTCTTGTCAATAGAATGACGACAATGGATCATCCGGACAATGACGAGAATCGCGAGAAACAGAAACTTGCTGAGCGATGTGTAATTTCGGACAGCTTCCACCATTTCTGCAAGGTCGACGCCGAATACCGCGACCCGATTGTCACGGCGTTCATGGACTTGCGTGACATCTCTGTTGTCGCTTGGAAAATATTGTCGATGTTCGCGTTCTCGGACCTGTTTCGATTTGCCGAAAGAAGTGAATTCGCGAGGTACCAGCCAAACGATGCAATATTCACCCAGGGACGCGATTACCATATTGCTAACAAGATTCATTTACGTGAAACCGCGGTGGCGGTGATGCGATTTCCGTCAGATGCGACTACGACAGCGATGGTTGAAGATGCGATGGCGGTGCAAATGACCCAGCAGACCCAGCAGACCCAGCAGACCCAGCAATACCCAGAGGACGATTGTCCATCATATGACTAGTAACTAGAGATGACTAGAAATCGTCGACTATTAAAAATGTAGGAGGTAAGTAAGTCTAAGTCTGTGCAATTAACACTTTTTCATAATTTTTCATAATATAAAATAAATAATATAAACGTATCGTATAGAATAATTATAAAATGCAAATTTTTATTAAAACGCTCACTGGAAAAACAATTACACTGGAAGCCGAATTAACTGACACGATCGACGCAATTAAGGCGAAAATTCAGGACAAGGAGGGCATTCCCCCGGAACAACAGCGCCTTATCTACGCTGGAAAACAGCTGGAAGACGGGCGCACCCTGCTCGATTATAATATTCAAACAGATTCCACACTTCACCTGGTGTTGCGCCTGCGCGGCGGAGTAGTAACCGAGGTATTCAACATCGATTATGTAATTCGGGTAGGATCAAATCAAGCCGAAAACGACGCACTTGTCAAACGCGCACCGCAGCACGCTTTGTGGTTCCATTTGAAAGATTTCCCCAGCGCGCACGCGATTGTCGTGAATACCGTGAAACCTGGCGTTTTCGATGCCGACGTAATTCGTCGCGCAGCAACGCTAGTGAAAGACCGCGCTGCACCTGGAGTTCGCAATCTGCGCGGAGTCGGCGTAAATTACCTCATCGCAAAACACGTGCGCCGAACCGACGTACCCGGCAAGATTGTAATGCTTAAAAGTCCAACCTGCATTCAGATTTGAGTCTATTATATTCTTCGCGCGTGATTACAATATACTCATCATCATTTTTTGTGCTGGGGCTGGTGCTGGTGCTGGTGCTGGTGCTAGTGTCCGGCTGTTTATTCGTAATCTTATTGTACGCGTAATACGCGCCGTTTGCCGATTTGCAAACGATCCAATACCCGCAATGCAGAACAATATGCATTGCCGTACTCGCAATAACATCAAAAATAAATAAAAATACCATTTTAATAATGGCAGTTTTTATTTTTTCATTTTATGCTAAACTTACTTACACGGTTATTTACTTACTAAAATATCTATTTGCAGTAACTCCGACGGCGGTGAGCCGAATCGTTCAGTATATGCAATACGCGCGATTTGTAGATTCCGCGCAGGACATTGGCAGCGAAGGCCGCGGTTGAGCTTGTGTTTGAAGTCGGGGTGGGGGTGGGGGGGGGGGTCGGGGGTAAATCGTAAGCGTGAAACGTATTCATTGTGGCGCCATCATTCGCATCCGACGACGTCGGGGGCAAACTGTAAAACTTGATATCGTTGCAACGTACGATGCTTTGGAGTATCGCCCGTCCCGAATTGGTGAGTTTCGCATACCCTTTCGGACAATACTCGCGCAAAAGATCCCGAGTGACATCACATTTTGCCAAAACTTCAAGTTCATAATCACTGTATGGTTTGTTGGCACGACCTTCCACCCAGCGTCCGGAAAATATAATCATTTCCATTTTGGCATCCTCATCGTACTCGAGACCTAATCCGTGTCGCGATGTAAGCATTTCGACCCGGCGACGCTCTAGCGCTCGTGACACAATCCATTCGGTGTGAACCGCGCGCAAGTGTGGGGGAATGGGTTCAATCCAAGTATCCCAGGAAACAAGACGTAGAATCCCCAACCTACGTATATCAATATTTGATGGATCCGGACAATTTGTGGTTAAAAGCGGGGTAGTCGAAGTGCAGTATCGGGGAGTGTGGCCGCGTAGACCACATCGCATACAATCCTCGTTCAAGAGTGTCGGACAAATAATAACTCCGCCAGGACCTTTTCGGTCCTTCACGTAATGGGAGAAGCACATCGCGGTTGGAAGGCCTCGATCCCAACAGTATTTGCAAAATTTCTTGCGTATATTCCCTGGCGCTTGCCCGTTTTGCATTGGGTGGGGGGGGGGAGGCTCCTTAGTCATCAAGTGATGCAGTTATGTGGTCTATTCAATTTTTTGAATTATTGTAAAAATTGATATAAAATAGTCTGTGACAATGTGAACGTCATTTACGCTTGCTTACGTTACGCCGCGAGTGTGATCAATGTTCGCATTTCTCCGTTCAAATCTTTATCCCGCATCCATCAGTCAAAATCCGGAACTGAGAAGTCGTATCGACGAGATTCGAGCATTGCTGCTTTCAACCGCTGTCAAAATTCGCACAAACACGAAAAGCGGAAAACGGCCACTTTCGGATCTTGAAACAACCGCGGATGACGCCGCCAATATTGCGTCACTTGCTGAAATCTTGCTCAAAGAAATGCGATTTTGTCGTCGCACAATCTCATTCATTGTGTGTGTCACGACAAAGTTTTACAATGATGCATTTGATAATGCGGACAAGACCGCGCGCGATCTGGAATCACAAAAAGTCGAAAAGGCCGAAAAAGCCGAAAAAGCCGAAAAAGCCGAAGAAACGAAAATGGAAGAAGACGAAGAATGCACATCCGAACAAAATCATTCCGCCCGACTTTTGATGTCGGCAAATGATTTGCATTGTAGGTTTGTTACACTATGTGCAACACTAGGTATTCGCGAAACGCGTGATCTGGATAAATGCGATGCAGATACGGATTCGGCGCTGTTTTCCGCAATTCACGCATCGTCGCACACCATTTCCGGCCATTTTGAAACATTGTGCGGTATTTCGCACGCGGCTTGGCAAATGATGAGCGTGTTGGCATTTTCAAATTTGTACCGATATCACTACGAATTCCAGAAAGGTCCAACAACCACACGCGTCGAGTTGAACCCATCCGATTCAGTGTTTGCAACCAGGTGACGAGTGAGTACGACGTAAGTTCGCGACCGAATTTCTTACTTGAATATTTTTATGCACCCATTTGTTCTATCGCATACAACGATATCGCCATTAGGCGCAATTGCAACGCTGTAAGGGGCACATAATTTAGCACCCGATGCATCGGTTTTGTCGCCTTCAACGCAACAATCGATGATATTGACGTCAGTCCCTTCGGGGTATTTCATCACTTGCACGCGCTTATTTCCTAGATCGGCTACAACCAAACGACCCTCGGCATCAAATGCTACACTTCGCGGGTAACTGAATTTTCCAGGAGCATCCCCGGGGTTACCATTTCGTACACCCAAAGTTCTTGATACACTAGCAAAATACTTCCCCGCCGTACGCTGCTTTGTGAGTCGCGCCCATTCCGCGTCACCGTCTTCGCCCGAAACTGCACGGGGAGTGTAATCGAAACCTTGAACCAGGTTAGCGTCAGTACAGGCAAGCACCAGACCACCATTGGGGTCGAACGCGATTCCGCCATTACCGCGTAACCAGGCCCCAACACCAGTATACGACCACCCCCCGATTGAATCCGTTCGATTGCCAGCAGGACTATATCGATCGATGGATGCGGGGTGTCCTCGGGGCGGAAGTACCTCAGTACAATGCACGAGAATATCACCGTCAGGCGCAACGGCTATTGCACAAGGGTTCTGCTGAATCACTCTCACAGTGCGTGTGAGAGTGCCGTCGGCATAATTAACCACGTGAAAGCAATTATTATACCTGTCAACCACGAGGAGATTTCCTTCGCGGTCAAATGTTATATCGCCAGGTGAATAAATCTGCTTGATTCTAATCGTTCTTAAATGTACACCATCGACGTACCTAAAAACCTGAATGCGGCCATTACCCGTATCACTCACCACGATATTGCCATCTGGGCCTATTACCACGCACTCGGGAAACAGTAACTGTTTACTTCCAACCGAACGATGAAACGCGTACGGCGCGCACGCCATGCTCATGCACAACTTGCGTCGTTTTATTTTATTGCGTATCAATTCCGACGATTGTTTGGCATTCCGGGTCATATTAAGTAAAAATTTGCGTACTAGTGTGCGACCCAACGCGCTTTGAATAAGATCTTTTCGTCTAAACATTCGCTGTCTTTGTGTCATTCCAAACAGGTGTTGCGGCATAGGAGGTTCATAATCGGGATCTCTCAGTCTTTTTATTTTTCTTACCAATGAAAGTGAATCTTCGGACGGTTTGACATTTTTTTCTTCTTCTTTAGCAGATCCGGCGCCACATAGTCTATGCCGACGCTTTGTCATTCCTCTTGCCTTTTCCGTTATTTTTTTTCGAGGTTTTAAATGGTTCATTCGCATCGTTCGCATTGTGGTGTGAGGCTCATTATAAATTAAAGAAATATAAAAAAATTAATAAAATAAAATAATAAAAATATATTACATATTACATATATATAGTAGACGTTTCGCAATGGATGTCGCCGGATATACAATAGTATCACGGGAAATACTTCGTACTATAATAAATCCGATGGGGTTTGGAAATGCGTTCTTGCTTATAGCCCCTCACGGTGAAATTATATACCATGCACACCCTATCCCGAATGACCCCGTTTTAGCAATGTGTTATTCAGGACCCCCAATAACCGTTAACTATTCCGACGAAGATGAAAACAAACGCGTTTTACAAATTCTAGATGATAATATGCATTCGTCTTTACGAAGAATGTCTTTTACTAGACGAAAGGGGTCCGCCGTCGTGGCATTTGCGCCCGAACATAGGGCATCCCAGTCTCGTATACATAACCCCAATCATTTTAAAAAAATAATTGCATTAGATCCGGGCAATCCGGATTCCATACATAAAGAACTAGTATCATTGGCGTCCGCAATAAAACGCGGCGACATTCAACACAGCAACAGTATAAGTAGAATAAGAACGTTTGCACCGAGTCAAGTAAACGACTCTCGTAAAAGTCGATTATTCTCGCAGTCGTATCCAGTGACAAAAATGATAGATGACCGAGGTGGCCTTATTCCATTGAGATCGATCAATCATCCAAATAAGCGATATACGTTGCGTGCAGATGATGATACAATTCCTGAAATTGCGAAGGGAAACTTTGAATATAAAATAAGTTTGTTTATCCAAAATCCGTTCTATAAAAAAAAACGAACCGGTATCAGTGGTATAACTAGTGCTACCTATGACAGCAGAAGAACCGCTGCCGCTGGATTATCCACGATTCAACAATTTCAAACACAACCAAGCGCCGTTCGCGACACCGGTAGCAACAGCAACGCGTTGTTTCAAAGGTATATTGAAATGCTGCACACAAGAGGCGAAATAAGACACGTAACGAGAGATAATTTGCAATATCACCAAGATGTAATCGGAGATGTGGTAGGCGGTCGGTATGTTGGTCTCATTTTAGGACAAGATTCGGAAATTTTAAAATTCTGGAAAGGGATTATCTTAATACCGGTGCAAAGACAAGTTGGAACTAAATCACGTAGAGCGGTGTCTTATTATATGCTTCCGTACCGTTTTCGTAAACTATCGGGTATACCCTGTGTAGTATTTGACTTATGGCATATATTAAGTTACGCCCCCCTGATGAGTGCGTACGCTGTGGGCGGATTAACAATGACAACAACCCAGGATTATATGAACTTGCTGAAAATGCTGGGTATAGAACTTGTAGTAGGTGTTGATATGACTTGCAATGTTCCTGGCACGGAAAATGGTGCGTGGCCGTTGTTAACATATGACCTAATTATGAAAAATTTACAGTATCAGGAATCATTCTTTCAAAATGTTGGAAATGCAAGGATGCGTTCGGCTAGACTGGATCCAACGTATGACCTTTTGCCACATTTTTTGCATGTTTCGACCCAATTAAACAAATTTTTGAACGAAATAAAAGAGGCATCTACAATCCCCCAGGTTTTGGAATCGATTCACCCTAGAGGTCGTCTAGTATCGCGAAGAGAGCGCGAATTTTCTTCAAATGAGACTGCATCATATATCGGTCTATACGATTACGTTAGACGTCTATGTGGAGTTATCGACAGGGACGACGAAACTTGTGATAAAGAACGGGCAAATCTTGTAATCAAAAAAGAAGTCGATGGTAAAGAAGAAGCCCTGCGCCCGGACGAGGTTTGTCAATTTCGCGATCTTGTTGTCCCCCTTCAAGACATAACGCTAGAATCAATAAGGCAATTGGGCAACTATCTGCGCGAGAATAAAATTACTTTCAGTGTGCGTCCATCACGGATGCAGGCGCTACGAACTGCATTTCCGTTAACGACTGACGTACCCGATACATATATAGCACTTTATAATAAACTGAACCGTCTATGGACGGTGCCATCACTGAAATATGCCCACCACCATGGCGGCATCCCTTGTTTCTATCATGAGAATTTGGCTTTCGAATATCTCGATAAATTTAAAATCGAAATAAATAGCGATAATATGATACAAGAAATACGCAACGCAAAAGAAGCATCGCATCAAGAAGTGTTTGGAAAGAAGTACACGATTGTAGGATTTTTACGTAATACTACGTTTACCCCTTATCCCCATTTTAAAGAATGGTGGGACTGGTATAAAGTGGAGCATAGACTCTTTCACGAAGGTGGTGGGCGAAACATCAAAACAACATCCAAAACTAGAAAACGACGCATTGTACTATAAACAAAAATCGTTATTTTATTTTATTTTATTTTATTTTATTATGTGTACTATAATATCTATCGAAAAAAAAATATTATGGAAATGAATTTGGTTCCCGTATTTGCAGAACTAAAAAAAACGTTAAAAACAGGGGACCTGCTTTTATGCGACGATTTGCAATACAATTCGTGGGGGATATTTAGCTGGGTTATCAAATTTATGACCCAGAGCGATTTCTCTCACGTGGGAATGATCGTGGTTGATCCGGATTTCACGGATACGCCATTAAAAGGAACGTTCGTATGGACGTCCGGTATATCTGATGTACCCGATCCAGAAGATGGTGTGAAAAAGTTCGGTGTTCAGTTCATACCCTTTGATCACTTCGTTCAGACGTATGGTGGAAAGATATATTCGCGGAGAATCGCGTTTAAAACCGATGAGGAGTACCGTACAATATTTGATACAGAGCGATTGAGAGAAATACACCGCGTGGTTTACGATAAACCGTACGACGTAGTTGTCGCGGATTGGATTGAAGCCTATTGTAAAAAAGACCCGAATCCACAGAAAACTGGCCGGTTCTTTTGCAGCGCGTTGATTGGATATATTTATACCAAACTGGGGTTATTTGATGCCGGGTTGGATTGGAGTATTCTGTATCCGAGTTTCTTTTCCACTGAGAATAAAACATTCTCTCTTCTTCGCGATGCAAGTTTGACAAAGGAACATCAAATTTGGGGATAACAATAAAAAAAGGTTGGTTTATTGATGATACACGCACAGGTTATTGATGATACACACGGGACACGGGACTTGGGACTAATGATTCCCTCGCTCAAATAAGATCTCGCACATCCCAAAAGGCGACCGCTGCTGGTTGGTGCTGGTGCATTTGTAAATGCATTGGGATGAGTTCGGGAATGAAAACATCGGCTGCTGCATTCAGAGGTTCAGGAGCACGGCCGTTGATAACATCCTCGATTTCGCCGGCATTTTCAAGTGCATACGTGCGGAGAATTTCAAACCAATTGTCAATGTCAAACCACGTGTCAATGAGCGCTCGCTGGTGAGATTCATTGCTGGGTTCAATGAGATCGAGAATGTCGTATTCGCACAATGCACCCGAATACGCGTTGTCGTCGAATGCTCCATCCACATCAGTGTTTCGAGTGTGCATGAAACTGAACATTTTACAGTATTGTGAATTCGGAATTTCAATGAAGAGAACATCGCGTCTCAAATAGGGGTGCGCCCCATTCATCGGAACCGAAAAGCGTAGCACGTCGATGTGCGTAACAGCGAGAAATGCTGCGGCTCCAGCGTGAAGGTACTCATTGGGGAGTACGGTATCAAACGTTGTGTGAAATCCGGGTTCATCAAACCGTCTGCGAGTGTAAGTCCATTCTCTCAATCCGGTATCATAGCTGTCGAATAAGTCGCGCATTTTTGGTCGATTGTCGGTTGTCGTCGGTTGTCGTCGGTTGTCGTCGGTTGTCGTCGGTTGTCGGTCGCTAATGTATTTCATTATTTGAATTATTTTTATTCAATTTTTTTAATGTACACACTACCCATAACAAAATATATAACAAAATACAATTAAATAGAAACCGTGTTATTTTTAATAAGCGTAACGCGACACATAATCGGGTTTATGAACAATCCCCCGGCAAGCGACAACAATGATACTGGGTGTAACCATAATATCGCTAATAATTGTGGCGATTATGATAATGTTGGTGTTATTGCCATTACTCATTCCGACGCAATCGACGCAATTCGCGCCAGCCCCGATGCGGGACCACTACCGTTACCAGCAATTGCCCCAATCGCCCCAATCGCCCCAACTACTACCCAGGACGACGATATAACAAAACAAGTAAAGCTCACGAAGAGTGAATGGGACTACACCGAAATCCCCGAACCGCAGTCGGAGCAAGATATAATGCGACTCATTATTGACGGCTATAACAACGTGCTAATAAACAAGTCGAGCCAGCTCTCGCTACTCAGCTATTTAAAAATAACGCCGTCCGACGAAATGCACTTTCATTTGTATTCCGTGTTCTACAAACAATCCATCGAAGTTTTGGTCAAGCGGTATCGCAAAACCGAATGCGAATTCATTGCGCTCTCGGGACCCAGAGACCCGCCAGTAAAGGACGTGTTCGCGTCTTGGAAGGGCATCCGCGGAACTTCAAAAGAAATAAAAAAGATAGACAAAATGCGTATTGATAATATAAAAACCGATCCGGTTCAAATGGCCAATATTTACGAAAATGTGTTGTTTGACGTGTTGGACAAAATGCTGGACCATAAATACAGCAAACTACCGGCAACTCGTTTGAAGTGGACGTACTACTATTACAGCTTGTCCATCCTGTTCAATAACGACATTCTCCATTTGAATGCCAATGTCGGATCGTTCATCGCGCACGCGATCGAATACTACGAACCTGAAGCTTACACGACCGAAAATACGCTGCACTTTCTAGAAAACGCGTACGCTTACGTGGAACGCAACGAATTCGTTCACAAGTACGCCAATTTGCAATTATACGACCATCAGAAGCAGCTGTTCACCCTGATTAAACGCCCCGAACCGAAGCTGGTGCTCTACATTGCACCCACCGGTACCGGAAAAACGCTGTCTCCGCTCGGCATAACTGAGCACTTTCGCGTTATTTTCATTTGCGCCGCGCGGCACGTGGGCATTGCTTTGGCAAAGTCGGCCATCACTATGAAGAAGAAGGTCGCATTTGCGTTCGGTTGCAATAACATTGACGACATCCGACTGCACTACTTTGCGGCGAAGGAAGCCACCCGCGATTGGCGCACGGGCGGCATTCGTAAAGTGGACAACAGCGTGGGCGACAACGTGGAGCTTATGATATGCGACGTGAAATCGTATTTGTACGCGATGCACTACATGAACGCGTTCAACCCGCTGGACCGCCTCGTAATGTACTGGGACGAACCCACGATTATGCTGGATTACGCGGACCACGCGTATCACCCGATTATACACAACACGTGGGCAAAAAATATTATTCCAAATATTGTGCTGTCGTCCGCCACACTTCCGCAAGAAACCGAGATCTGTAGCACGTTGAACGATTTTCGCAAACGGTTTCCGGGGGGCGAAACGCACAGCATCGTGAGCCACGACTGTAAAAAGTCGGTCCCCATTGTAAACAAGGACGGGTTCGTGGAATTGCCGCACTACGTGTTTGCGGGGAGCGGTTACGATCGAGTCAAAGAAAGTGTGGCGCACTGCAAGCAGTACCGAACGATTATGCGCTACTTCGATTTGCGCGAAGTTGTGCGGTTCATTTGCACCGCTCACAAAATGGGGGCGGTAAGTTCTTCCAAGTACTCCATTTTTCGGTACTTTGCGGGTAAAATAACGGACATTACAATGACGAGTATAAAAATGTATTATTTGGAGATGCTGGAGAACATAACCACGGGCAGTTGGCCGATCTTGATCGAGGCGCTGGTTTCGAGCCGTACCCGGTTTTACGAGTCCAGCATTTATCTCGCAACTGCGGATGCGCACACGTTGACGGATGGACCCACGATATACCTTACCGACGATGTTGAAAAGGTGGCGAAATTTGCGCTGCAGACCGCCAACATTCCCGTTACCGTGTTTGACGACATTATGGAAGACATCGAGTACAACGAGAAACTTACCGAGCGCATAGACGAGATTGAACAGCGCATTGAGGATGAACGAATCAAGCGCGAAGGCAGTAACGGCGGTGGGGGTGGGGGTGGGGGTGGTGGCGGAGACGCTGGTGGTGGTGGTGTACGCGGGGGGCGAGCCGTAAGTAAAAAGGAGCAAGATTCCAAGATGTGTATTAACGACAAATCCGAAAAGGCGATGAAAAAATGCGACGAATTGATTCAGTTGCACGCGCAATTGGGTGAATTGCGGTCAATGGTTAAGACGGTCACCCTAAACGAGCTTTTTATTCCAAATAGTGACGAGCACCTTAATGAATGGACCGGGGGTAAAATAGAGAAAACAAACCAGTGCAGCAGTGACGTAGATCCCGAAACGGTGGAGCGAATCATGTTGCTTCCCGTTGACAATATTTGGAAGTTGCTGCTGTTAATGGGGATTGGCGCGATCTCGTCCCAACTCAGCGCCAACGCTCAAAATACGCAGTACAGCGATATTATCAAAAGTCTGGCGCAAACTCAGAAGCTGTATTTGATTATCGCGTCGTCGGATTATATTTACGGAACCAATTACCAGTTCTGCCACGGGTATATTGGGAAAGATTTGGCAGCGATTACGCAAGAGAAAACGATTCAAGCGATGGGGCGAATCGGGCGAAACGCGTTACAGCAGGATTACACTGTGCGATTCCGCGACGATGCCAATATCAAAAAGCTATTTCTGGCGGTACCCGCTGGTGAAAAAATGGAAGTTACGAATATGAACAAACTGTTTGTATCATAGTATCTATCATTCATAGTCGTATAAGTCACGTATCGTATGATATATGCAGGTGGCGGTGGTCGGGTTGCATACGGCTGTGGCGCGAGCGCGCGCACAACTTTTGTATTGCACCGTCATAAATGAAAATAAATAAATATTTATTTTTCAAGCGCACCGCATAGTATTCGATGTTTTATTTATTTATACCATGGCTTGGCCTCAACCACCTTGCATTTTAAATTTCAAACGGCGACCGCCGCTGCTGTTGCTGCTGTTGTTGCTGTTGCTGCTACTGTTGCTACCGCTATCGCGCCTTTGATTGCTTCTAGTGCTTCTATTGCTTCGATTGCTTGCACTTTCATTGTTGGCAGCTCTACCGATTCGGTTACGTCGCCGGTTTAGTCTGCGAGTATGATGATACTGCCTCATTATTTGGGTTGTGTTGTTGTATATATTATACAGTATATTATATTATTTAATAATAATATAATTTATAATTTATTATAATAAGAATAACTAAATACTTATACTCAGACAATCCCAATCCAATGTCATCCACATCCTCATCATCGGCGGCCGCAGACCCGACCGAACAAGCAAACATACGGCACATTGAAGCCGGTATAAGCGAGTTCTATAAAATAAAGGAACAGTACGATAAGAAAACGAGAGAACGCAAGGAACAGTTTCTCTCAAAGGAACAAAACCGTGGACTGACAATGGCCGAAAAACGAAGTCGCTTGAAACTGTTGCGCGCCTGCGAGTTATGCCGAAGACCTTATGGCATGACGTTTTCAACTGAAAATGGCGAATTGCGCATTATGTGTGATGCGCCGGCCAACCCGTGCAATCGCGTTATCGTAAAGGCAAAACCTAAATATGGTCATTTAGAAACACTGATGAACGAGAGATACGCCGACGTTGAAATACTGAAGGATAAAATCATCCGATTAAAGCTGGATTTGCTTTTTAATTATTCAACCGAAGATAAAACCGTCGCCGAATTCGGAAAAATGCAAAAACGAATGACGGACGCGTTTTCAAAGTACGATTATTTCAGGTCGAGGTACTACGACACAACGGCCAACGCCGACCATTCCAAACGAATGACGGACGCAAAGAATGAAATTGACGCGGTGATTCAGAAGAAAATAAAAAACACGTTGTCGCCACCCGGGTCGGGCGCGGGCGTGAGCCAGTCTGTTGTACACGATACCGTGAATTATGCGAATACCGTGCTCGCGCCGCTGATAGCGCAATATTCCAAGGACAAATTCGCGTGCAATGAAGTTATGGTTGATTACGATAACAACAAACAGTACCGACTGGTTCAAACGCCGGCTGGATTTGGAATGAATGATTTGGTGCTGCCAATACTGGCAAAATCAAAAAAATGAAAAACGTGGGGTTGATTGATCTCATTATTAAAATAATAATAATATTTAATAATAAAAACAATACAATTCAACTTGTTATAATAATAGTATAGTAAACATTAAAATGCATCGCTCTCGTTTGTATAACAATAGTAATAGTAATAGTAATAGTGGCAGTGCTGCGTACGCATCTTACTTGGAATCGTATTTTGAACACGTTCGAACCACAAATGCATTGTTTCGAACAATACACGATACATTGCACGCCGCACCGTCCACGCCTTCCACATCATCCACATCAACCACAAGACCCGTAAGTCGCATACCGACGCGTGACCCGCGCCAATACGAGACAGTGACGCCGTCGGCACCGCCAAGATCCGACGACATCGACTATATTTCCGGCGTTACGTTTAATATACCGATAAATGATAACGACCCGACAAATATTTTTAATTTGTTGTCGGCGTATGTAGCCGGATCTTCTGTTTCTGGTGCCGGTGCCGGTGCCGGTGTTAATACGGCGGCGTCCAGAAATGCAACCGGTGGCAGCAACAGCAACAGCAACAGCAACAGCAACGGCGCCACAATCGCGATGAGGTATTCGGATATCGCCAACATTCATAGAACGTATGATGCGTGTCCCATAACTCGTGAACCGTTTGCGAATGATGACCGCGTGCTTATGTTGCAGTGCAATCACTACTTTTCAGAGACCGGGTTAACCCGATGGCTTGTATCGCACAGCACGTGCCCTATTTGTCGGTTCAATATAAATAGCAATAGCAATAGCAATAGCAATATTAACAATAACAATAACAGCAATAACAGCAATAACAGCAATAACAGCAATAACAGCAATAACAACAACAACAACAACAATAACAACAATAACAATAATAATACCAATAACAATATAATCACATAATAGTAATAATAAGAATACTAAAGAGATAGCTATGAAATATTTGGGCGGAAAACAGCGACTCGGTAAAGTGATTGGTCCGATTTTGCGCGACATTTGGACGACGGGACAATCCGCGGCCCTATTGCACACACTTCTACCGCACGCACATACGCATACACATAATGCATACGTCGAACCGTTTTGCGGTTCGCTCGGAGTGTTGCGTGTCGTAGCCGATACATTCCCCCCATCCACTACCATCGTTGCGTCCGACTATCACCCCGACCTCATCCAGATGTGGCGCGAAGTCCAGGCCGGAGCGTTCGAGTACCCTGCTGGAACCGTCTGCGCCACCGAAGAAGACTATCTGCGAATCAAGGCGACGAAACTGCCAAATGGTGATCCGATTGCCCTAAAAGCGTTTATCGGATTTGGACTCGGGTTTGGCGGACGCTATTTCGCATCGTTTGCGCCAAAGTACGCCAACGGAAAAAAGGAGGACTTTTTGGGTGAAATGACGCACAGTGTAAAGGCCGTGCAAGCCATTTTGCATAAATCTGCGTCAAACGTTACATTCCAGTGTCTGGATTATCGAAACACTCTACCCGCTGCCACCGCCGCCGCCGCCGCAACTACTACGCAACCGCATTCGTATTTGGTATACTGTGACCCGCCCTACCGCAGCACCAAATTCCCCATCAAGTACCGGCGCGACGTGAAGCATTACGACGACTTCGACAGCGACGAGTTCTGGGAACGAATGCGCGAATGGAGCACGCGACACACGGTTCTGATAAGCGAGATGTCGGCACCTGAAGACTTCGTGGAAGTGTGGAGCATGCAGCGGTACCGAAGCGCGTGCCAGAGCGTGAAAACGCGGTTTAAGTGCAGTGATGATGCGACGGCCCCCAAAACCGAAGAATACAAAAATGAGAAACTGTTCGTGCACAAGTCGCGATTATGTGCTAAGGATCAGGGATATCTTCTTTTGATTTAAATCCGCCAATCATTTTTTTATTTTTGATTGTTCTACGGCGGTATTTTTTCGTATTATTGCGCTTATGTTTTATTGTTCTTTTCTTGTATTGTGATTTACGCTTTCGTCTGCCACCACCACCACCACCACCACCACCACGGTTTTGATAATATAATTCATATGCTTTCTGCATCGCCTCACTATTATTCTTACTATTATTCTTAAATTTTTTAACATCTTCATCCGTTATTTTATCAAACGCATAAACGCTGTCATTGCCCGAAAGCAACCGCATATAGTATATGCCATACTCGTTGTCGTCGTTCAGCGACACTTCGAACCCCCTGTAATATTTAGGCGGCCACGACTGTTTTAATTCATAATCACTTGCAGTGTCGTTAGGCTGTGGGGGTAAGTCATAACTACTCCTCATTTCGTAATTTTATATAGATATAATATATAGTATATAAATAAATTTTAAATTACAAAATGATTTCATCATATAGGCTTGGGGATTTAGTATTACTAAATTTGAATGATTATGAAAAGGACGAACTAGTAAGGGATTATCCTAAATCGATTGGTAGTAAATATATTTTAGAAAAAAGAAGGGGGGGTGGGTCTAATAACAACATTGATATAATTACGAAACTTGTTTTGGAATGTATAAAACAAAAATCGGATGTTTTACCAAAAGATATTGCGGATAGCACATTAATACATTTAAGATTGGGGGATGTTGTTGCCGGAAATGAACCGCACGAAAAAGGGAAAAGACCATTGGAAATAGAGCACATTAAATCATTACTTGTCGACGACATGAACCAGAAAAAATATGTGATTGGAAAATGTTTTTTTTGCCAAACCGAGTTCGACGAATTATGGCGAATGCATTCATTTATCAAACGTTTATTTAGACAAGGTTATTAATGAATTGCAAGCCGAACATTTCGACTCCGGCGATGCTGACACGGATTTGTGTTGTGCCGTACAATCAAAAACGTTTATACAGGGGCGGGGATATTTCAGTAAATTAATTGCCAACATAAGAAAAAAACTAAATCTGCATACGATTGAAACCGAAACCGAAAAGTAAAATAATATTAATTGGTATTGTAAGACCCGCAATCGGGACATTTTATTGCCAAGGGGTGATGGCGCGCGCGGTTTGATCCACCACAGTCATTGCATTTTATGACAATCAGGTCGACAATCGGAACTGGATCGACATCCTGAGTGTCGGCATCGGCATCGGCATCGGCATCGGCATCAGCGCCAGCGCCAGCGCCAGCGATTTCGCGCATCAGCGCATCCATGCATTCATTATACATTTTCAGCGACGCGTCGTCCAGCATTGTTTTCCTGCAGATTGGGCACCCTATATTTTTCTTGATCCATTCGTTCCGGCACGAAATGTGGATTGCGTGACTGCATGGAAGGGCGGTCGTCGCTTCGCGCGATGTGAACAAATCATTCAAGCAAATGCAGCAATCGGCATTGAACATTTCCTTGCGACATTTATGGTTATCCCTCATTTTTACAGAAAGACACATGTTGCATTCATCGCAGTGGAACACCTCATCCGACGATCCAACTCGGCATATGCCGCATTTATCGCAATGATAATAGTGGTTTGTCTCGTGTGTGTCGTATAATCGACACACCTCGCAAAAATATTCGGCGAACTGCAGCCCACATTCTTCGTCGACGCACCGGTTGGAAACATCTTGTTGCAGCCCGCATTTGTTGCACTGAATTCGGGCCACTTTAAATCGGTCAATTGGATGGTCGTATTTTTCGTCATGACAGAACCGGCATTCAACCACATTGCCGCAGCAAGGTGCCACGAATTTGCAGCCACGATTGTAGTGCGCGCACTTTTCCATTATAAATTTATTTAAACTTTTAAACTTTTAAACTATTAATTCATTATGTTCTAAGCCATTATTAATTAATAATTTTTATAAAAAATTGAATTTACGGCCATATGCGCAATCTATTATCGTAATCATCATACTACCTCGTTTCAATCAATGGCAGCGAAATCAATAAATCCGCAGTCGCAGCAGTCGCAGTCATCACCATCGTTTCACACCATATTTTGGTACGGTGAACGATACTATTCCGCCCGAGAAGTTGATGAACATATTCGAACCACGTCGCGCGAATTGGATCGCTCCGTATCGAAGATGATCGACGTGCGCTCGAATATTCAGAATATTCGAAATCTGTACGATGCTTCGTCGGAGTACTGGACCGCGATTGCAAATCACAGTACGTCCGCGCTACTCTCGCGCGGCGGTTCTATAAACACTCCGAATACCGATTCAGCTTTATCAGCTGTTCACGCCGATGTTCACGCCGACGAAAGCGCGACATCGAATGTGGTGGATAGTCCACGCAGCGGTTGCAGCAGCAATAATCGCAGTTATGGTCGCGGCGGAGGGGGAGGTGCTGGCGGGCGTGCGATTGGAAAACGAAATCAAGAATTTTACATACCACACGACGTTCTTCTTTCTCATACCGTAAGCACAGACGCCGACGATGCCGACGATGCCGACAATGGTACTAACAATAAATGTACCGTTTCGCGCGAATGGCTTGGACGATACGATCGAAAATCCAATATCATCATCCGCTTCCCCGACAACGAAAATGATGAGGTGCCCAGCGGCCAGATTGAGTATGAAACGCTCAAGCAGTTCGCACAGGAGCATGATCGCGAGATGTGGCAAATGTGCCAGGAACACAAGGGGGTGCAAGAATATCGCGAATGCAACACCCCCAACGTTTGGACAAACCCGCATTTCAAATTCTACAACACCGTTTCGTTGAAATGGGAGCCATTGAGTGTGTTGCGAAGTGCAAACTAACAATCAAAACAAAATAAAACAAAATAAAACAAAACAAAACAAATCAAATCAATGCTCTCGAATCGAACCGACTCGGTCGGTCGCGTTCCGGCATTTTACCAAAAAGCGATTTTGCGTAAATAAAAATACGCGCATTGTGGGGCGGCTGCATTGACGCCATATGAAAATATCGATGTTCGCAATCGTCGTTTGTGCGTCCATCAGTATCGCTCCCGAGTATCTGCATTTGTTTTTGTAGTATTTCGCTCGGATAAAAACTCACATCAATTTCATCGCTGTATCGCAGTTCCGGCGACCCCGAAGACATCGAAGGCAAGTACGTGCTTGACCGGTAGAGTGCAAACCCGTTGAAGGCCGAATACACTGAAATTAGCATTTTTTCGTCTTCGATGCAACTGGCGACGTACGCGTTAAACGCCGCGATCATTTCCTCTCGAGCGTCGTAGCAATTTCGTTTAAAGTGGAAAAAGCTGTGGATAAATGGATTGAACGAAAGCGCCCAAATGTCGTAATACTGCGCCTCGCGCAAAAACGAAAGCGCGTCCCACTTGTCCGAACACGCCATCGCGTCTCGAAGCACGTCGGTGCATACGGGTCCGATACACGCATAGTCGTTCGCGTCCATCATTGCAAAATAATCGTAGGATTCGTTGGCTTCGTCGCGCAACGAGCGCATCCGGTTTAAGAACGTGTTGCGCGCATTGCCGATATTGCGTTGACGAACGGGTGTTTGGGGGTACTGGTTCTGAATTAGTTCCACACTGTTGGGCGGTAAATGGTTGGCGAAACTCGTAAGCATTGAGTATGCTGTGGTCGCATTAGCACTAGTACCGGCATTGGCATCGATGTCGTATTTTTCGTGTACCGCAATTACCTTTATTCGACTAAATATTTTTGATTTGTGGATAGTATACAAGTTGGTCACTACGTACGGAAGCCCGTTTTCGCTGTTATATATGCACAAACACACGCATAACGACATTTGTATTTTAATTTATCGCACACGGTTTAAATTACTTTTCGGCAATTTACTATTTTACCTGTAGCGCGCCATTGCCATATCTCGAGTATGTACGATTATTGCGGCACGTTGCCGCTTTGCAGTCTTCATCGACATACCGCGTTTTGAGAAACACTTGCGCGTGCCGCGTTTGCATACCCGAAATGTTGAAGATTTTTTATAGCGCCTTATTATATACGGCATGGGGGGTTACGGGCGTTTATTGAACACGGTTGATAATTTGTTCGTCGACAGCCAGTTCAACTTCGAAGCATCCGTTTTTTGCTTTTGCGATACCTTTTCTTTGATTTGGAGTGTTTCGCGTGCTTAGCTTTGTAGCGAGTACGGCAAGAACGACGACCATTTTTCTTCTTCCCCCCAACCCTAACATGTCTAAATATCCTACCATCGACTGAATTAGGAAATGTCTGGTACAGTTTTTGAAAAATTTGAAATATTATGTTTTCAGGATTGGCTTGTTCAGGATTATTATAGTAATCCTCATATGGTATTGGATATAAACGTTGCAATAAATCACGGTCTGCCATAGCATCCGATTCTGTAATAATATAGATAAAATTAGTAAGGGTGACCGCAAGTTTAAGTTTTCCCCAAAATACGGGCGTGACCACAAGACCGCTAGCAAGAACTTGGGGCCCGAACTCGCCATAAAGAGGTGCTTGGGGCGCAAGATCGCCATAAAGAGGTACTTGGGGCGCAAGATCGCCAACAGCGTTTGGTGGTGGCACAATTGCGTAAGAAGTTTCCGAGCCAGCTGATATTATATTAATAATCCTTTCTGTTCGACGTGAGGGTTCCTCATAATCAGCCTGATCTTCACGAGTAACCTCGCGTCTGTCATTCGGAGGGGCGAATCTGCCAGTTTGACAGTAATTACGGATATCAAGTAATGAGCATATGGTTCTGTCATCATTTACATATAAATTGGCTAAGCTCAATTTATCATTACCATTTTCTAAAATACCAAAATTATAAAGTGCAATAAAATTTAATACAAACGGAATATCTTCAAACAAAAATCTAATGGTAGATTCATCACGATTATTCTCAATGAAATGAATTTTGCATGGAACGGTGATAGGTTGTTCAGCCTCAGCCATTTACAAACTTAAACTAAATATATACTTAAACTAATTTTATATTACGTATTTTGTGAATATATAATATAATAATCTACGTTTTTTATTTAAATATAATTGTAAATTATATTTCATACTAAAAATACATACCAGTACAATATAATGAGCGACCCGGAGATTATTGATCTAGACACGCTATCGATTGGTGGAAAGTCGTCTTCTAACTTCGGAGGCGGTATTGAATTGTTAATGAATGACCGATTTAAAAACGAGAGTAGCGGCGGCGGCGGGCGGGCAGGCGGAAACGACGGAGCCACCGATATTAACCTCAGTGACCTGGCCGTATTGGAAAATGAACTCAATGACTTAACTGGCAATGTGTCGGGGTCGGGATCCGGCGCCAGAAGAATAAACCGCGATATGAAATCCGACATATTCAGCGTGAGCTTTGGTGGGAATGAAAAAGACAAGCACGCCGATGACGGCGGTGGCGGTGGCGGTGGCGGTGGCGGTGGCAACAGCAACAGCAACAGCAGCAATATCGGCGCAGCCACCGCATCTTCCGATACAGACAAACCAACGTGGGACGGGTACGGCAAGTTCAATAACGTTCCAATGAACCCCGACGTGCCGGTGGAGGCGCAACCACAAATGTCAAAAGAAGAGCTGCTGCGCGAAAAATTTAAATTGTTGCGTAAACTGGAAGAACTCGAGTCAAAAGGGATCAATCTCACCAAAAAATACACGATGGAGTCGTCCATACTTGAAATGAAGGGCGAGTACGAGACGCACGTGGAAGAGCGCGAGCGCGGCAACAGCAAGAAATTTCAATCTAAAATGCTACTGGCGTGCATTACCGGGCTGGAATTCTTGAACAATAAATTTGACCCATTCGATTTGAAATTGGACGGGTGGTCAGAACAAGTCAATGAAAATATTGATGAATATGACGATATTTTCAGCGAACTGCACGAGAAGTATAAATCAAAGGCGCAAATGGCTCCCGAACTCAAGCTGCTATTCCAACTGGGAGGGAGTGCCATAATGTTGCACATGACGAACACGATGTTCAAGTCGGCGCTGCCCGGAATGGACGATATTATGAGACAGAACCCGGAACTGATGCAGCAGTTCACGCAAGCGGCGGTTAATTCGATGTCCGGCTCTTCTGGTGCATCGGCTCAACCGCGGTCCGGGTTCGGTAATTTTATGAACGATATTGTCGGGAATGGTGGCGGTGGAGGCGGTGGAGGCGGTGGAGGAGGACTTATGAGTGGATTGAGTGATATCATGGGTGGCGGTGGCGGTGGCGGTGGTGGCGGTTCATTCATACAGCGCCCACCACCTCCCCCCATCGCTACAAAAAGCGCAAACGCGCCTCCTCCCCCCACTCGGCCCGGTGCAGCTATGCCCATTGGAAACCGCCCCGACATTAATCTGGGACGAGGTCAAATGAATTCGGGAATAAATATAGACTCTCATTCGGAGTACAGCGACGCTATGAGAAGTGGAGGCACTGCTCGGGCAGAAATGCGCGGCCCCAGCGCGGATACAGACATTGACAGCATTTTATCAGGACTTAAAACCAAAACTATTAATATTCAACAGCAACAGCAGCAACAGCAACAGCAACAGCAACAGCAACAGCAACAGCAAGATATGAAGTCCCTATTTTCAGCCGACGACGACAGCGCGTTCGGTAACGACTTCGCGTCGGTATCTTCATCGTCGGGTATTCCGGCAAAAAGCAAACGCCGACCTCGTTCCGAGCGCAACGTCATTAGCTTGAATATTTAATTATTTAGCCGAATATCAGTTTATCGATCGTGGTGCGAACGCAGAACATTCGGTGCATTACAATTCCCAGCAAGAATAAAATGATTAACGTGTACGCGAAACTCGAATTAGAAACGAGAGATATGAGCCACGCGAACAGCACAGTGAATAGAACGTCGACGTACGCGATATTGAAAATTCGATAAGAATGCGGACCCTTTCCGGGTTCTCCAAAAACCGATTTATATTTACACAACTCTAAACCCATAATAATATATATTTTATATATAAAAATAAAATATAATTTACTAGAATAAATAAAAATGAATGAAACAATTAAATGGCCGAAACGATTGTCATCGACAACCACAACAGCGCTCGCAAAAACTGCAGCGACACCCCACCATAAGCCGCCTCACCACGATTTAATGTCAACACCTCAACTGCAGCTCAGTCTGGATCCCCATTTAAAATGTATAGCCGAAACTGTAGTAGATATTAAAAAGTACCACGCCGAAAATAATAATGACTCGCGTAACGACCCATTCGAGAGAATCCTGCAACCGCATATAGGTATGAACCCGTTTTTGAGTGGAAATACGTATTTGACCGATATCGTCGTTCAAAATACAATGCTTCGGGGCGAGGGCGGGCGAGGATGAATCGAGGATGGATTGGGTTGGATCGAAATCGAATGAGTAAATTATGCCGTAATTAATGCGCCATTCATTTATTCTATATTTGTTTATATTTTATATTATAGATTATAGATATAAAATATTATTTTATTATAGTATATATTGCATCAAACATCCAACCAACCCAATACTCCATACATCCAACCAACCAACCAACCAACCAACCGTTCAATGCTCCCCAATACAAAAACCAATTCGAAACAAGTGACGCGCATGCTATATAGTAAAGTAAAGGTGGACCACGCGACAAAAAATGCGACAAGCTCCGCTAAAAAACTGCAGGAATTAGAGGAAATATTCACTCAGCATTCGAACCCCGCCACCGGTCGCGTGACGTCATCGATTGCGCTCGACAAATCGAATGCGTCGCGTAAAAAATATGTTTACCCATTTATAATGGAACCGGCGGAAACAGCGGAAACAGCGGAAACAGCGGAAACGTCCAAGGACCACCACATTTGCGTGTTCCGCGTTTTTGATAATAACGGTCAGTTCGACCAATTCTTGCAGTTCAAATTACAGCGTCGGCCAGACGATGCAACTCTTAAATTCCCGACGTTTGAACCCCGCCAACGCGCGTCATCGGACGATTCAAACTATAAAATCGCTGCGGATCAAGCCGTAAAAACGCTTTTTCCGGACGCTTTTGAGAAAAATGGTATTAAATTTATCTGCAGGCGCACCGACCCCGTAACCGGGCACACGTACGCCGTGTACGAGGAAACACTCGCAATCGCGGAAACGCAACCCAATTCGGGGTCGATGAAAGACGAATGGTGGTGGGCGTGCGTCCACGAAATAATGAACCGCAACAAAATTCTGTCCATCGACATTCACGCGGCGGTCGTCGATTTATTTGAACACGTACCGTCCATTATGTTTCTATACGACGGGGTCACTGGGGAGGTGATGGAAACCCCTCACGTGCTGTATTCTGGAATAACCGAAGGCAGTTCGCCGGAGGAGATGAAGCTGTTAGGCCCCAGAAAATTACTCGACAACGCGTTTATGAGCGACGACAGCGACAAGCATTCGATTATTGACCCCAACGAGCTGAGGATATACGGGTCCCAGTATTATTTGTACGAGTACGAAAACGTTTTTCGAAGCGCGTGTTACGCGATGGTGGATGACACAAACGCAACAAACGCAACAAACGCAACAAACGCAAGGAAGAAATCCGAATACGTAAAACGATCCGTTGCCCCACCGCACGTATTCCGTTATGCCGTATTTTTAGGAAATACCAGCACCACCGTGTTTGACACAACTAATTCGACCACCAACCCGTCAATCGACGGGTTCCGCGAATATTTCAACACGTCTTGGAGTACGAGTGGGCACAACTCGGCCCATCACGGAGAATACGCTATAAGCAGTCACAAACGAGTTAATAACAGATCTTCGCGCATAACGCCGGTATTTTGCGTGTGCAATATTGAGAGAATCGTCACGCTCAGTCACTATAAAATCAACTTCGAAACGGTTCCTGCGAAATACAATGACGACGAACCTAATACGGCTTATGAAATTTATTAACAATACTCTAGTAAAACTAAAAATAAATAAAATAAAAATAATAAAATAAAACTAAAAATAAAAATATTAAAATAACAATAATAAAAAAATAGGTAATTTATAAAACTATGCACTCGTTTCTCAGTATTATTATTGTTATATCGTCGGCACTCGCAGCTAACGCTATTCTCAGCTTCGCTGGAGTGGATATAGGCGTATACCTAAGTTATTTATTATGGATGGTTTCTCTCGGAATTTTTATGATAATGCTCCCATCGTCGCTACCCACTGGATAAAAAATTATTATATAACGGTAAAACATAAGTGATATAAGTACAAGTACAGGCATACGGAAAATAGCATGAGCTCGTCGCGAACCGCAACGCCAATTAAAGTTACGCAGTCGCTACTAGACGTGGCAGGCGGGCGCATAAGGAGAGATTCCGTCTTGAATCGACTACCGGACGCAGTTAACCCGACGGCCGCGACAATGGCCGCAGCGGCACAAATTCATCACCGGTCGAGAGATAACATAGATTATAACAAGGATTTAGAGATGCTGTTGAAGGAAAATGCAGAGGAATGCGAATCTCTCGGTATTTTGCATCGCGCATCCTACGAAAAATACAATCGGTTATCCAATTACATAAACATTCCCGTGATTATTTTATCGAGCGCCATTGGGTTCGCCACGGGAATTGATATCGGGTACAGCAACATGAACATCATACTCGGTGTTGGCAGTATTTTTGTAGGCATTATAAAATCAATTGACACATACTTTCAACTTGGAAAACGTTCAGAGTCGCACCGACTGTGTTCGTTGCAGTACCAGCAAATCCATAAAAAAATCCAGATTGAGCTCGCGCTTACGCGAAACCAGAGGCAAACCGCCAAAGACATGTTGTCCGTAATTAAAACGGACATAAAGAATCTGCAGGACATCAGCCCCTTAGTTGATCAAGACATAATTGACGGCTACAATGAAAAGTACAACCGATACACCAACGTTAAAAAACCAAATTTCGTGAATGGGCTCACCGAAGTTGCCATTAACGACACCGATGAACACGGTGCTGTTGGTTCGGACGTGTTGCATTCCCGACCCCGTTCTTTAGCCGGGTCGAATTCGAACAGTGATAGCGAGGGCGATATGATTGGGGGGGTGGGGGGGGGGGGTGGTGTTGGGGGGGGGGGGGGGGGTGGTGGTGGTGGCGGTAGATTAACGGGGGATTTCGGAATGAATGATGTACGTCCATTTAACGAAACTGCGCTGCCGTACAGTATAAAGCCGATTTCGCGCGGTTCCGACCCACCGCATATTGCAATTGATATTATACCCAATGGGGTTTTTGATACTAAACTAATTTCTCGCCCACCTTCTACTAATTCGAACCAGAACCAGCCCGTTCCTCCGTCACCTAGCCAGAGCCAGAGCCAGAACCAGAACCAGCCCGTTCCTCCGTCACCTAGCCAGAACCAGAACCAGCCCGTTCCTCCGTCACCTAGTCAGAACCAGAACCAGCCCGTTCCTCCGTCACCTAGCCAGAACCAGAACCAGACCACCATTCCGTCACCTAATCTTTATTTAAACGTAAATAATTACAACAACGGCGAGGATGATGGTGCAATGTAAATGCTGTTATTTTTATTTAAAAATTAAAATTGAAATAAAAATAATAGAAAGATAGGTACAATGAAACGCATATGTCCACATCTGCCGCCACAGCCACATCCAGCTCAACAACCGATGCTGCAAAAAAAATCGATGCCTATTTCTACGCAATGAAAGTCGCGATTAACGGGCATTTGGAAGATTACAAAAAATGCAATGCCGAGAGGTTGACGACAACTGCGGCATCGTCATTCAACCCCAATGACGTGATTGGCAATTATCACGCCGATTTAATGAAAATGGTGATGGGGTATGAAAAATTTAAATTGTGTAGCGAAGATTTAATGAAACGCAAGCGCGTGAAGAATGTTGTCCCACTATTTGATCGATGCGTTGCAAAACGCGCGAATGGTGAGCAGTGCACCCGGCGAAAAAAAGAGGGCGAGGGGTATTGCGGTACTCACACCAAAGGTCGTCCTCACGGAAGTGTGAATGAAACCCCTGAGAACGTGGTCACCAATAAAAAGGTTGACGTATGGATCAAGGAAATCAAGGGAATCGTATACTACATTGACGGTGACAATAACGTATATGATCCCGAAGATATCTTGCTCAACAAAATCAATCCAAAGGTGATTATGAAATTTTCGCCGCCGACAGTGGCGGCAGTAGTGGCCGCAGCGACGTAGCCGCATAGTCGATCGGTAAAAAAATTGATCTATAATATTTTCAAAAACGTACATTAGAATAGTAGACGTCGACGCGGGTTCCATCATGATCGATACCTCAGAGAAAACCTCAGAGAAAATCGATGTTTTGGAGATATTGAGCACCATAAATGCTCTTACGAGCCAGTATGAATTATTGGCGCAGAAAATTTTAGCACTGAAGCGCAGAATAGTAGGACAGAGAGTAGTTGGAATTTCATCGGACGCATCAATGGATGAGCCAAGGGATGCAAGGGATGCAAGGGATGCAAGGGATGCAACAAGGGGGGGTGAGTCAAACGAGAAGTCAAATGACGCAAAGGACGCAACTGTTTCCACGGAGAAAAAACGCGGTCGCGGTCGCCCCAAGAAAAATATGATTCTGACATCTAACATGCAACCGCAAAGAGATGCTATAAACAACTCGGAAAACAGCCACAGACTCGACGACGCCGTGTACGTACTTGAAAACAATAACTTATTCATACGAAATGCCAATGGGGTGCTATTTGACGTTGAGACACGCAGCATTATGGGTTGGTACAATCCATATGCACAAAGCGGCACCATTGATTGGTTATACAAATAGCGTCATTTATAACACTGACGAGTTTGTTTTTGTTTTTAATCAAAAATTGATTTATTGTTATCGCAGTTTTAATAATACGTAAAGTGTATGAGATGCACATTATCGTTATTGATACCGAGACAACAGGGCTTATTCCGAAGGGGGTCGCGTCGCGCGATATAACAAAATGTCCCCACATTATTCAATTGAGTTATATGGTTTTCAACACAGCGCACTTCACGGTGCTGGAAGACTATGATGCCATCGTCAAACTTGACGACGGGGTTGAAATCAGCGAGCGAAGCATTGAAATACACAAAATCACTCGCGAGAAATCGCGGATGAGTGGGGTTCCAATTGTGGTGGCGCTCTTCAATATGCGGTCCGCGTTGATTAAATACAATGTGCAGCTCATCGTCGGACACAATATTAGCTTCGACGCGCAAATGGTGGATATTGAGTGCAGGCGGTTGGGGTTATCGGGGCTGTTTCGAAGCGACAACAAGAACAACGACAACAGCAACAACATTGCTGCGCTATGGGATTCGGCAGTACCAATTCCGCTGTTTTGCACAATGGAGCACAGCAAGGATATTTGCAACAACCGGGCGCAGAGCATGTACGGAGGGTCCTATGTTCGGTTCAGCAAACTGAGCGAAGTGTTTGCAAAGCTGTTTGGAAACGGCGACAGTGATTGCGAGGTGGCGAATAGCGGCGACTTCTTGCACAATTCGCGGGTGGATGTGGTAATGTGCCTGCGAGTATATTGCTGGATCGCGTACGGTGTAGACATCAAAGCCGAATGGCTGAACGTGATGGAGACGTACGTCGATCCCAATTTGATATCGCTGGATGATGCGCATTTGCTCACAGACGAGGTGGTGCGCGACAATTATGTGCTTATTTGAAATTTGAAATTTAAATTTTGAAATGTCAAATGTTTATGGTTTGTAGGTTGTAGGTTGTAGGTTGTAGGTTGTAGGTCGCTGGTTACTAATTTCATTTTTTCGCATTGCTGCGATGAATGTCACGGCGACTGACGCGTCGACCTCGAACATTTCGTTTCCTAGTCTTCCTAGTGGGTCTAGTTCTAGACGATTTACCACCCTTTCTAACTTTAACATCTTCTTTAAACACAACATCATCTTTATGGAACAAACCATCTCTAATTTTTTTAAATCTTGCTTTAGACATGGGGGGTGCGTCAAAATAAGACCAGTGATTGTAGAGTTCTGGAGTTGGAGTTTCGTATTTTTGAAAAATACCTTTTTTTTCTGTTTCCAGTTCCTTTAAACGGGCTCTAATGGATGCTAATTCGTGAGTATTATTAAAAAAATCTAGCCTTAACGCATTAAGGGAAAGTTTGTCGTTAGCATGCTGCTTGACCTTGAATTCCATCCATTGGTTGATTTGACTCCTGAGGGTGTTGTTCTCGGTCAAATTGGTGTTTTTTAAAAAGGCTCCAGTGGTGGGACTTTTGTCGCTTTTTTTTAACCATTTTAAGATTTCATCCCGTTCGTAGGTATATCCATCTTCGGCAATGACGGGGAATTCCATGACACTCTCCGTAAAAACATTGTCCTTGAACAATTCTGGAGCGTCTTTTTCCATATTACACCAATTAATTAATTCCCTTCTTTCTAGTGTTCGGGGGTCTATCATCCTATATCCTATTACATCATTCATTTTTTCAAGACGTTCGATATTGTCTAATAATTGTTTTCTTTCTGGTTCGATTTTTTCGGCAAATTCAAATTGTGCCCTTTCTGCATTTGTTTTATCACGTGCCTCGTCGTGTATAAATTTTTCGCCTTTAAAAAACGTTATTGCTATTTCACCCGCGGATGTTGCCACTGAATCTAGATCTTTAGCTAAAACAGATAAATATCCACCACTTAAATTACCCTCCCTAGGGAACCGGACAAAAATAGTATTATCGGGTTCAGATTTGAATTCTTCGTTATATACCGCAGGTGGAGGATCTGCTGCATCATTCCATAATTTCAGATCTGGCAATGTCATCTCGGTCAAAGTATATTTTTGTTTAATGGGATTGTCATCGTGATCATCATCAGCAAGAAAAAAAGATCCGTTCGGAAATGACATATTTATTTAATATGTATATATAATAAAATGTTAGACAGAATGTTCGATTTCTCTAAAACTAGTTGGCACAAAATCCTGTATTATTGTTTTCTGTACGGTTCGTATTTTTTCTATGGCATACTGTTGATCGCAATTTTAGGCGGGCTGCCGAATCTGGAGCTCTCGCATAAAATACCCGAATATTTGACCATCCTGCAAAACGCGCTAAAGTACTACGTGTGTTTTTTCCTGATCATTCGGTTCAACCCGTTCACACCGCATTCCGAATTCACGCAATTTGACGCGAATATCGTGTTTTCATCGGCGATATTTTTGCTGCTAACCACGTCGCTCACGTCTATTATAACAACGTACGCTACCGAACACATCGCAAATCCGACGAATCCGAATTCTCCGTTCAAGAAAAATATTTCTCTCGATGGCATATTTTCCAGCGAAACAAAATAAAATAAAAACATTGATTTAATATTTTTTTATTGTAAACCGTTTTGGTTGTTTGTTTTTTTTGCGTCGCATCGAACGCGCCTTTACGCCATGCGTGTTCCCGTTGGTCCCGTTGGTCTCGTTGGCGGTCCACATTTTACTTGAATCGCCGACTTCAAAAAATTCGTGGAGTTTTTCCAGGATGGTTTCGCCCACCAGTTTATCAACTTCGTATTCCTTGTCGGAATACGCGGCCACCGAAGTTCGTCGCGAATAAATGGCATTGGGGTTTAAACCTAACCGTTTGAAAAGCGCGCTGGTTTTGAATCGCTCGATAAAAACGTGCATCGACAGTTCGCGCGTGTACGGTTTCACGTTGATCACGTACACGTTTTCCGCGTGCATGCCGGGATGTTCTCGATCGTCTATGAAAAACACCTCGAATTTTCCCACCATTTCCGAGCAACTAACAAAATCGGCGTACGTCTTATTGTGCGATGTCCGTCGCACTTCCACAACTTCACCATTCGGACGTTTGAATGCGCCAATCACTTTATCGAACACCGGGTGGCCCGCCTTTGCATTGAAGTAGCTTTTTATGTGGTTCGACCACGAAATGGGGCCCGTGTTGTTCGTGTAAATCATAACGTTGGCGCACTTTCCGATGCGTTTCATCTGAGCCAGAAATCGCATGATGTCCAGTATTTTAGGGCGCAGTAATTCGGGGTACAAATCCAATATTTCGTTGAAATGGTTATAGATTGAAAACGCGTTCGAATCATACACTTGATGTAACGCGCTCATAAATGCGCCAAATCCGGCGAACCTTCCAAGCGTCTCATCTATATCAAACAGCACCATTTGTTGAATCATTGACGCGGTCGTTTGCGGTGGCGGTGACAACATCTAAATAAAATAAAAATCAATAAACCAACCGTGTTTAATTATAATATTATTATAATTTAGGCATTTAATTTTATTCCATTAACTTTTTAATTAAATAAGTAAATACATCGCACCCCGAAATCGATGAATCTAACTCGGCGTAAATGCGTAAAAATTTTAAAATTTTATAAGAAAAACACGAGGGGCGTGAGTTTGCCCACCCTTCGGCGCCGAACGACTGAAGTTCTTCGCGACAAAATGTGCCGGTGCGTTAATGCGCTATATAAAAAACGCAGCGCATTGGGCACGAGCGACGATTCGGCTGCGGCGTATTCGCGCGCCGTCGCGATTTGCAAGAATAGCGTGTACACCAAAAAACGAATATCGCCCGCACCAAAATTCAGCTGCAAGAATAGATTAAAATAATTAGATAAATGTTGGGGAAGGTCCATACACACAACTCTGATATTCATCGCACCGACTTTCGGGTGCGATTTCTTCGACGATGCCGTGATCTTTTGCTGCCTTTTGGGCGAGCGCCTTTTGGGCGAGGAGGGACAACGACGGCTGCCCCGACGCCACCACCACATTTTCTAAATTAATAAATACAATAGACAATAGACAATAGACAATAGATTTAAAGACCTGAGCATACGCATACTCTATAATAAAATAATAAAATAATAAAATAATAAAATAATAAATGGCATATTGTAAGGTCAGCAATTGCAGGTACGCGGCAACGCACACGACAGTCGCACACAAGTGCGGTAAATGCGGGGGGTACGGTCACGGACAAATCGAGTGCAGTGATTTGGCGGCGATTAAGCATCTCAGTTTTTATTTTGGGGAGACGGTTGCACTGGGCGATAGATGCGTGGTGGCGTGTTGCCCCAACAGTGCCACGCATACGAGCGAGGGGCACGCGTGCGCCTTTTGCGATTGTCATAACAACTTGCATTTGAAGCGGTGTCCCAACAATAGTTCCGGTTCTAATCATATATCTATAACCGACGACCCCTTGTCAATCGGGTTTGATCCGCGACCCAACGCGGAATCTCAGAACGTGTTGCCGGGGCATTATATCACGTTCTACGGCGGAATGGGGTGCGCGTGGTATGCGCGTAACAACAAGATAACCGAAAAGCTCGAATATTTTTTTCTGCATTCGGATTCGAGGGGGCAGTACGGGGACGACTCGTCCGACATTCCGCGATTGCGCGCATTCACCAACGCATATAAACTGCAGCAAATCCGCGACGATTTTATGGTTTAGTTTGTTTCTTCCGACGATTTTGACCGTTTTGTAATAGTAATAGTAATCGCAATAACTAATATAATATTAATAATATACGATAAGAATATATAATTAATAACATTATTTAGATAAAATACGTAGATATCATAAATAAATGACATCGGTGCCGGCATCGGGGTCACCCAACGCGCGCGACCGACCGTCGAGGGAGGGCATAATTAAACTCATGCGCGGCGATATCATAACGCTGCACGCGCCGGGTACCACGCGTGACTATGATTTAAAAACATTTTTTATCGACTATATTGACGACGACATCGTCCGACTATTGTTGGACCAGAGCCAGCCACAATCGGAAGATGCCGCGGTTGTAATTTTACACCTGGACGAGCACGGGCATTTTAAAGACGCGGACAGCGCGATCAAGATGGTGGAACTGATTGCGCGCGCGCCCGAGCACGGCTACGCTCGTCAGCGCGGATTTAAACAAGGCACCTGGCTTGAAATTCATTTCAAAGACGGAAATGCAAACGGAATAATCATCGGCAAAATCATCAGTCTCGCAGAAGGGAGCGATTGTATCGGCGTGTCGATTTTCAATTCACCGCACGAAATCAACCGCATCTATATCGATTTTGAATTCAAGGGGCTGTCACACGATTACATTACCGAAATACGCCTGTGCGACGAACCGGAATCCGCAAAGAGCGACCAGTTGGAACAAGCTTTACGCGGCGAAATGGGCGAATCGGCTGGGAGCGAAGACGAGGCCCGGGGCGAAGACGAGGCCGAGGACGAGGACGATGACGATGCTGAGGAAGAGGCCGAGGACGAGGACGAGGACGAGGCCCGGGGTGAAGGTCGAGGCGACGACGAAGCGGGAGCCGTGATGCTATCACCGCCGCCCGTAGCGGTTAACGCCGAGGCACAGGATCGCGCCATTCAAGCCGGCGACGTGCTGTTTGTCGGGTTCATAACCGATCGCGAACAAATGGAATTTGACGTGGATGTGCCGGAACACATGGTCCGACACGATTTAGACGTCCAGCAAAACGATTTGATGGAAAGCTTGTTTTCGGATTTGCGCACGGACCGCCGCACACTTGGTGCACAGAAAGCAATTCAAAAAGAGGTTGACCGGTTTACGGAACTTCGAAAAGCGTGTTCCAGGGTCGACGCGCAGGGCAGAACCCAGCGCCGAGACTATTATACGGACGCTTACAAGCCGCTGTCGGAATTTCTTACCGCGTTTCCCAATCGACACCTGGACGATACGGACAGGGATGGCGACGCCGGTATGCCCTTCGGCGACTGGCTGATTCCGATCTACGTTCAAAAACGAAAACTGTACGCGAGGGACGCCGAAGAAATGGGCGATTTCGAAGACTGCCTCGAAGGCCGTAATCACGCGGGTGATGCCGTCGTGACAATAATGGACAAGCAGCTGCAACAAGAAAGCGACGAATGCGAGAAATACGTCAAGCGGCAGCATAAATCGTTTTCGGAGTACATGACCGACATTAAAATGCAATTTACGCCGTTTGTTCGACCGTCACAATCGATTTCGACCGCCGTATTTGTCGCATCGGGCGAGTACACCGGCGCCAGCAACAACGCGTTCGATTCCATCGTAACCAGCATTGCAAATTCGGAGGCGCTGACAAGTCCGGCGTACTCGAAAAAATACAAGAGCGAGTTTTCGTGTTCCGAGTACGGCAACACGGCGCGGTACGTTGCGCACGACGAAATACCGAAACGGGCTGCCGCGTATATGACGCGACCGCTGCCGTTTGTCGCGCTGTCCGCGCTCAAGCGACCGTCGGCGTCAGTCCTGGATCGAGCGCAAGCCGGATACTTGATGTCCAACGACCCCGCGTATTTGGCACTGTGTTTGTGGAACCTTGGCGCCGACGACCGCGCGCTATTTAAAACGCGCCGCATCGACGACGGTGCCGCGGGGGAATCGACCGCTAATAAAACCAAAACCAACAAGTTCCTGTTTGCGACGTCCAGAGAAATTTTCATTCCGGACACTGCGTCCGAATCCCGGATTTTCACCGACGGCGCGATATACAACATGATACCTCCAACCAGCGCGCTGTTCGATATTACAAAGAAGGAGCTGGCGAACCGCTCCGTGTCGCTATCGCCCCGCGTGCTCGCGTCGGCGCTCAACCCGTTTTTAATTCGGGAGCGCCATATAACCCAACCCCTTTTTAGCGAATTTGCCGCATTTATAATGGAACGCATTGCCGATTACAATGACCGGCTGCAGCAAATGCGCGTGCTGAATGCCGCGTTCACGAATCGCGATTATGGTGTGGAACCCGCCGGAGTTAACTCCATCTACGAGATGGTTATGCGACGCCATCAGACGCCGAACGCCCCGTCAATGCGGGGCAAAAGCGGTAATAGCGGCAGTAGCGTGTTCGACGCCACGGTTGTTTCCAATTACGGGGTGAAGGAGTGGCTGGTGAACGTGAACGCGCATACGGCGGCCGCTTCTAAGCGCGGATCCCGCGCCCGAATTCTATCCAACAGCGAACTTCTCTCGAAAATGATGGCAGTGGATTTCGGTCGCTGTTTTATGAACGAAATCGTGCAAATGAATCACAGTTCCACGTACTCGCTATTCGGACAGAATGTGGATCGCGTTATTGCGAAATTCGCGGACGATGCCGGCGAATTCGTGGCCGAAAAAGAGCGGTCCGAGAAAAAGGCGGGCGATAAATGCCGAAACCTTGTTCTGGCAAAGGAGTACCATTCTCTCGACGAACTGATGACCGACAACGAAATGAAGGAGCAGCAGGGGATTGATATTCTGTACGACATTAAGCGCGACCCGACGGATTACGAGTTTGCGGAGTCGTACCGGCTCAAGGAGCGGTCGATGCCGCGAGACGTGTTTAAAACGTATTTGATAAGCGAGCTTATGCGTAAAAAGAAGCTGCGAGAGTACGACGCCGACATCGAAGCCGAAACGCTCATTAACGGCGTGCGGCGGGTCCAAAAAAATGAACACGCGGTAGTTGTTGCGGTTACGCGCAAAATCGAACTTGCGGAATCGGCGGCGTTAAGCATTGAGGACGCCGACAGTGGCGTGGAGTATTGGTACTATAAGCTGAACGGCGCCGGGTTGTGGGTGCGCGACCACACCATACCAGAAACCGTTCGCTCCGACGACGCGTCGTATTTTTGCAACGTGCAGCCCAAATGCATTCAAATGAAGGCGCAGTGTCTTTCGCTGGACACGGCGGCCGGGCACGTCGACAGCAAGCTTCTGACGTCAATGTCCAAAGCGGACCTAATATCCAAAACCCAGAAGGAGTTCGAGTCGCAGTATGATATCGGCAGCACGAATTTCACAGAATACATGTCCCAGAAAGAAAGTTACGACGCGTACCGAATGGCGAAAAGTCGGTTTCTGGCACGGCTGGCTCAGACCGCGCAGAATGATCGCGAATTCGTGCAAGGCTTGAATGAAACGGCCGCTGCTGCGGCGGCTGTATCGGCGGATACGAAATCCGGCAGGTCAATGCTAATTTCGGCCGCAACGGGTATATTGGCCAATATAATGGCCGACGATTCCTTTTCCCGAAAGCAAGCGCTGATTGTTAACTTTGTTAACAAATACACGTCAATCGGTGAATCCGAAACCGATAAGCACTGGCTCGTTTGTAAAGAGACCGGCGTTCGTTTATTGCCGAGATGGGTGCACGTGCGGGCTGCGGCATTTATTCGACCCAACCTCGGAAGCGCCGTCGGCGGTAACGGCGGTAACGTCGGTGCTATGTTGGCTCCGAACCCGGGCAACGTATCGGGATCGTCGGGATCGGTGTCGTATAGCGACGTTCTTGACCAGCTGTGCAGGGAGTACGGCACGCAAGACGGGGACGTGTGGGTTGACCGCGTCACGGGAAGCGGGATGGTGATTAAAAACGTCGGTTTCAGCCACGACGAAGGGTATGACGAAGACGGTTTCAAACAAGTATCGCGGTCGGTTATTGAAACCGCTGCGGTGGGGGATTCTCCGCCCCCGGGTATGGCGGACGCGATCGCCATGTCCATCTCGGAGCATTTGAAAAGCCCGAACGCGCACAAAATAAACGACGTCGTTCAACGCGTTCTTGTTGAAGGGCTCGGTATTTCGCCCGACCGGCATAAATTGCGAATGCGCATCATAGGCCGGGTCATAGATACGATGGCGGGCACGCCCAGGATGTTTTCAGACGAGGCAAGATTGGAAATTATAGCGAAATACAAAACAAAGACGGCCAACTTGTCCGAAAAAGAGTACCGTAAACTGTACGACGAGTACATGGACAAACTTATTATCACGCTCACACTCGCGCACATTGTTATTGCGCTGCAGTGCAACGTGCCGAGCATACGCCCGTCCACCGCGCTACCGAAATGCGAAGAGTATTACAACGCCAAAAATCCGTTTAGCGGGTTCCCGCTGGACGGCAAAGAAGACACGCACTGCATTCGTTACATTGCGTGCGTAGCCACCAGAATAAAAAGCGAATCAACCAGCATATGGGCGAATTTTAAGGGGTCGAAACTAAAGAATATCGAGCCGGACATTATAAATTTAATAGAACAAGTTATACTCCGAAACAAAAATTCGAGCGTCCGCGATGAACTGGCTGCCAGACGCCAGAGCATTATCGAACTGCAGAATCGGCAGGCTTCTTCGTCTTCGTCGGGGTTGCTTGTCGGCCCTACCGCGTCGACGTTTGTACTGCCGAGATCGCTGTCCACGTTAAAATGGAAGCACTTCTTCCCGCTGCTGCATTCGCTTGACGGCATCAAACCGGTGGAGGCGCTGCCGCCGCAAGTAAAGTCAATGTATTTGAAGGAGCTGCGAACGTGCCGCTCCAGCCAATTTGAAACGCAAGAAACGCTGCGCAGTAAGATTATGCAGTATTCGCTCTACATTCAGAAATGCGTGCAGGACGTCGTTCGGAAAAAAGGGGGGACGTCGCTGCTATTGTTCTCGGGTGAAACGCCGTCCATCGAAAACGCGTGCTGCGACGAAATGCGTGCGAGCAGCAGCAACACGCTTGAGTACTTCATTCGCGAGTCGGACTTAATCCGCGAATACAACGTTGTCGTATCGTGCCTGAATAACATATTGGTGGATATAGCGCACCTTAGCCGCGCGGTAATGTTTTGCAACACGAAAAAACCGCGCACGACGGCCGGGGCGATTTCGTCCGATTTTTCGGAAGACACCGTGTATAGGGGGTTTGTGGCGTTTTGTAAACTGGACCGAAACATTCCGGTCATTGATCCCGGCATTTTAAAACTGGCCGGGAAGAAGCCGGACGACTACAGCGAACGCGACGAATGGCGGGATAAATTTCGAAAACTTAAATCCGAGCACTCGGGGACGTATACGCCGGAAACATTCGACAAACTGCTGAATATCGTGAACGCGGGGGCGATTGTGGGCTTAAGCAGCAACGGCGGCAACGGCGGCAACGGCGGCAACGGCGGCAACAGTCGCGGCATATCGCGATTCGAACCGTTGCGCCGATTGTTGAGCGGTATCGAGGTTCAAGGGTTGCAGCTACAAGAGCACGTTGAATTTATTTCGGAGGAACTGCAGGGCGAACTGATTGCATTTTTGGACACGTACGACGTCGTTCCTGCGGACGCGGGAAGCGCGGCGGTGCGTGATTCCGGGCTGGAAGACCGGTGTTACGACAGCCTGCACGCGGCAAACGAACTAATGTTGGAAAGCATCCGAAAAACGGTTGTGTCGGCACAAGATTTATCCACGACAACGGCGGCAGCCGCGCAAAAGCAAAAAAGGCAAGGGGGTAAAGGGGCCACCCCCATTGAAATTGTTCATTTCATCAAAACGCTGGACGAATTTGACGAGGAAGCTAAAAGTGAACGACAGTCGTTGCGCTATTCCAGTAACGATGATGCCGCCACCGTAAAATACATTCAGTTTGTAAAGCGCGGCATTCGATTTATGATGATAACGGTCCCGGGTTTATTGTCGCAATCGTCGTTCGAGTCCGCCACGGGCGTTATTATTCCCAAACACTGGAATTTTAGCTCCAAGCACGGGTCGGATATAACCGACGTCATTGGCAAACAATGCGCGCAGCTTGAAGAATTTTTTAACAAGGGTCAAATAGCGCGTTGCGTGAGTCAGCTATTAACGCTGGACGATGATGCGAGCTTGTGCGGCATAATTATGCAAATGGTAGACGCAATTCCGTTCACGGCCAATAATCGAGCCATTTTAAGCGCGAAGGTTGTGCGCCAGCTGTACAAGTATTTATTTTTACGCGTTATTAAAATATACACGTATTTTATAGATAATCCGACCGGTAAAATCAATGTGGATTTTTCGCGCTCGATGAAAAAAATGAGCGCGAGTGTATCGTCAGCGGCTGCGCTCGACCCCGGTTCTGGCGCAGTTTCCGGCGCAGTTTCCGATTTTCTTGACCCCGCTCAGCTAATGTCGGTGCAAGAGGCTCGTCGGAATGCGACGGTGCCGCCGGTACTGCAGCCGCTTGAAGCGTTCCAAATGGTGCAGGATTCCAAAACGCAAATGCGCCGGTTGCTGGTTGAATTGCTCCGGGTTGTAATGTCGTTCAAAGCGGAATCAAATAAAACGGTTGCCGCGGTTATGCAATCCACTGCGATTAGTAAGCGAAAGGAGACCGAGCAAATCCGTCACAAGCTTAGGTCGATGGATGTTGAAAAGCGCAACGTGGTTGATATTTTAAAGAAGAACCGCATCGGAGAATGGAATGTGAATCAGAAACAGTTGACGCAGTATGATAAAAAGACGTACGACACGGGGGTTGGAGTTGTTATTGATGTCGGTGGCCCTGACGGTGCTGGTGGTGGTGCTGGTGGTGGTGCTGGTTCCGGCCTAGACATCGATGCATATATTGATAATGCTAATGTTAATGATAATGATGACGATGATCTGGACGCGACGGAAACCGCGGTTGCTGCGGGGATTATTTCAAGGAGTCGCCGGGACGATATTGATGCATCTGCGTCGGTATCGGCGTCGAGAAATTTCGACCCCGAGCAATATGAAAGCGCAATGTCGGCGACCGCTGCCGCAGCCGCGATGCAGATGCAGCTCGGTGGTGAAACCGACGGGCAAAACGCGCTGCCCGCTTGCGACGGCGACGATTACGACAATGATCAACTCATGCGCAACGAATTTGGAATTACTACAACGTGTCATTGAAATTAAAACGCGTCATACATATTACGGTTAGTTAGTTAGTTAGTTAGTTAGTTAGTTAGTTAGTTAGTTAGTTAGTTAGTTAGTTAGTTAGTTATTAAATAAAATATCAGTTAATAATATTATAATATTAATTAATATTATCATATATTAAATTATATCTATCAACTTATCATTATCAAAATAATAAAATGAACATTTTGCTGATCGATAAACGGGTCCAAGACTATGAGGCAATTGTTGCGGCGATCGACCCCACTTTAGCGGTGGGTGTAGTGTTTGATTATTTCGAGGACACGTTCGACACCGTGAAAGCGCGCATAGGTGCGCTCGGTACAAATACAACTGGTGTCTCTGTGGGTCTACTTCAGCACAATTACCGGAGACCGATGTTTAGCATGCTGGCCTCGGCGGAGGTAGCGCCCGTCTTATCGGTTGCCGCGCAGGACCCCGACCTTGCGCGGTGGGCCCAGTTCCGAGACTTTATCGTGTGGTGCAAGACCGAACACAGTGCCGCGCATTTCGACATGCTGGCGTGTGCCCTGTATTCTGACCCGGATTGGAAATACGTGATAGATACGCTGACTGCGCAGACCGGAGTCACCGTACGCGCTTCAACGGACGACACGGGTGCTGCCTCGCTGGGAGGAGACTGGTTCTTGGAATCGCATACCGGCGTCAACCTGAAAACTGTGTATTTCACTGAAGCAATTGAGGAATACAAAGGAATATTGTATTTACCACCATTCGATATTCGGGAATATTCCACGAAAGGGTTTGCGACAGGAAGTATTCAAGCGTGGGGGCATTATTATTATGGTGGGACAACACCCGTGATAACTGGCAGCGTCGTCGCGGTATATTCAAACACTAACGCTTTCGCAGCGCTTAAAACCGATGGCAGCGTTGTTGCGTGGGGGGAATCCACTTATGGCGGCACTTTATCTATTGTATATTATCAAGGAGGATGGATTTATACGTCGGTAGAAAGTAATTTAACTTCCGGCGTCGTCTCAATCTATTCTACACAACGCGCCTTCGCGGCGCTAAAAAGCGACGGCAGCGTCGTTGCGTGGGGTAGTTCGTATTATGGCGGGGCAAATCCGAATATAAGTTCCAGCGTCGTCTCAATCTATTCTACCCAAGGCGCCTTCGCGGCGCTAAAAACCGACGGCAGCGTCGTTGCGTGGGGGGATTCAAGTTATGGCGGGACGGCGCCGAGTAGCGTGACTGCCGCGAATTCCGGCGTCGTCTCAATCTATTCTAACGGTGGCGCCTTCGCGGCGCTAAAAACCGACGGCAGCGTTGTCGTGTGGGGAGATTCAAGTATTGGCGGGGCAAATCCGAATATAAGTTCCAGCGTCGTCTCAATCTATTCTACCAATTTAGCCTTCGCAGCGCTAAAAACCAACGGCAGCGTCGTTGCGTGGGGGAGTTCGGGTAGTGGCGGGACGGCGCCGAGTAGCGTGACTGCCGCGAATTCCGGCGTCGTCTCAATCTATTCTAACACCCAGGCCTTCACGGCGCTAAAAACCGACGGCAGCGTTGTCGTGTGGGGGAATACCAGTTTTGGCGGGGCAAATCCGGGTATAAGTTCCGGCGTCGTCTCAATCTATTCTACCGAACGCGCCTTCGCGGCGCTAAAAAGCGACGGCAGCGTTGACGTGTGGGGGGATCCATTTTATGGTGGGACAAATCCCGGGATAACTGGCGGCGTCGTATCAATCTATTCTACCAATTTCGCCTTCGCGGCGCTAAAAACCGACGGCAGCGTCCGAGCGTGGGGGGATTCGTATTATAGCGGCGGGACAGCGCCGAGTAGCGTAACTACTGCGAATTCGGGCGTCGTCTCAATCTATTCTACACAATACGCCTTCGCGGCGCTAAAAACCGACGGCAGCGTTGTCGTGTGGGGAGATTCAAATTTTGGCGGGGCAAATCCGGGGATAACTTCCGGCGTCGTATCAATCTATTCTACCCAAGGCGCTTTCGCGGCGCTAATAACGACCGCCACGACATTCAACCTCTCATTTTCATACTATTCAAATATGGACCGATACGACATTCTTAGAAAAAGGGAAATTAGGCGTCGCGTGAACTTGACAACTCTGAACAATAACGTGTTTACCTTATCGGCTGCGCGCGACATTCAAAGTTTTAACCCGACCATTCCTTCAGGTAAAACCCTACGCATCATTGTTCCGACCTACGTGGCATCGCCTCACGCCATAACATCAACCGCGACCATTCCATCCGGCGCGGGAAGCGTGATTATCGCGTGCGATCAAGGCGAACCTGTAACTATCTCCGGCACAACCTACGTGAATTTCGGTTCCTACGTTTATAAACGCGAGACGAACAACACGTACACGAAACTCACGACCGCGCAAACCATCTCGGGCGCCAGCTACACAATGTACGGTGGCGACGGCATTAATTCGAGCGGTATTGCGCTCGTTTCCGCGTACACGTTCGTGGTTGCCAGCCCCAAAGTATACGGCGATGCGCCGTTTGCAATCACGACCCGTCCCACCACCTCGAGCAGCGGCGCAATCACGTATACGAGCAGCGACACCGCGGTGGCGACAATCGACGCGTCCGGGGACTTGATCACCATTGTGAGCCCGGGAACCGCGACGTTCATCGCGACGCAGGCGGCGGACGGCAGCTACGCGTCGTCCACAATGACCAGCAACGCACTCACCGTAAATAAAATCGCGCCCACCCTCGCGCTCGTCGGTATTGCTGCAACCGTCTCGAAAAATTCATCGGACGCGCCGTTCACGGTGGCTGCGTCCAGCGCCAGTCCCGGCGCAGTGACATATACCAGCAGCAACGCCGCGGTAGCCACTGTCGGTTCAACCACGGGACTCGTGACGCTCGTTGCTTCGGGGTCGGCGACAATCACTGCGGCGCAAGCGGCTACCGCATTTTACAGCGCGCCCACCAGCGTGACGTGTGTCGTCACTGTAGGCGCCGTGGAAAGTCTCGCCGGGCAAACCGTCACGACGAGCCTCGCAAACCGAAATTTCACAGGCGCGTCGTTCGCGAACGCGGTGCTCACCAACGTGTCGCTTGCAGGCGCCACACTGACCAACGTGAACTTCTCAGGCGCGACCGTCGCAGGCGCCAATTTCACAAACGCCAATATTGTCGGCGCGACGAACTTGCCCGCGTTCAGCACCACGCAGAAGCTGCAGCTGCTGCGCAATGCGAACAATGTGGCGATCAGCGCGGTCCAAATAACGACGCTGCTGAGCGGTACGGAAGTCAACGCGGCAATTACCACCCCCGTCCCCGACATTGTGGGCGCGACTTTCGTCGTGAAGGCGCCGGCACTTGACGCCAGCGGTATCAAGATCGTCACGGTAACTAGCACGGACGTGTCCAACAATGCATCGCTGTACATCCCTATGAACAGCGGCGAGACGGTGAAAGTGAATGGCGTGACATACACGTTCAACGGCAGTGCCGTGCTGGACTCCACCGGCACAGCGGTTACGTTCATAAGCGTCCTCGGCAAACCGTTCCGGTTGTACGCGGGGTCGATTATCGGGCTAAACGTGGTGGACAAACTGAACAATGTAAAAATCGCAGGGTACGGATTGTACGATGTGATATTCGACCTGTTTGAGTTTAAAACTTAAATTTAAAACCTAATTTCAAAACAAAATATTAAAGTAAATAATTGTATCCAAATTATTTATTTTATTTTATTTTATTTTATTTTATTTTATTTTATTTTATTTTATTTATACAGAAACGCTCTGTTTCTCGACATCGTCCACCAAGAAACTGAGTTTGATCTTGTATTTGTTCAGCATGTCCTGCATCATACTGCCGCCGTACCCGTCGCTGTACGTGTTCCACGCCTCTTGTGGGTTGACGGGGGTCGACTTGTACTTTACGCTGGTAATGAACCCGTCGAAACCGCCGCCGATTTCGAGATTGGTGAGGGATGACTGCTTTGTGAGCGCGTCCGTCGTACCGGGTAGAACACACGTCCGAACCAGTTTTCCGTCCAGGTAAATGTCGAGGGTTCGGCCGTACACACTGACAATGAGACAGACCCATCGTTGGAGTGGGACGTTCTTCACGTGGCACACGCTCATAACTGATGCTGCCCCTGCCCCAACGCAGCTGATTCCGACGTCTAAATCGTTCTGACAAGCACCCAGACTGGCGTAGAACCGTTTCGGAATGGCTGGGTCGCTCCCAAGAATGGAAAACAGGTTTTTATTGGGGGCTTGGCCATTGGAGCACGACCAAGACGTGATGTAAAACCAGAGAGAAATCGAAAAATTGGCGGAGTTATTGTTTGGGGGCAGGGTATTTGCAGGCAGCGTCGTTTTAACACTCGCTTTTTGCATGTTTGCGATTTGCGTGTACGAATCGGTTAAATACTGGAATATCACGAACAATAAAAGTAAGACGGCTACGCCCATTAAAATTGTGGTTGCTTCTACCATGTTGATTTGTTGTGATACTTATTATTAGTTATTATTAATATTATTATTAATTATTATTATTTATTATTAATATTATTTATTTATTTATTTATTAAATTTTATTTGTAAATTACCTTTACTTTGCTAAAGTACGTTATTTAAATTGGAACGTCGGCGTCCTTGTGCGCGTCGTATATGCTCGCTATTGCGTCCCTTGTAACATGGTGGTTAAAAAATACAACGTTTGCAATATTGCCTATAACCCCGCCACCGCCGGCTTTAATGCTGCCGTGCTCTATGGCGGGCACGTAATCCGTCAACGTCACGAGAAGCTCGTCATTTAAAAATATGTCGATATTCGACCCGTCGTAGTTATAAAATACGTGGTTCCATCGCTGAAGTGGTACGTTTTGTATGGTGTACACGATCACGGAACGGGTCACGGGTAGCGCCGCGGACGTGTTTGTGCCACGTAACCGCGGCGGCTCTTGTGGCGCGATGTCCAGTGCATCCGGATCCACGCTATCATCATAAATCATCTGCCGCTCTTGTTGCTCCTCCATTTTTCGTATCGCATCCTGCGACGGGTCAAACGTCGCGGATGCGGTTGCGGCTGTGGCGTCTGTGGCGTCTGCGCCGCCCCCCTCGGGCTGTTCGTGCACGTTCAGTCTAAATTGCAGTTCGTTTGTGGTTGACTTGTAGAGAAGCGTCGGAATGCCGTTTATGTCCAGCACGGGAACGAACCCGCCGCCGTTCTTCATAACATTGGGTGGGTGCGGAATGAAAAACAGCCACGCGCTGAACGCGTAATCGTATTTGCGCTTGGTTTTGTGCGAACACTCGGACGTGCGAACAATGCCCGCATTCTCCAACGTTCCGAGGTCCTTGGATCTGCGTAAATCGGCTATTTCCGGCAGCACGACCTTGCTGCTGCTGTACGTGGTTGCTTGCGAAATTATCGGCAGCAGGAAATAGAGGCCGACGACGACCGCTTCGCACGCCAGAAGGATCCACACCGGTTTCGTGGTTAACTTAAATTCTCGTTTTACTATCTCAACCATGTCCAGGATGAAGCACGGAATGTATTTCAACACTTTCAAAAGGAACAGCGGGATGCTGGTCACCCGTTTTGACTCGTACGTCTCGTTTTTCTTTGCGATCGAGTTGTACGCGGCCAGAACCGCGGTGATTGCGATTAGCACCGCTATAACGAGCAGCACGATTTTAAATGCGCCCACTACCCCGCCCGGATAATTCATAGACACGAACATTATAGTCGCCACGACGAGTGCCAGTGCGGCGATGATGACGCTGCCAAACCCGATGAAGGACGCGAATCGTAAAAAGTTTGAAATATTCTGCAGAATGGTCTTGTACGTGTTCTCCATTCCCATTTTTTGGGCGTACTTGTACACAAATGTGTCGCGATAGCGCTCCGATTCAATGTCGGAGCGATCTTGCGACACGTCCTTAAACGCTTGCAGCGGAAACCACGGACTGAACATCACAATTCCCAGCAACAGAACAATTCCGATTACGAAGAGCGCCGGGTATACCCCGTACAGTTTAATTTTTTCCAGCGTCGGCGTGGCTGTAAACGCGTCCAGCATAACCCGCGTTGTTAACACGTACAAGCTGACCGTTACAAACCATCCAAACAGCGCCAAAAATACTAAAAACATTATCCAGGTTCTCGGTTCTGCGTCAGTGTTGGTGGAATCGGACCCAATAATCTTATAGGCTGCTTCTAAATAGGCCGGTTTAGGGGAATCGGTACCAAATGTTTTAGCTTTTTTATAGAGAAGACTGGCCGCCACAATAATAATACAAACAACACCAGTGAATGTGCCCATGAATGAGAACGCCTTCATATACCGCTCGTGATTTTCTCTGTCATTTTTTTCAGTCGTTGTTTCTGGCATTGTATTTTATTCTTTATTTTATGAATATATTATATTATATTATAATATAGCGCCATTAGCAATGCAAGTAAACAAAACGAAAGCGGTAGATGGATTCGTGCTTAGCGACAAATATGTTCCCGATTCATCAACCCTTGCGGGCGATATTGTCGGCGCGGTTGGTATAGTGGGGGCCCGATCTGCAAATTTTGCATCGTCGATGTCATTGGCCGATATAGTCAATGTCGGGGTCACTGCCATTGCGGCACATAGGGGTGACCATTTGATGGGTATGCCTGTTACACCCGCGGGGGTTGCGATTCAGGCAGCCCCCAGCAATTTTTTGTCCGCCGCCGCACTGAGTGGTGGATGGGCGCTCACCGGTGTCGTGGGACTGTCTATTTATATTATTGGAAACCTTTACGTGACGTTGCATCGGCGCCTGGAAGCCCACCACAACGCGGTTGTTAGTTTGTACAAATGCTACGGAATGCTATTAAGAATAGAAAACTTTTTAAAGGCCGCAGAAGTATATTGCAAGACTTACGATTTTCAAATAGATTCTATTGAAATTCAGGACGATTTATTGAACGTGTTTAGGATATTGGACGAAATAACAACGCAGGACGACATTAGAAAGGTCTACACAAACGTAAAAGAGGGTAGAACGTTTACTCTTAATTCAGCTGGACCCAATCATGATCAAGTTATTGCGTCTCCGACGCAAGGATCCCCGTTTAAATCATTTTTTACTAATAGAGGAAGAGCTATATGGAATAGCACCGGCGCCGTAATTCATAAGCTTATGACAAATGTTACCGAGTGGTACAACCGGTTTAACGGTATTATGATCGAACTGAATATGCATTTTACGCTGTTAACCAGCGAGTTTTTCATGTTGGCGAATATTTACCAAATGCGGTCGCCCCGAGATAAAAATGAGGGATTTGCACATATGATGATGAATGAAGTAACCATTGGAGACAAGCAAAACCCGCTATGGTGCATAAAAGTGCAAATTATGCTCGCGCCGTTCCTTCGCGTCCGAAATATTTTGTTCTCGTGCGCGCTAAGCACCAATACCGAGCTTTGCCGTTTAACTGCAAACAAAGAGATGCAAGCCATCGATGAAGCGAATGGGTGGACCCGAAAAGCACTAGGGGCGTATTTCAAACGATTATTTCGATTGTATACCATTGAAGAAGCTAAAACCATCGACATTGATCTATTTTTAAACATATTGCGGAATGCGGTAAAAGACGTAGAAAATAATTGCTATTTCAGGAGCCTTGACTCGACCGAGGTTACGCGCACTATTGTACATGATATTTCAACACTTTTAGCAAACCCGAATATTTCCAAGGATCACGCGCTATTTATGAAGGTGCTTAATCGATTGGATGAAATATATAAGATAGTGCTGGCTTGCGGGCGCACAAATCAGAACAATTTTATGGATTTAACTCGGCAGTTTCATTCGGATCATTTCACGAATTCGCGGATGCACTACACCGAAACCGAACACGCGCTCACGTTAGAAGCGATGGCGCATATACAGCTGCGCGATTTTTCGTACACCGAAGACTTGTTTTCAAACATCGATGAGGTTGGTAGAATTGTAACCGGTATGTGTGAAGCGATTAGCTCCAATGCGTCTGCGTTGGACAAGCGCTCGTATGATGTGGGGGCACACTCAACAGAGTCGGAAAGTACGATTGCAAATAGATTACGCAAAATGAATCGCCCTGTAATAACCACCAATGCAGCCGCTGCAGCGATCGCTGCTGCCGCCGCCGATGCGGCGGTTGGCTATATACCGGTGCTGATGAATTTTCAAATGGCGTATAATGCGCTCTACAAGTTCGTAATGGAATTTGATCCAAAGTCCAAAGAGAAACAAATATTAGAAAAGCGCGGAAGATGGTTGGCTGGATGCATATTATTAATAGAACGAGCCAACGTTGGAGCGGTGGTGTTGTCCAAAAAAGACATTACCACTATATGCGAAAAATGCAAGGCCCTTATAGGCATTATAAAGACCCACGATCCCACGCGTTCACTTAACCAAATAGTTTTATTGTTTGATAGAGATATACCAATTAGTATTAGGCAAATGGTTGACATATCGATTGGAGTGAAAGGGGCTGATTCAGAATCGGTGGCATCAGGAGAAGCAAACATGTCACCACAACAAGTATCGATAGCTGACGCTGCGAGAGCAGTGCAGCAGCAACAACAGCCGTTACTACAGCCATCCCAGGTATCACAGCTACAGCTACCGCAGCTACCGCCACCGCAGCTACAGCAACCACAGCCACCACCATCAGGAATTCGCAAAAGGTTAACTGCGTTTGGTAAAACCATAAAAGCACAATTCGGACGAAAGTCTCCTGAAGGTGCTAGTTTATTAGGCCACGCCGACGCCGACGCCGGCGGCGGGCGCAATCTGCAAAAAACGCGTAGAATGCGGCATAATCGTAATCATAAATGCAGTAAACGATTGCGCGCGCATTGCCGTTTGAATAGAAATAGAAATAGAAGTAGAATATATACTCGGCGGCGGCGATGAATGTAGAATTTAAATTTAGCAAAAGAAATAAAATCGATAAAAACGATAAAATCCCAAAATAATCCCAAAATAGCCACCTAATAAAAACTCACGAGGATAAAAAATAATTATATATACATACATACAACCAAAACAATGTTCGAAAATATGAATTTTCAGCGAATCGTGCTAATGATAGCCGGTATTTTGCTTCTTGGATTTTTAGGGGTGGTCATATATTCCATGCTGAAGGCAAACACAATCGGAGACTGGCCTCCCGTAATCTCCAATTGCCCGGATGGATGGGTAATGGACTCTGATGGGAAAACTTGTAAAAATGCGAACGGGGGCGCAATTGCATCGTCGTGCGGTAGCAGCGTCGATTTCTCGGCCCCGGCATATTTAGGCCAGTCGGGACTGTGTGAAAAATACAAATGGGCGCATTCGTGTGGCGTGAATTGGGATGGGATATCAAACAACTCAAATGCGTGCACGGTTGCATTAAAATAATAAAATAGTTTAAGTAAGTATATATAATAGTTTAATAGTTTAATCGCGATGAATATATTTATCGTTCGCAAATATTTAACAACGTTTGCGGTATTGCTGTATTTGGTTACGTTTTTTTCGATTCAGCAACTGAAACCCGGATTTTTGTACAACTCGGACGGCAGTTTAAGGGAGTTTGGAATCGGGTACAAGCGCAAAACCGTGATTCCAATTTGGCTGCTATCCATTGTGCTTGCAATTGTGTGCTATTTAACGGTTCTCTACCTCGTAACTCCGTCGCCAAAATACCTCTTTTAGTGAAAAATAAAGCGAAGCGAAAATTATAAAAATAAAAAAATAACAATCGACGTTTTAAATGCCCGAATCCAAATGTGCATTATATTTAGAAATTATATAATATTTGTATTTTATATAATAAATTACACCACTACAAAATAAAAATGTTGAATCAAGCGATGAGCGGCGGTTGGCGCCGCAGGCATCTCAAGGTGTGCAGGGTTGGATCACGCAGGTGCTATAACGACAACTGCGTTCGAAAATCGTCTCGTACGTACAAGACAACCACGGGTCGTAAGTGTCGCGTTGGGTCGCACAAGTGCCGCGACAACCGGTGCCACAAAATGAAAATGCATTATTCTAGACGAATTCAATCGATGCGCGGATAATCGACGCGGTTCAGTTATTCCGCCTTGAACGACGAGGGAAGCTCGTTGATGGTGGTACTATAAAATATTTCCAGGTCGCGCAACTGCTTCATGTCACGGCGCGTGATGAAACTGATACCCGTCCCCTTGCGCCCCCAACGTCCGGATCGCCCGATTCGGTGCAGGTACGTGTGCACGCTCTTGGGCAAGTCAAAGTTGATAACGGTGCTCACTTGCTGAATGTCGATTCCGCGAGCGGTCACGTCAGATGAAATGAGCACTCGGTATTTACCGGCCTTGAAATTGGTGTACGCTTCGTCGCGCTTATCTTTTTCCATTCCGCTGTGGATGCAGCACGCGGGGTACCCCTTTAAAATCATCGCATCGGTTAAATCCGCCACGCGTTTCACGTTGTTGCAATAAATAATGGACTGCGACATGGAAATCGTCTTAAACAAGTCCTGCAGCGTTGCAAACTTGCCGTCGTCGTCGTCCAGCGCGACGTAATATTGACATATGCCTTCCAGCGTGAGTTGCTCGGCGTGCACTAAAATCTTCACGGGGTCGCGCATAAATTTCTCGGACAGCGCGTGCAACTCCTGCGGCATCGTCGCGCTGAACAAGCACACCTGAACGTCCTTGTTCAAGAACTGCATTATGTTGTAGATTTGGTCCTTGAACCCGTACGAAAGCATTTCATCGGCTTCGTCCAGAATGAACAAGCGGATCGTGCGTGTGTTTATGTACCGGCGACGAATCATGTCGTGCACCCGGCCCGGACACCCCACGATAATCTGCGGCGGGGTTTGTTTAAGAATGCGCGCGTCGTCGTCAGTCGACGTTCCGCCGACGAGCAGCTGCACAACCAGTCCCGGCATCTGGCTGCCCAAATTCGTCAGCACCTCGTACGTTTGTTTCGCAAGCTCGCGCGTGGGCGCCATGATAAGCGCCTGCACTTCGCGTTTTGCGGAATTCACAATTTGCAGGGTGCCGACTCCGAATGCCCCGGTTTTACCGGTTCCCGACTGCGCCTGCGCGATCACGTCGCGACCGCCCATCATTGGCAGAATTGCGCGCTGCTGTATGTGGCTCGGTTTTTCAAAATTATAGGCGTAAATTCCGCGAAGCAGTTGAGAATTCAATTCTTCGACGTCCTCCCACGCGACGAATTCGTATTTCGAATCTTTCGAATCTTTCGTCGTGTCTCCAATCACGGTCTCCCCCGTGTCGACATCGGATTGCGCGGATGTTGTCATACTTGTCATACTATTATTAATTAAATATAGCTGTGCTACATTTAATCAGCGCATTTTGTTTAAATCGTTTAGTTAGATTATTTATAAATGTATATCGAACTACCGAGCATACATCAGCCCGCAGTTCCCGGACGCAAACGTCAGCACGTTGTAGCGCTCCTCCAGGACCGTAAAGTCAAACGTGTAATTGTATATGCGCCAGTTTGTTTTGTTCACGCCAATTGGGAGCCCGGTGGTTGGATCGCAAATGGTGTTGAACGACGCGTTCGGGTCCAACGTGGGATAAATCGTGGATATTTCGAGCTCGATCTGCGTGAACTTGCTCATATTGATGGCGCCCGACGGTTGCAAGTCCTGCGGGTCCGTGTTGATGCAGAAATTGTAGCAGTACAGTCCCGGCGGAGGGTTGCCGTTGGTCCGCACGTACTTTTCAACGTAGTTGTAAATACCCGAATCCATAATATTTTCGCGGTACTTTCCGTTCAGCATTATACCCATCGTGTTCAAAATGTCGCGCTGATTCTGAGACTCGAACGGGCCGGTAATGTGCAACCCGGTACGGCGGTTCGATTTTTGCTCGACTTGGTTTTGCGCGTTCATTAAATGCGGGTTTCGCCCCGGACCCAAATAAATGGTGTCCTGCGCCGATAGGGGCATCGGCCACCCTTCCGTCGAACGCGCATCTTCGAACGTGTCCTGGCCGGGCATAATGTCGTACGGCAGGTACTCGTACGGCCAGTTCGAGTAGTTGCTCCACTCGTTGCGCATCGACACGTCGCTGCGCTGGAAAAAAAACATCCAGTTGGCAACCATTCCGAGCGAATTTTCCAGCTTGACGCGCGAGTTTCCGGTCACGTTTTTGTACTCCCACTCGTAGACTGCTTTTATCAAATACTTTTGCTCGTTGGCGGCGAATGCGGCCGTCTCTTCCGCGGACAGAAACCCGTAGGTGGCAATGAGATGAACGTCCGCATTCCAGTCGGTGCGCTTGTCACCGTACGAATCTGTGGCGAGTTCCACATCGGGCGGTGTTTGCAGAAACCGGTAAAACTGGTGCTCGGGAAGGATGTAGTTGGACTGCACGTACGGCCACCCGTTCGCGCTGTCGGTCACGTCGCGAATGGTGTACAGCTCGCGCACCGGACGAATCGTTACGTCGATTTGCAGCGTGTTGTACTGCAAGCACACCAGAGGAAACGCCATCTGGCTGCTCATCGTGAACCACGCGTTGATGGGAATATAAAGCTTGCGCCCGCGAATGGACGGCTCCGCGCCGCGTTGGTCCGGCGTGTAATACGCGTTGGGATACTGATTCACACGCGCGCCGCAGCAGCCCGGATTGTTCAGCTCGGGCACGTTGCCCGTCATTTCATCGTAGAGCTGGTGCTTCGCCGCGGGGTAGTCGCGCTGAATCATTGCCAGCAAGTACTTGCCCGAGAATTTCTGCAGAATCTGCCCGCCCACGGAAATGGTTATGTCTTTGATCATGTGCGTGCCCAGGTTCTTTATCCATTTGAACTCGTACGGCGCCCATTTATCGGCGGACGTGGCCGGTGGCATAATGGGGCTCCAAATTGTGGGCAGCGTGATGCACACGTACGTGTCCATGAGCAGTTCCGCGTACCGCGGCACGTAGAACGTGAATTTCGACTCTTCAGTCATTCGGAGTTTGCGCTGACCGTCGAAATCGATGCGAAATTTCTGAAGTCCGAAATTCGTGTACTTCTTAAATGTGGTTTTAAAAAATGATTTTTTGGGATTCCCGTTCAAGATTGTATTTTGGTTTCCATATGAAACGAGATTTAGTAATCCGCCTGGCATTTTCGAGGTTCTGGGTTCCGTGATCCGGACGCTGAGTCGTTAATGTTGTCGTTACTATTCGTTAAGATTATTTAATTATTTATTTCTATATTCGTTTATTCATTTATTAATGTGCATATTATTGAATAAAATAAAAATAAAATATTAAAACAGTATAGCCATTATAAATATTATTATTATTATTAAATATATAAATAACGAAAACCGCAATGAGTGCTGTTGCTGGTCCTACTGCTGCTGATGTTTCCATAGGAAGTAAGTTAACAGAGATTTCGGACAAGGCGCTAATTATGTGGGGAAGGGTGAAAACCATGAGTTTAACTCCGATATCGGCCCATTTAATTGGCGCGGCGTTGTTTGTGTCCCTTATTATCGCGTCTGCAGTTCTTTTAGTTGTCAAAACCAGGCTAAAAGATACCAACGATGACAATATGAAGGAAATATATAAAGATAATACCCCCGTCAACAGAAAACTTATGTCCATAAACAACTACGATGAACAGTTTTCTTATTTACTGCGGGACTATCACATCAAAACCGCCTACAATTGCTGCTGTTCCGGAAACTTTACGAACGACTGGGTCTCTACAAACGCGCTTACAACCGTTATATCGCAGGGCGCGCGCTGCCTCGATTTTGAAATTTATTCACTGGATGGCATACCCGTTATATCATCATCATCGCAGTCGGAATATACGATGAAAGAGACGCTTAATTACGTCTCGCTGTCCGAAGCGTTCGACATTATAATCGTTCACGCGTTTGCATCAGACAAGTGTCCGAACAAGGATGACCCCCTCTTACTGTGTTTGCGCGTCAAGAGCAATAACATTGTGGTATTTAACGAGATTGCCAAACTGCTGGAGAAGAAACTTGCGTCGCGATTGCTAGATTCGCGATACGGGTACGCGTACAACGGCGACAACTTGGGCAGGGTTCCACTTTCGAATTTTATGGGTAAAATCATAATCATTATTGACGAAACACCGGGAACAAACATAACAGTGAACGAAATACATCGAAAAACGTCCCTGTATGAATTTGCGAATATTATAATTCGAGGCCCCACCTCGAAGAAAACGTTTAAGGATGTTACGACCCCGTCATCGCAATCGGAGGTAGTTGAATATTCCAAGAAAAACATTGTCTTCGTATTGCCCGAACGATCAACGAAGGCAGAAAATCAGGATGCCGTGGCTGCTCACAATCAGGGGCACCAGCTCGTTGCAATGTCGTTTCAAAGCAACGACGCTGCAATGATTGCGTATAATACCAAATTCGACGAGGCTCGCCACGCGTTCATATTGAAACTGCCGAAGATGCGTTACACGCCGCTAACCGTCGATGCGCCGACACCGGTGGATCCAAATAAGACATTGAGCTCGAAAATGTCCGCCGACGACGTTTATGGTAGACCCCTTGACGGGTAAAATAAATAAAATAAAACAGCAGATCAAATTAGTCTGAACTTATTTACTTACTTATTTATTTATTTATTTATTTATTTATTTATTTATTTATTTATTTATTCATTTATTTATTTATTCATTTACTTATTTATTCATTCATTTATTTATTTATTTATTTATTTATTTTATAGATTATATAGGCGAGTTTCCCGAAATAATCACAATGCCGTTAAAACCAAGAATGGATTCTAAAAGACTGGAGGAACGGGAATTGGAAATTGTAAAGGCCGCAGTTGACGAAATAGACGCGCGCAAGGGGAAGCGACTGGTGCGCGAACCCGAAGTTCAGGCCGTAATAACCGCGGTGGAGCGATTCATTTCGCTTAAAAAATTGGTATGCTATGGCGGAACCGCTATTAATAACATAATGCCCGAGCAGTACCGCTTTTACGATACTGACGTCGAATTACCGGATTATGATTTTTATTCTTCGCACGCGCTGGAAGATGCCAAAGAATTGGCCACAACCCTTTTTAAAATGGGGTACAATGAAGTGGAGGCGAAATCGGGCGTCCATCCCGGAACGTACAAGGTGTTTGTAAATTTTATGGCAATCGCGGACATAACGCAAATGGAGAAGACGCTGTTTAATACTCTAAAACGGCGCGCATTTGTAGAGGATGGCATCCATTACGCGCCACCGGATTTTTTGCGAATGGCAATGTACTTGGAACTGTCGCGGCCCGACGGCGACGTGTCGCGGTGGGAAAAGGTGCTGAAACGGCTTACGCTGCTGAATAAGGCGTACCCAATAAAAATACACAAATGCGCCAACATTGAATTACAACGCCCGATGAACGATCGTCCCGGCGCACGCGATGACAAGAAAAATCGGACCACCCAGAAAACAATTTACGATGTGGTGGAACGCGTGCTTATGAACAGTGACGTCGTTTTCATCGGCGGGTTTGCCGACGTTCTGTATTCCAAATACTTGCCCCGAAAGGAACGGCGCCATCTGAAAAACAACCCCGAATTTGACATTTTATCGAACGCACCCAAAGAAGTAGCTGAACTTATCAAAATGTCGCTTATTGCAAACGGCGTCGATAATACGGTTATCGAAAAAATGCCCGGAATTGGTGAAATTGTCTCGGACCACTACAAAATTTCGGTGGGAAAGGAAATCATCGTTTTAATATACAAGCCCACGGCGTGTCACAGCTACAATACCATAAAACTAAACAACCATGTAATTAAAGTTGCCAGCATAGACACGATGCTCATGTTTTATTTGGCGTTTTCGTTTGCGGAACGAGAGTACTACGACGAAGGCCGAATTATGTGTTTGACCAGCCTTCTGTTTCACATACAAAATTATAACCGACTGAAGCAGAAGGGGTTGTTGAAACGGTTCGGTCGACTGTGCTACGGCGCGCAAGAAACGCTCGAAACGATCCGAAAAGAGAAGGCGAAGAAATATGAAGAGCTGAAAGGCAACAAAACTAGTGCGGAGTACGAGCGATGGTTTCTGCGGTACGTACCACTGATGGAGCGCAGCACCAGGACGCGCGACAATCGCAGGACCAAAATGTCTAAAACCCGAAAGCGCGCAATCGGCAGCATGCCTACGAATATTTGATAATTTAGCGGTACACGAAATATTTTCGACCCATTTAATTATTTAATTTAAATTTAGTAAAATATTATTTTATTGTTAAGGATTATAATAGCCAAACAAAACAATAAAAATGAAGCGCATAGATAGGAGTTCCGACGGATTGTATCACGTGAACGGTAAAACGTACAAACACTTGATCGGATCCAGAAAGCAGGTGTGGATGGGGTCCGCGTACAAAACCGACGGCCAACTCGTTCGGTCCGATTTTATAATGAATAAGAACGGGCGCATTGTTTCTGCAAAGAAGCACGCGAGCGCAAAACGAGAGAATCGCCTTGTTAAAGCGGGTTACGGTACGCAAAAGGGTAAATTCGGGTACGTCTTGCTCGATGGGAGCAAGAGTAAGACCAAGAAGAGTCGCAAGAGTCGCAAGAGTCGCAAGTAAATCGCAATCGCAAGAGTCGCAAATATGGCGATTAAAACGTATTTTTAGGTGGGGCTCCCGCACCACCTGGCGCACCATTATAACTGCCAAACGCGTTCATTTTAATGAGGCCCCAAAATCGGGTGCCGCGCTGAGATGATATTTGCAGTTTTTTAGCGTATGCCATTTTTTTCGACAGACCTGCTAAATTATTGGTGGAGCTTATATCTAGCGGTTTCGTGTTTACAATGCAGCGATAAACCCGTTTTAATGGTTCTTGAGCGTTATAGACGGACCCCATTCTATTTATTAATTGTTATTTACATTTATAAATATTTTATTTTAGGATTTTGTACGGTGCTAAAAAAATTGAATTAAAAATGAGACAAACTATAATTACAAGTAGTAGAACATACACCCAGAACAACAGCAAATGAGCGACGAAGTTTATTCCAGATGCTCTTATGACGACAATGTCTCGTCTGTCGCGAGCGACGACCCCGTTCAAGCCGAAGAAAGCCCCATTCAAGCCGAAGAAAGCCCCATTCAAGCCGAAGAAAGACCCGTTCAAGCCGAAGAAAGACCCGACCAAAGCGTGAAGGCGTGCAAAGACATTCGCGTGATTTTCGCACACGACTTGAGTGGATCAATGGATGGAAGCCGAAAGATGATCGCAAACGGTACAAACGAATTCGTGCAAGATCTACAGGCGCGATACGAATTGCCGTGCGATTTTACCGCGTTGTTTTGTCTGATGACATTCGCTGGAGACAAGATCGTGGTCGGCGAATGGACCAACGTTCACACTGTGCCCGTATTCGACGCCAACAGTTTCGTGTGTGGCGGATCAACACCACTTTGGGACGCGTGCGGAGTTGGACTCGAGAAGTTGGGTCGCGATTGTGAAGGATGTACCGCGGCAATGTACGTCTTCACTGACGGTGATGACAACAACTCCAAAATGACACATCGCAACGCCGTGCGCGATCTGGTTTCGCGACTGAATCCGGCGATTCACACGATGCTGTTTATCGGTTCAGACCCTCTGTCATCAGCTGCAAATGCGGATGCGATCGGCGCGATACGAACCAAATCGCTGAATCCGTCATCTGACAACACTCCAAGTGCGATGCGTGCGTGCACAAACACGATTGCTCGCTGCGTAACCGGTGAGACGCAAACCCCGGAATTCAACGATGGCGACATCATGATGTCCGAAGGGGGGAGCTCCTCGTCCGCGCAAACGAATTCGCAGTCGTGCTGTGCCGACGAGATGCCGTCTATTGTTACTCGCACACGATCAGCTGTTCGCGAATAAGATTTTACAGGTTTGCTTCGAAAACAGGGTAGGTAGGGTAGGTAGGGTAGGTAGGGTAGGTAGAGTAGGTAGGGTAGCGCCATAACAAAAAAGATGTTGCACAGATCAACTCGTCGAGATGCCGACGTTAACTGTATCAACTGGAATGCTGCAGGGGAGCGGTGAAGGTGAATGAAAACACCAGTTCCGGTGTCGATACGACCAAGGGGAATCGATATCTCCTTGATGTCTTGGTTCGAACCAAGTATCGACTTTTTTTACCGTGTTTTAGTTATTGTTGGATTATTGCATAATTATTGTAAGAAAATCATTTAAAAGATGCATCATATCAATCAATAGCAGTAACGCAGTAACGCAGTAAATTAACTCGAGGCACAATGACATCAACGAAATCAAAAGCCATTGGTATTGACCTTGGAACTACATATTCTTGTGTGGGTGTATGGCAGAACGAACGGGTGGAAATCATCGCGAATGACCAAGGTAATCGCACCACCCCGTCCTACGTGGCATTCACCGATTCGGAACGGCTTATTGGTGACGCCGCAAAAAACCAAGTTTCAATGAATCCCGAAAATACAATTTTTGACGCGAAGCGCCTGATCGGTCGAAAAGTTGACGATGTCAGCGTGCAAACCGATATGAAGCATTGGCCGTTTGTGATTGTTGCAAAAGACGGCGGAAAACCGCACATTCAGGTAGATTTCAAAGGTGAGCAAAAGGTGTTTTCACCCGAAGAAATATCGGCGATGATTCTGGTGAAAATGAAAGAAATTGCGGAAAGTTATTTGGGTTCCAACGTCGCTGACGCGGTTATCACGGTTCCAGCGTATTTCAATGACGGTCAGCGCCAGGCCACCAAGGACGCCGGCGCAATCGCCGGTCTAAACGTATTGCGCATCATCAACGAACCCACGGCCGCCGCCATTGCGTACGGACTGGATAAGAAAACCAAAGGCGACGGCGAACAAAACATTCTGATTTTTGACTTGGGTGGCGGGACGTTTGACGTGTCGCTGCTCACAATCGATGACGGCATTTTCGAGGTAAAGGCCACCGCAGGCGACACGCACTTGGGTGGAGAGGATTTCGATAACCGGTTGGTCGCGTGGTGCGTGCAAGAATTCAAGCGCAAGCACAAAAAGGATCCCACAGGAAATAACCGGGCACTGCGCCGACTGCGAACCGCGTGCGAGCGCGCAAAGCGCACCCTGTCTTCTTCCGCCGAAACCACAATTGAGGTGGACGCGCTGTTCGACGGCACCGATTTCAACACGAAAATAACGCGCGCGAAATTCGAGGAGCTGTGTATGGACTTGTTTCGAAGCACAATCGATCCCGTGGAGCGCGTCATCCGCGACTCGAAAATGTCGAAGGGCAGCATTCACGAGATTGTGCTGGTGGGTGGATCCACCCGCATCCCGAAAGTGTGCAGCCTCTTGACCGAATACTTCAACGGAAAAGAACTGAATCGATCTATTAACCCGGACGAAGCGGTTGCGTACGGCGCGGCAGTGCAAGCGGCAATTCTTACCGGAGACCAGTCTAAAATTACGCAAGACATTCTGCTGCTGGACGTGACGCCACTGTCGCTGGGAATCGAAACTGCTGGCGGGGTAATGACCAAACTCATCGAACGAAACTCCACCATTCCGTGCAAGAAGAGCCAGACGTTCTCAACGTATGCGGACAACCAGCCCGGAGTGCTGATCCAAGTGTACGAAGGCGAGCGCCAGCTCACCAAGGACAACAACATACTGGGTAAATTCCAACTTGACGGTATTCCACCCGCTCCGCGCGGAACCCCGCAAATCGAGGTCGGGTTTGATTTAGACGCAAACGGCGTGCTGAACGTGAATGCCACTGACAAAGCTGGAGGAAAATCGAATAAAATCACGATTACGAATGACAAGGGCCGGTTATCCAAAGACGATATTGACCGAATGGTTGCCGAGGCGGAAAAATACCGGGAGGACGACCGGCGCCAAAAGGAACGCATCGATGCCCGAAACGGATTGGAAAACTACATTTATTCTGTGAAGAGTGCGGCGTCGGCACCCGACTCCGAAAAGGAGGGTGGTGGAAAGTTATCCGATGACGATAAGGCAACAATTGAGGAGGCGTGCAATCGGGCCAACGAATGGCTGGAAGCGTCAACCAGTGAGACGACCAGCGCCGAAGAATACGCAGCGCAGCAAAAACGGCTGGAGGGAGTAGTTGGTCCGATTATTTCGAAACTGTATAGCGCCGGTGGCGCTGGTGGCGCTGGCTTTGGCGGCGGCGGCGGCGGCGCCGAATTCACTAACAACACCAATGGTGCAAATGGCCCCGATGTAGAAGATCTTGATTAATTATTAATTATTAAATAATAACTTGGAGAAATCAAAATGGAAAAATATATATTTGTTTATATATTTTTTATTTTTTATAGTAAATATTTAAATTTGAAAATTGAATAAAGTATGAAACTTACGCCCCAACTCGCTAAAAAACAGTTCATTATCAACCATTTCTTTACACCAAAAACGCATTTCAAGGCGGCAATAAGTAATACACCGTTTATAAATTACCATTTGGCTTATAATAAACACATGCGGTCCATGGCCGACCCCGCCGATAGAGGATTACCACCGACACCGACATCGGTGACGCTCCCCGCGTCATCGGCAAATCCGTTCGCCTGTTTTATGAGCACCGTTTCAAAAACTGCCGCCAAGCCCACTACGGGTGGCGGTAACTGTCACGCATCCGACCTGGAATCCGAACACACCCACACGATGGCGTTTGATGGATGCAGTAAAGGAAATCCGGGCCCCGCAGGCGCGGGTGCCGTTATTTATCGCAACGATGTTGAAATATGGGCCGACTCCAAATTCGTGGGCGCGAAAGAAACCAATAATGTGGCGGAATACTCGGGGCTAATTATGGGACTGCACGAAGCGCTGCGACGAAATATTACCCGCATCACCATAATGGGTGACAGCGAACTCATTATTAAACAAATGAACAAACAATACGCCGTAAAATCGGCAAACATTAAAGCGTATTACGATATGGCGGGATCGCTGGCCAAACAATTCGCGAGCATTCAATTCAAGCACGTGTATAGAGCGCACAATACCCGCGCCGACGCGCTTTCAAATTTAGGTTTAGATCTTGCACTCAAAAATGCCAACAACGGAACTTGACACATATTTGTTTTGAAAGAATATTATGATATTATGATATTATGTTATTATAAAAATAAAAAAATACAATGAAACTAATAGTTATTTGCGGAGGCGGGGGTAAAACCACACTAATGCAAAAATATCCACATTTATTTTTAGACATCGATGACTTTATATGGTCATCTTACAATACTAACTATCACGATCAACTACGGGACGCAATCGCAGTAGAAAATATGAATACAATAAGTAACATATATAAAACAATTATGGTAAACAATCGTCATTATTTACAGACACAACCTAAAATAATTTTGGGCCACGATCCAATATATTCTGAATGGATTGGCGTTGAATTATTAATTCAAATGAAACCCTCTATATCCCTACACGAATCAAATATAAAAAGTAGGCCTCCCGAATTAAAGGGAATTGCTTTGCGGAATTGGGTAGAACTGAGTAATGCTATTATATATGACGACTGGGAAAGCTTCAATACATTAATTTTTAAAAAAGTTTTAGAAAATTATAAAAATCACACACAATAATCGGTTTTCGCCATTTTTCGATTAACCAGTAAACGCGCAGAAGGATCCAGTTCGGTGCAAAATGGCTGCCTCCAAAAATACGGAATAACCCCCGATCTATCCGGGTAATACTGTTCAAATATTTTCCGGTAGTAATAACTCTCTTTATCGTACGGCGTATTATGATGATACTTTTCGCACTCACGCAAATATTCTGTATCGCTCACTTTCGAATCCACGTATTCGCGAATCATATCGATCCACGTTTTTGTTTCGGCTTCTTTGCCGATATCGGATGTTTCGGGGTGCGCGCTCACACCATCGCTGAACGCTTCCTTGCGTCGCCACAGCGCGGCCAACGGAAGATACGCGTTTTCCGGGTCCAGCACCTCGAACGCCGTTCGCAGCAACGACTTTTCTATAACGGCTCCATCATTAAACCGCTTGTGGCTCGGGCAAATCGACGTCATTACGTGTTCGACAAACGCTTTATCCGCGAACGGGACGCGCGCCTCCAGGCCGCATCCGCTGATACTCTTATCCGACCGCAGCAAGTCAAAAAAATGCACGTCCTGCACCATGCGTGTGTTTTCAGCTGCGAAGCCTTCGTCGTCAGCAGCATTTATAAACCCGCGGTACGATCCGAATATCTCATCCGACATGTCCCCGCAATAAATCACCACGTCGTTCGTGACACTGCTTATGTATTTAGAAACCAAGTAATTGCCAACCGACGCGCGCACGGTGGTGGTATCATAACTCTCGGTTTGCGCAATGGTCGGCTCGATGGCTGCCAAAAACTCGGATTCGGTAAGACAAACTTCGTGATGCGTCGTGCCGAGAAAGTCGGCCACCCGTTTCGCCCAAATAAGATCGATCGATCCCTTAAGTCCAATGCTGTACGTCCTGAGCCGCTCGGCGGGCACGCCGTGCTTGCAAATAATGGCAGTGATCAATGAGCTATCCAACCCGCCCGAAAGTAGCGCGCCAATGGGTCGATCGCTCATTAGCCGTTTCTGAACGGCATCGATAAGCAGCGCTCGTGTAGTGCGCGTTGCTATTTTGACGCTGTTGGCGATGTTGCCGCTGTTGCCGCTGTTGCCGCTGTTGGCGCTGTTGGCGCCGTCCCGAGAAAACGTTAATTTTGTGCCAACGTTGATGATGTTGATTGCGTCGACCGTGGCGTATTTGTAGTATGCGAAATAATTACCGCGCGCGGTTGAATTATCGTATTCATAATAACACCCGGCGGGGAACTGGGTTACGCAGTTGGGTGCGCAATGCGACAGAGCCTTCATTTCGCTTGCAACCGAAAACGAATATGGGGGAATTTCTGTGGAGGGGGGGCTGTCCGTTCCGATAAAGAGCGAACGCACGCCCATCGGGTCGCGCGCAACGTACGTACGATTCGCGGTTTTGTCATACAGCACCATTGAGAACACACCGTCCAGCTCGTTCAGCATGGCCTCCATTCCCAGGCGCTTGTACAAGTGAATGATAACTTCACAGTCCGAGTTGGATACGCACTGGTCGTCCAAATCGTATCGCGCAATGAGCTCCTTGTAATTGTATATTTCGCCGTTGCAGATTAGCTTGCAACGCAGGGCGTCAAAAGGTTGATTTGCTGCAGCGGTCAAGCCATTCACCGCAAGTCGGTGAAATCCGAACACGGATTGCACGTTGTGCGCATCATTTCGTTGAAATCGAGCATCGTCCGGTCCGCGATGCGATAATTTAGCGAAATCGGTAAATAATTCCCCGTATTTTTCGACTGAAATCTTGGACGCGCGACCATTGACGCGACAGCGCTGATAATAAAATATACCGCACATTTTATAATATAAATAAACAATAACTAACTTTATAATATTTATACTTTTATATATATTTCGTTTCTATTTATTGTACGGCACACTATTGCACTACTATTATGAACAGCAACAACCACAACCACAACAACCACAACAACAACAACCACAACCACAACAACAACCATAACCCGAATAGCTGCGGCGCAAACTTCGGCACGGACGATGGAGCCGGTGGTCGCTTATACGGCGTTATTGACGGCGTATTCGTGGCATCGGCGGACCGGGTGGACGAGTTAAGCAACCGCATGTTTGCGCGCAACGTTCCGTCACACGACCTTCAGCCGAATTATGATATGCGCCCCGTGGCGACCAAGTACACCGTGCTGCCGATTTTCGACCAGTACAAGCCCGCAACGGAGACAATGCGGTCGTATCCAGTGTACAGCCCCAGCAATGTGTACAACCCCGGCACCAGCCGCCCCCATTTCAACGGCTTTGCGTCAAAAGTGAATGTGGAATCCACGCTGCGCAATCAATGGTTCGCGCTCCAAAACGCGCAGCAGTCCGTGTATGTGCCCTCTACCACGAGCGACTTGTACAATACGGCGATCGATTACAAACCGGTCGTGATGCCGCACCCGCATCTCGCGGACGATTATAGCGCGGCACTCGCGCCGCACAATCCGAACACGATGAATTTAGGACGGGGTATTTTTGAAAATTCGACGCGCGTGCAATTAAAAGATGCAAAATGTTGAGTACTTAATTGGTTAAGTTAATTGGTTAAGCATTAGCAACTTTTATTTTATTCGCGCATAATATAAAATAAAAATAAATAAAATAAATGAATGATGTTCGAATATGTTTCTTTTCCCATATTTCTAATTAGCTTGGCCATCGGATTGTTTTACGTCTACGTGGTCGTTCCGTCCCCTCACGTGATTGTGGTGTATCCAACTCCCGACAATTCGCACGAATTTCAGTTCAAAGATTCCGCAAATAACTGCTTTGAATACGACCCCAAAGAAGTTAAATGTCCCAGCGATAAATCACTTATTAAGGACATACCCATCCAACACACGCCCAAATAATAGCCATAATAGCCAAAAACAATTACTGATTTTGGTTCACATCGCGCACGAGCTGTCTGACAGGCACTCCACCGCGCACCCAACCTTCAACCGCCGCACCCTCCACGAAATTTGCGGAATTGTTCAGCGTCGCTTCCAGCGACGGAAGCAGCGGCGTGTTTGAATACCCCATATAGCTCTGCTCGCTCAGCATGTTCACGCTCTTGCGATTGGTGTAGTTATCGCCCTGCATAATCTGCGATTCAAGCACCGGATTGACTTTACCCTTGCCTAAATAGGGCACGGTTTTAAATGGGCGCTCGTTCAAGCTCAGCTTGTCCTTGTTATACGTGTTTTCGCTGCCAATCGTAAGCTTCGAGTTGATATCAATATTGCAACCGCCAATTCCGACTTGGTGCGATCCGTTGTAAAATACATTAGGCTGGGTGGTTGCAAAGTCAATGGGACGTGCCATCGTGCAGTCCGACGCGAAGAAGTTCAACAGGTTGTAATTTGCTAAATTCAAATTTTGAACATTGCGCTGGCTGAGATCGATATTGTCATTTCCAATTCTGGAGAGATTGTCAAAAGCAAAAGACATTGTTTGTTTTGTAGTTTATTTATTTGTTGTTATATTATATTTTATTATTAAAATGTTGAACGAGAGAAAAACGTTTTTTATTTCTCAATCAAACAATCAAACAATCAAACAATCAAACAATCAAACAATCAAATCATTTAACACTGGTCTGCCCAAGAAACTGCGACACTAGCTTGGGCTGGTCTGCGTGTTTTTTGTTGAACAATTTGCTCCCGATGCAGATAACCATCGCATCTTGGTGGCTGAGGGGGGCGTGAGTTGATTCTACTCGCCCAACTGCCGAGACTGGCGCTTGTAGCAGCTGTAGTGGCGGCGGCAGTGGCAGTGGCAGGACGCGTAATCTCAGGTTTTTTCTCAAGTGGCGGGAATGGCGCGTCGGACAAGTCGGACAAGTCAACAACGTTCGAGCACTCTTGATTCATAAGCGCAAGAATTGCATATTTGTTTGAACTGGCCGGTCTTGGTATCACCCTTGGAACTGAGACGATTGTCGCCGTTGTCGCCTTTGTCGCCGTCGTTGGCACCGCCTTCATCGTATTCGTATTCTTGCAGTAGCTCGACGTGTGACCAAAATTTCCACACATCAAGCATTTTTGATTGAGTAGAGTTGGACACACCACATTGCCCGATCGATCCCTCACCCGGTGCGACGTGTATTCTTCTGGCGTTTTTCCGGCGTCTATGCAGACATTGCATTCGCGCGGGCGGGTCTGTTGAGTCTGTTTTCTGTGGGCCATTTCGTTTGCGTGGACGGATGATGAATTCGCTACAAGCAATTCCTTTTTTTTTAAAAATAATTCAATTTTTTTAAGGTTTTGAATTATTTTATTGAGTAGGGTTGGCTTAATTAACTAAGCACCTACGATTTGCCCGATGCGCGAACTGTTTCGGCTGCACGCAAATTCATCCCCCTCCTTACACGATCGCATATCGCCGTAACAGAATTTGGCAAATGCCGCTTGATCGTTTTCCACGCGGGTGTTTGGCGTGGCGTAAAAATTCCTCATGGAGTGCTCAAATTCGCAACTGTCCCCCAAATTAGAAAAAAGCTTGGTATAAATGTCGCGCGATTCGTCGTTGCTTTGAGTCGGTACCTGGCCTTGATTGGCACCAATGTCGTTCGTCGGAACCGAATCGCGCACACTGGCATCAAAATTGGTGCTGATGTACGATTTCGCATTTTCATTAATCTGAGATTCAACTGCCCGAACAAATGCCGGCATTGCGTTCTCCCGAGTCGGCGCGTACTTTATTTCGGGAATCAACACGTTCATTAGCGGATTTACGGGACTGGAATTGGTAAAATTGCCGTGAATCCGAACGCCGCCGCCGTTTTTATTAATTCCGTACTCGCGCCCCCTGCGGGCCATTCCCCGATTGGCGGTTGTCAATATTTCGCTTTCCGATCGCCTGGCGTCTTCTGCAGTCAAGTCTTCAAACCCTTCTTTCCCCTTGCCTCCGACCCCGAACAGCGCTGCCGCCGCGCTACCGATATTTGTCTGCGAGTTGTTAATGTTGTAGAGAACCGCGATAATAGCTAAAGTAATGAATCCTATGATGATAAAACTCAGATTCAGCGTGATTAAATATCCCAAAATGGATAGAACAATGATGAGACGCGATCCGGAATTGAGTTTTGTTTCCAGGGGGGTTCCTGGTTTCGGCCATAATTCGCTTATGTGGTCTTTATGCAGCAGAACGGTTGGGTTCGACAACCAGAACTCTTGCGGTTTCATTGTTTTGTTTTCTAATTGTAATATTCTTATTATTAAATTATTAAATTATTAAATTATTATTATTAATCTATTATTATTAAATTATTATTATTATTAATGATTGTGTAAATTGTGTAAATTGTGTAAATAAAAATTATATATATTAACGGTTTTATTGAATAAAAGCATTCAAACGTATACTTGTATTATCTTATTGCGTGTTCCCGTTTGTCTAAACACAATAAACACAATACAATATACAATACAATACATATTTCCCAAATGGCATCGGCTAAAAATGAGAGAAACGGCGGCGTCGATGGTGGCGTCGCCGACGCAGAAGCGTCCCTGCGCTTGGCTGCCGAAGTTCATAAACAGGTTCGCCGCGATTTAAAGGCGCAGCGCGTAATTCGCCCGGGTGCGAAGCTCGTGGATATTGCCGACTTTATAGAAGCGGCCACAAAACGGCACACGTCGGATGTAATGATATCGAACCCGTCCGCTACCAGCATCAACGGCGGGATCGGGTTTCCGGTCGGGCTGTCTATAAATTCGTGCGCGGCGCATTACCATCCCTATTTAAACGATACAGCGATTCTCTCAAAAAATGATATTATAAAGGTGGACTTCGGGACGGAAATAAACGGTTGGATCATTGATTCGGCATTTACCGAATACGGATTTGGAGAGAACGGTTTATCGAAAGAGCTGAGCACCACATTTGAGAACTTGACCGCGTGCGTGCGCGACGCCACAAATACGGGAATAAAAAATATCGGCATTGATGCGCCCATTGTGGAATGGTCGCAATCAATTGAGGAAGTTATGCGGTCGTACGGCGTCCGACCGGTGTCCAATTTGGGAGGACACAACATTCTGCACGAAATCATTCACGGCGACGTGTTTCTCCCCGCGTGCGCGGGCAGCGTGCGGAACCCGAGCGAACGGTTTGGCGCGGGGGTCTACGCGATTGAAACGTTCGGCTGCGAATCTACCGGCCCAGAACCAGAAAAAACGGGGTCGGTTGCCGTTACGGAAAGGGGGGACAGCGCAATATTTCGTCTAAATCCCGGGTTCACGCGATACAGCGCCGCGCAGCTGGCGACGCAGTTTCATTCCCCAATTTTTAAAATCAATTCCGTGCAAAAATTATTCTCTCAAATAAAGTCCCGATTTAAAACGCTTCCCTTTGCAGATCGCTACATTTTATCGCCTCAACGGGTTGAACGCACGCCGCTGACGCTGCTTGTAAAGCACGACGTGCTCTACAGTTACCCGCCGCTACACGCGGCGTCGAACGGGTACACGGCGCAGTTCGAGCATACCGTAATGTTGAAGGACTCAGGGGGACCCGCGGTCGTTTTCTCTCGGGACGATGACTATTGAGACTATTGATTATTAAATAGATTATTAAACAGACTAAAAAATATTAAATACACCTGGGGTGTGTATTTATTATAGCATTATTAAACAATATAACCAATAATAGCATGACCGACGTTTATGTGTTTGGCGACAGCCATTCGTGGAACGGTTGGGCCGAATGGCCGGCCTGGCACATTGAGCCGTCCCGAGTGATTATTTATCATATGGGCCCCGTTCTGGCGTATACGGTTGGTGCCAAAGGAATCGACCGAATGAATTTGAAGGATCACAGCACCATAAAAAGTGGCGACGTCGCCGTGTTTTCATTCGGCGAGATTGATTGCCGGACGCATATCAGCCGCCATATTTCACCGGACCGAACCTATCAAACGATTATTGATGAAATTGTTGGCAAATATTTCGAATGCATCAAACTAAACGCCGATCGCTACGACCCCGAAAACCCGCTTAGAATATGGGTCTACAGCATCCCGCCCCCCGCGTATTTTGATGCGATTTTAGACCAGGATAAATTTCCGGTGAGCGCGTCCGACGAGGATCGACGGATGTACGTTACCTATTTCAACTCCCGAATAGCGGAGTTTTGCAAGCTGTACGCGTACGGGTTTTTTGACGTGCACGACGCGTACACGGATGAGAACGGGATGCTGAATCGGGACTTGTCCGATCAAACCGTGCACATTCGCGACAGCCGATACATTATTGATTTTATACGCGCAAATAATTTTTTGTAGTCATTTCTGTATACGCAAACAATTACTAATTAATAATAAATAATTAGTAATTAATAATTAGTAATTAACTATAATAATATTAAATACATTTACAATACTACAAAAACGGAACGAGCGATTATGAGCACCAACGCGCATATGAATTTCAATGGCATTTTGAATCGGGAATCTGTCGCCGGCGCGTTCAAACAAATACTGCTAGATTTTAACAAGAACAAATCGGATTTGTCCGTTAAGCGCGGGATATACGTGTACGGACACTCGGGGTGCGGAAAAACCGAATTCGTTACGCGAATTCTGAACGAGATGAAATACGACATTATACGGTACGATGCCGGCGACATTCGAAATAAGAGCGTGATTGACACGATTACAAAACACAATATGTCGGATCAAAGCGTGATGTCGATCTTCGAACAAATGCCGAGGAAGCTGGTTATTGTTATGGACGAAATCGATGGTATGACCACGGGGGATAAGGGCGGTATTACGTCACTCATTAAGCTCATTCGTCCCAAAAAAACAAAAAAACAGAAACTGGAAGTTTACACCACAAATCCGATCATATGCATCGGAAATTATGAAATGGACAAAAAAATAAAAGAAATTATGAAGGTTTGTCACACGATCGAGCTTGTCGCACCCACGCACCAGCAAATACACCGACTGGTTGGCGCCATAATGCCGGACTTGGTCACGAACGCGGCGCTCGGCGAAAAGATTGCGGCATTTGTGCAGTCCGACATTCGCAAACTTATGACGATATATAACATTCGCGTAAAAAACAGCGCGATCATTGACGAAGCCGTACTTGACACTATTTTCAAGGCGAAGGAGTGTTCCGAGAACAGTAAAGCGATAACGTCGCAGTTGTTCAACGGGCATCGCGGTATATGCGAGCACACGGCGCTGATTAGTGAGACGGATCGAACCATTATCGGTTTGTTGTGGCACGAGAACGTAATAAACATGATTAGCACCGGCCGGTCCGATTTATTATTCTACGAAGCGGTGCTGAAGAATATTTGTTTCGCGGACTACATTGATCGAATAACCTTTCAGAAACAGATATGGATATTTAACGAAATGAGCTCCTTGATTAAAACCTTTTATAATAATGCGCTTTATCATCAATACTCGCACCCTCAACCTCAACCCCAACCCCAACCCCACATAACCTCCGCAGACGTTCGATTCACAAAGGTGCTTACAAAGTACAGCACGGAGTATAACAACTCCATTTTTATTCAGCGCTTATGCAATCAAATGTTAATGGACCAGAAAGATTTGGTTGAATTTTTTAAAGAACTAAAAAACGGCGCCGATACCGATAAAGGAAAATGCAATGACGCAATGGTGGCATTATTTGAACAATGTGAAATCACGAAACTGGACATTGATCGAATGTACCGCTATATTGATAAATTTTCAGAGTCTGGTTTGGGCAGCGCCGCAAATTTGAATTGCGGCGCCAAGATGGTTTCAACGGGATTGGGGCACGCGAAGAAAAAAAAGAAGCAGGTAATTTTTGGTGACGATGAAGACGATTACGAAAGCGACGACGATATCGAAAACACCGAACATTTAGAATTAGAAATAGACGTTTAAACAAAACAAAAATGGAAATAACCCTCAGACATAATATTCCGGCATGTCGTCGATCGACATTAGTGCCGTTTTTTTTACCTTCTGGCTTACCTCATTTGCCGGCACCACGTATTTCGAAAACAGGGGGTTCGATAATTGTGCAGAAGGAACGTGGTTGTGTACGGTTCGCGCAATCATTTTATATAATTTGAAATTCGGATACCGCTCCACGCCACTCGACTTATAAAGCACGTTTCGACCCTTGTCGTCCTTCACCCATTGCACGATCAGTGCAATGATGGGGTCGGAATTCGAAAGTCTGGCGACGGATGTTACATTGGGTATGAAATAATCAAACAGCGAGCACGCCAGCCGACACAAATCAAAACTGGGATTTGGTTCCAACACCGGCTTTTTTTTGTTAACGTATGGTTCGAAATTATATTGCGTGGCCGCATCGCCTTTGGGGTGGAAACTGTCACTGCATATGGTTAAGCTCTTATATTTATAAATCGCGCGGCCAAAATCAATAATTTTAAATAGTTTACCATATGTCGGGACGCGATAGTACGTGCCGTTGTATAAATAATGCACGAATGGTTTATCGGTCTCGACAAACATCACATTATTCGTGTGTAAATCATTATGCGTGAACCAGAACATTTTTTGGTATGCGACGAGAGTCATAATTATTTGCATTAAAATCGAACTCCATTCGTCCACGGTTAATACGACCCCGTCTTCCAACAGCGAATCGAGTGTGTCGTCGCATTCTTCCATGAGTATCATATTCACGGGAAACTTTTTAATGTTGACGTACACTTCATCGTCCTCACCATCGTCACCATCGTCACCATCGTCGCCATCGTCACCATCGTCACCATCGTCGCCATCGTCGCCATCGTCGCCATCGTCGCCATCGTCACCATCGTCACCATCGTCACCATCGTCGCCATCGTCACCATCGTCGCCATCGTCACCATCGTCATCCGCATCCGCATCGGAATCGACGTCGGCACGATCGGCGCCGATGGTATTGGTATTGGTCGAATTTGACGACCGAGACGAATTTGCAGACGCATTAGAGTGGATGGGCGGCGTATCGACGCATGCCGGGGTATTGGGGTTAGCGGTCATGACTACACCGACGCCATTGTCATTTGGCGTCTCCGATCCCGATTCAAAAAATGTGTGAATTGTCTCGTCCAACGTATCCGTTGTTATTACAAGGTCGGCATCATCCGCACTAATGGATTTACACACGAGTCGCGGTTTATAGGTTCGCATTGACGCGTTAACGCCCGCACTGCAAGCGTCGCTGTACAAGTATTGTACAGTTTTTTCATATGCGGCTCTGCTATTCGAGTCCATACTGTAAATAACGTCATTATTGGCCTTGAAGAACCCGCAATCGTGAAAGCATTCAATATCATCAGTAATGTTAATTTCAAAATTTTGTTTGTAGCCTATGAATGCGCCGTAGTACTCGATGCCGTGGCAAAACTTGTGAGCATGCATCGCCTTGCTGCTTAGGTACGTGAAAAATCCGTCAACGTATGCCGAATTGTTACAATCCAATATCTTTGAGTGACAGGCACTTTTATCAGACCCGTATTGCGGCAGCGTCATTAGCGTCGCGTCGGTTATGTCATACTTTCCCGAAAGGTAGTTTAACGGATCAAGCAAAGGTGAAAACTTTATAAAAATGGCCTTTTCGGTCACGGCGTCGGCCGATTCGCGTTTGCCGTTTCCACTCGTCTTAACTTGTCCGGTTACATAGTGCGGATCAGTTTCGTCGCCATCGTCATTGCATAAAATTTTAGTCAGTTCGTATTGACTGTTTAAAACGACGCCATTAAAATTATTTGCATTTAACTTGAAGAAATTCTGATAAATAGGTATATAGTTCTGAACATTTGTAACATTCAATAGCGTATCGCATTCTAAACTGCGTATAACGTTCGAATTCGCCTTGCGGTAATAAAATTCCATAACGACCGTTTTTTTGTATTTTTGTATTGATTAATATTTTTATGTTGTATTTTTAACGTATTATGTTGTTCTTGTTGTTCTTGTTGTTCTTGTTGTTCTTGTTATTATGGTTGGATGTTATGTTCCAAAAATCGCGATAAAAAATCGGCGTTTAAATATTTACGTTTGCTCTTGTGCGATTTGTTAAACCGGTACTCGCTTATCCTTGAAAATGATTTTTTAACCCGCCACCCTTTTAATATCGCGTTTAAAATAAATGTCATTATGGCTATATTTTTATTATGCGTGGGGCGAACGTCATCAACGTCATCAACTCCAGCGCCACGACCATCGCGATCGTTTGCATTAGATGATGCTTTATGGCAATAGAATCGCATTGTATGATAATGCCAGTCGTCGCGCGAAATGATGTTGAATGATTTTAATTGTTCGCACAGGCCGTTCACCGCGGTTTCGGTTATTTTGCCTCTAGACCGTACAGTCCACGCGGAATTGTTCATAGTAAAATCGATTGTAAACCGATTTCCTACATAAGCCAATCCGGTTATAATGCACCCGGATTCCAACATGACGTAGATGCATTCCATAATTTTAATTCCACCGCTTGTTGACGACATTTTACTTCCTACTAAGAAAACATTACGCAAATAGTTCGTTATTAAGTTACATATTTCATAAATTAAATATTAAATAAAAAATTATAATTAATTTAAATTAAATTAAATCGCAATAAATTAAAATATTGACACTATGACGTCTTCCGCGTTCAAGCATAAAACACCTAAACAAATACTGATGAATGATAAGAACATAACTACCTTGGATAGCGTGCACAATGAAAAGCAAACGGAATTTAATTATATAAAAACGGTCATCATTCCCAAGCTTAAAATAGAGCACGAAGAGATAACCAAGCAATTAAAACACGAGACGATGAGTATAGAGTCCCAGTTAGAAAAAAAGGACCGCGTATTAGAAATTGCGAAATCCATTACCGGTTACAAAAAAAAAATAAAGGACTATTATTTAAATAACAACAAATACATATTTTCGTATTTTGAAAATAAGCAAGAAATTTCTACCAACACCGCAGCAGCCGATTCTAAAAATACAAAGACCGCTGCAGAATCGCACGCATCCACCCGGACGAATAAGGCGCAACTCATAAAATCGTTTTTTAAAATTACAGAACCTGCGCACAACCAAGAGCACAACCAAGAGCACAACCAAGAGCACAACCAAGAGCACAACCAAGAGCACAACCAAGAGCACAACCAAGAGCACAACCAAGAGCACAAAAACGCGCAAGATGTTAGAACCCGCGACCAAAAACAAGAAAGGCCCGACCAGCGACAACAAATGAATTTCACGGCCGTGCAACAATACCTTTATAACAACGATTATTCCAATATAGACATGGATTTATATACGTATCGCACGGATGTCTGCACGCATTGCCACCACGGAGAGATGGTTCCCATTGACAGCGAAGGTATATTGGTGTGCAATAAATGTTCAAATTTTATAGTGTATTTCGTGGATAACGATAAACCGTCGTACAAGGAACCGCCCAAAGAGGCGTGTTTTTATGCGTACAAGCGCATCAACCATTTTCGCGAGATTCTTGCACAGTTTCAAGCGAAAGAAACTACACAAATAGATGAATCGATTATTTCGGCAATTTCGCACCAATTACGAAAGGAGCGACTTACGCTAGACCAATTCACGGATTCCAAAGCCAAAGAGATACTTAAAAAACTCGGATATAATAAATATTACGAACACATTCCATTTATTAAAGACAAGCTTGGCATCAAGCCGCCCGTAATGTCCCCCGAATTAGAGGAAACGCTGTGTAACCTGTTTATGGAAATACAGCGGCCGTACGCGAAATTTTGCCCGGACGAGCGCGTTAATTTCCTGAATTATTACTATACGATTTATAAGCTGTGCGAATTGCTGGGGCAAATTCAGTTTCTCTCCTATTTTCCAATGCTGAAGGACCGAGAGAAGCGCATCGAACAAGATGAAATCTGGAAAAACATCTGCAAGGAGCTCGGTTGGGTATTTATTTCAACCCAATAATAACATAGAGATACGTCCGATTATTATCGTACGAATAAAAATTAAAAGTAAAAGATGCCGAAACCAGCGCCATCCGATTGTTTGGATCACGCATTAAAACTTCACGAGGACATAATTTGTCGTCTGAACCACTTCATCGCAATTAAAAAAATACCGAACATCATATTTCACGGAAGCAGTGGGTGCGGTAAAAACACAATTCTCTCCGAATTTTTGAGCAACATTTATCAAAAAAATCAAAGTGTTATGAAACAGTACACAATGACCGTAAACTGCGCGCACGGCCGCGGTATTCGGTTTATACGAGACGAACTCAAGTTTTTTGCAAAAACCAATGTGGATTTATTGGACGGAGAGCGGTTTAAATCCATCGTATTGTTGAATGCGGACAAACTGACCATTGATGCGCAGTCTGCTCTGCGCCGATGCATTGAACTTTTTTGTCACTCGACCCGTTTTTTTATAGTGGTTGATGATAAAAATAAACTGTTGAAACCGATTCTCTCTCGTTTCTGTGATATATACATTTCCAACACGGTTGAATCCGAAGCAACGCCCAGAACTATAATTAACCTGCACAACTACAATTTAGAACGGGCTGCGAGCGGCTTAATCGAAATAAAACAAGCCAGGCGCTTAAAATTAAATGCGTTGCTAGAAAATTGTAACCACAACGCCGGTGCCGTTACAGTGCTCGACCGTGTTGAATATTTTAAACTTGTAAAACTGGCAGAGAGGTTGTATGAATTGGGGTACAGTGCTTTGGATCTAATCGAAGTGGTTGAATCGGAAACGAATGAGGGTGGGGCAGGGGCAGGGGCAGGGGCAGGGGTCGGAGTTGACGACCGCGTGCTTAAAAAATACGAACTATTGATTGCATTTAGCCGAGTTAAAAAAGAAATTCGAAATGAAAAATTATTAATGTTATTCATTTTATATTTTATGAAATTTCGTTCCGAATTGGAATTAAAAAATATTACATTCATTTAAAAATAAATTCAAACTCAAAATGGACGATTATTCGCTTTCTAATTTGTACGAGTCTCGCAACGAATTTACAGCGCGACTTGTAAATTTGTTGACGCCGCATATTATTGACGGGTTGCGGTCGATATTTGATGAAGCGTGGAAGCTTTGTTCGACCAATGAAGAAGATTCCAAATATTTAATGACGTTTCAAAATTTCCTGTCACGCGTGCCAAAATGGAACCCCGCTATAATTGATCAAGAGTGCGAGCGCATCAAGGAACGCAGCTCGTGCGGCTACATCGGAGACTTGATCGCGTGCGTCCACGTGGTGCAACTGAAGAGCTTGACGTGCATGCGCGTTGGAATGAAAAACAAAAAAGTAAACGTGGACGTGCCGAAGGAAAACGACTTCATACATCGGGTTTACATCAACGCCGCGCGAAAGCTCTATTCCAACGTGTATTTATACGAGAGAAACGTGCATTCGCTGCAAATGCAGCGAAATCGCCGCGACATTGAAGTCATTGTGCAGGAGTGCATAATGAACGCCATGCGAGACACGATCCCCATCGAAAAGCTACTGAAAAGTTATATGGATCCAACGATTGAAGAAGACGTTGAGATAAGTGAAACCACGAGCGTGATAAATCGGGAGACGCTTGTCGATAGTTCCAACACGAGCGGAGTTGATGTAACCGTTGACGCCAACGACGATCGAGGGATGCCCGAGCTCGCGCCATCGCGAACCGTACGTGGCGATGACGGCAGTAAAACTACAAATTTAGATTCTGATGCGGAAGCGGTGTCGATTATGGAAAACCGAGAGAAAGAGGCATTAAAAACCGCCGAGACCAAGGAACTCGAACAAATGCGGGCGATTTTGGCGTCGGATTCGGAAACCGCCGTATCGCCGCGTGGCGTTACGTTTAATGACCAAGTGGCGATAAAATCGGATGAATCGATTGGTGATAATGGCGAAGACAGCACGTTTCGCGAAGCGGGCGCCGACGATAACAATGACGGGTATGAGAGCGACACACTGCAAATCGGTGACAGCGTCTCTAATATGGATTTAGGAATAGAAATGATGGATTCGGGGTCGTCAGCTGCCGCCGATATCAATATTCTGGACGATATCGAAGTTCTCTCATAATCTCACAACAACGAAACCCGAACCAAAATTAATGTAAATTATATTTAGATTTGGAATTAAAGATATTTTCACATCTTATATTATAAAATATCAAACACACACACACACACATACATATACACATACAATGAAACTCGCGCATATTGGCGCAGTGATTTTTCTATGTGGTATTGGAATGAATTGTTTAGCGATTCCAATCCCCGAAATGATTGTGCAAGTATCTGAAGAAGTTCTGGATACTGGTGTTGAAAATGCCAATTTCGTTGATGTTATCAACAAGAGCGGCAGCAGCAGCAGCGACAATGTCAACAATGTTAATAGTGACAACAAACGCGACGTCCACCACGACCACCCAGAACCAGCAACCACTGTTTATGGTCGAAAATTACTTCGTCGGTTTATTCCGAGGGTAATACACCGCATATTTTCTAGGCCTGCACCAGCACCTGCGCCTAGGCCTGCGCCAGCACCCGCGCCTAGGCCTGCGCCAGCACCCGCGCCTAGGCCTGCACCAGTAGTGTTCAAAGCCGCTCCTAAGCCTGCACCTAAGCCTGCACCAGTAGTGTTCAAAGCCGCGCCTAAGCCTGCACCTAAGCCTGCACCAGTAGTGTTCAAAGCCGCACCTAAGCTTGCACCTAAGCCGGCACCAGTAGTGTTCAAAGCCGCGCCTAAGCCTGCACCAGTAGTGTTCAAAGCCGCGCCTAAGCCTGCACCTAAGCCGGCACCAGTAGTGTTCAAAGCCGTGCCTAAGCTTGCACCTAAGCCGGCACCTAAGCCTGCACCAGTAGTGTTCAAAGCCGCACCTAAGCTGGCGCCCAAGGTCGCCACAGGAGTCAAGAAGGTCGCAGCTAAAGTAAAGAGGGCGTTTGGTTCCAAGGTAAAGAACGTGATATCCAATGTAAAATCGGTTCTTCCCAAAATAAACGGATTCAAAGTATATGGAAACTTCTGCGGTCCCAATTACTGCGGAGGCCAAAAGTTCAAGGGGGCCGAAGGACCGACGTGTCGGTGGGGAGTCACACCAAAAGACTCGCTTGATTCGTGCTGTAAACTTCACGATAGTTGCTGTGGTACACCGAGCACTCGTAGCGTGCGTTGTAATCAGGAGATTTTGTCGTGCCTGAAGAACGTCAAGTGTCACGGGGTTGCGTGTAATGTCGCGCAGGCGGTTATGAAGGAAACCTTTTCCAGACTCAAAAACAAAGTGTGTGGTAAAGTGTTTGGCAAGCCTTCTAGTAAACCGGTTGCGATAAAGACGACTCCGGTTACGACTCCCGTCCCTGCGACAGTTCTGCCTATTTATATGACTTGCGATAACGAATTTGATTTGTATGTCAACGGCAATAAAATCGGTCGCGGGACAAGCTGGACGACGACATATAACTTTTCACCCATTGTTAAACCAGGTGACGTTATCGCTATTGACGGTGTAGACCAAGGAGGACCCGCAGCATTTATTGGTGTGTTTGGTGGAAAGGTTACAAAACCGTCAGATTGGCGCTGTTCTACAAAGGAAAGCGCTGGGTGGAATAGAAATACGTTTGACGATTCGGCATGGACCAAGCCGGTAAGTTATGGGCGAAATCAAGATAATAATATTTGGCGGTCTGTCGGAGGCGGTTCTCGTCCAAATATTCCCGCTGATGCCGAATGGTTGTGGACGAGCGATAATAATAATCACAACCGCGTATATTGCCGGTATATCCCGATGCCCGCACCCAAGGTTGTCTCCGCATCCGCGCCCAAGGTTATCACCGCGCCCAAGGTTATCACCGCTCCCAAGGTTGTCTCCGCACCCAAGGTTATCACCGCACCCAAGGTTGTTCCTGCGCCCAAGGTTGTTCCTGCGCCCAAGGTTATCACCGCACCCAAGGTTGTTCCTGCGCCCAAGGTTATCACCGCACCCAAGGTTGTCCCCGCGCCCAAGGTTATCGCCGCGCCCAAGGTTATCACCGCGCCCAAAACAGTGGTTGTCTCTGCATCCAATGTTGTTGCAGCGGCGCCTGCTCCTGCTCCTGCAGCGGCAACTAGTCCCACAGAGGTCAAGCAACGCGCAATTGATGAAATTATTGCAGCCGGCGCGAAGACCGATTCAAAGCTCACCAAATTCCAGAAAAATCTCGTCGTCATAATGAAGGACACCAGCGACGAACAAACAAGGATTGAGAACGAGGATCGTAATAACTATAACGGGGTTAGCACAACCCTTCACGCCGAACGTTTACGCCTAGAGGCGACCCACAATATCATACAAAAACTCTATTCAGAATCCCAACACTTGAACGCAACCATTCGTACGCATTATAACAAACTAATTGCCGATACGAGGTACCTTCATACCCTTGACGCAATACGCCCCGCGTTTTTAAAATCTCTCGGAGAATTGGCATCGCACATTCGTTCTGTAAAAACGGTTGTGGATAAAAATCTGATCAAGGACGAGTACAAGGACGAAATGATTGGTCTCCTCTCCGACATTCATTTCAATATGCGCAATATTTCCGGATACGTCGCCACCGCATTTGTGAATCATTACAATAAGTACAAAGCCCTGATTCAAAATGAGAATGTCGAATACTTGTCGGAAATGAAACGCTTGACGGCGTTATCAAACGAGTATAAAGTGCAATTTCAGAAAAATGCCGATATTGAAAAGGACCGTGCACGTCTTCAAGACATTCTCTCGAAACTTAAAATGACGCTATCTTTCTCTGTTTCACAGCGAGAAGAATTTGATTTGCTCGTGAAACAGGTGATGCGTATTTTCGAGAAGAAGCGGTGCTAGTTAATTAGAACCCAAAGTGCAAGCAAGTTAATATGTATTTTTTTATTAATAAAAAACTCTAATAAAAAAACAGTGCATTTAAAAATTATTTTTATTTACGAGAGCGGCGTCGCGTTTTGCCGCCGCGGGTTTTCGGTATACTCGCGTTAAGATCCATCATTTTATCCCCCCAAGTTGTATCAGTTCTACCAGTTAGATGGTATTGCGATACAGCATCGCTGGTTACTCCGGCATCGGCTTCGGCTAATAGTTTATATGAAATACCCCCCGCCAATAACATTAATGTCAACGTTGCAAGGTCCTTAGCGCTAACATTCGGATTTTGTACCTTCGCCGATATGTTGTGAAACAAGTTTCGCATGTCGTTTTGGTGGTGGATGGGTTGAAGGTGGATGGGTTGGGGTTGGTGTTGGAGTTGGAGTTGTGGTTGGGGTCGGAATGTTTTAGGTATGATGGCGGGTTTACCTTTACGGCGACTGGCATTGGGGTATTGTTTTCCGTGCATTTTATTTTGTATGTATGTAAACTATATTATATAAAAAATAAATAATTAATATAATTTCATAAAAACAATATAAATTATACTATTTAATTACGTATAAAATAAAAAAATACTACTATGGGTCAAACACTTTCATTTGCGTCAACGTATGAGTTGAAATTAAAACCGTCACTTTTCACGTACGACAATAAAACCGAAACGGACACGCACGTTGAAATATCCGACGATCACAATGCTGAGAAGATATCCTCATACATTTCCGGAAACGGGTTTAAAACTGCAGTTACTAAAATAACTAAAGTTTCGGTAAACGACGCGGACGGTGCCGCCGTTTATTTGACATTTGCGTTCGATCAATCGAATATAACGTATAATGCCGACGATAATGCCGTAACCATCATTGGTAAATGGACCCAGGGCACAAAACAAAATAAAAAATCAATAAAGCGCGCAAAGTCTGCGGCTGTAAATGCCAAACGCGCTACCGCGGACGAGCATGATGAAAATAAAGACGTTGGTTCCGACGACGATCTCGATATTAAAGTGTCGGATGTTCTGACCGAAATAAAAAATAAACTGCACCGGGAGGCGTATTTGGAATCTGAAATTTCAAGACAGCATCTATATATTTGTTTTTCGGACGACGTTGATATGTGTAAAATTTAGATAGAATGTTATGTTATTATTGTATTTTAATTATTATTTATTTATAAATAAATAATTATAAAATTGATTTTAAAATGAATTTTTAAATGAAAGTATAATAATATATAGGATTGAATGCGACAGCACCAGCACCAGCACCAACGCCGAGACCCTACGAAGGCCGAACTAGCCGACAATGCATCGAGGCAACAGCATCTCAATCATCTGGCTCAGACGTATTTAGAGAATGCAATGTCTGCGAAGGATGCCTACGAAATGGAAGTTCGATTTGGAACGCGCGGTATTAGGGGCATCAAACCCATTATGCGCCGCGATCACGAAAACGTCATTGGGAAATTGTTGTCCGAAGGATATAAATGCAGTCGAGCGGGCGATTACCATTTACGCATTCAATGCGTGCCCGAACCACCCAATCCCAAGGTCTCGGGCATTCGAGTCGAGATTAACGGGCGTGCCAATATACAGGAATACTGCAAGACCAACACGTTGAATCCGACCCACACCGTATTTAACAAGAAATCCGGCGCGTACATAAACGACGTCATTGTACCTCCCATAAACTTCGATGATTTTAATTTCAGGGTAAGCCTTCAAAAGGAACACCGTATGCGATATGAAAGTGCCGAAATACGGGCATTTTCTGCGGATTCCGAGTGGTCCAAAATGAGAAAAACGTTTCGGTACATTAACCGAACGTCGTTCGAACACCCCGACCTGCCGCTACGAATTGATTTGAGCGTGATAAAAGAATCGTACCGCAAAGAGGGCTCGTGGCGAATGGAAGCCGAATACAATTTCGCTACATCCAAAGTAACCGAGTCGGCGCTAAAATACGAAATTGAAATCGAGGTTTTGAATTCCCGCGTGGGACCGGGAAAGTTCGTAAATAGTGCGCCCGTACTGACCCACGCTTTGCGCGGGGCGATAAAAATTATTTTATCGGGGATTCAAGGAACGAATTTCCCGATTTCGTACCCCGAAATGCAGAGCGTATACAACGACTATTACCACCTGCTGCATTACGCCGAAAATAAGAAAACCGGAGACCGGCGGAGGGGTCGCGGATTGGGTTCGGGGTCGGATTCCGACCACGACGACGACGGAAAACTAAAAAACGATGGGGGGGATAATGCGCGATTGTTTCCAAGCGATTTCATAGGTCCGTCGTCGGTTACGCTGCAAAAATTCAACGTGGCCGATATCGACGCCGCACCTTACGACGAAACGAGTAAACCGAATATCCGGTTTAATTATACGGTGACCGAAAAAGCCGACGGGCAGCGAAAAATGCTATTTGTGAACCGGATTGGTCGAATGTATCTCATTGATACGGCGATGAACGTGCAATTTACGGGTGCGGTCTGCATCGACGATCGGCTGCATTACACGCTGATCGACGGCGAACATATTCTTCACGACAAGGCCGGTCGGTTCATTAATTTGTACGCCGCATTTGATATTTACTACATTCACAAAATCGACATTCGTCATTTGGCGTTTGCAACGACCGATCAAACCTCCACAGAATCCAATTTTCGATTGTATCATTTGAGCGAATTTATGAGAGATACGGAGGGCACGTTTCGGTCCGCGGTGCCCCTGAGCGGCACCAACGCGTCGGTGAAGGGAGCGGGAGGAGGGTTTGCAGCAGCGCCCATACGCCTTTCAGTCAAGCGCTTTGAGGTTGCCGGTAAAAACGGCGGACCGAGCGACATATTTCATTGCTGTTCGAGGGTGCTGAATTGGATCAACGACGGCGGGTTTGAATACAATACCGACGGTCTCATTTTTACGCCGGCCAACACCGGGGTTTGCGCATCTACGGTGGGTAAACACGCCCCGTTGAAAAAGCTCACGTGGCCGCGGTCCTTCAAGTGGAAACCCGTCGAGCATAACACGATTGATTTCATGGTGACTACCGAAAAACATCACGACCAGAGCGACATTGTGAAAAAAATGTACAGTACCGGCGAAATCATCGAGTACAAGACGCTCACACTCAGGGTCGGGTATTCGGTGGAGCGCGACGGGTATTTGAACCCGATGAACGCGGTCATCGATCTGTTGCCTAAAAACGACGCATCCGCGGCGGGTGCTGCGGCGGTAGGTTCGGACGACATCACCGCGTTTGCAGAATTGGATGCGTCTTCTACCGTTGCAATTGATTCGTCGACCGTTGCGGCGGGCATCGGTACAAAATACGCCAACAAGCAAGTCGCGGCACCGTTCTACCCCACCGTGCCACCCGACGATACGGCCCACATATGCAACATACGTCTGCAAAACAGCGGCGGGTTGTATCAGATGCTGACCGAAACCGGGGAGCCGTTTGCTGATCGCGCCGTGGTAGAGTTTCGGTACGATGCCGGTCGTGCTGCTGGATGGAGGTGGGTACCGATCAAAGTTCGCCACGACAAAACGCTGGCGAGAGAATTGGGAAACGCGTTTCACGTCGCAAACGATAACTGGTTTTCGATTCATAACCCGCTTACCGAACCAATGCTGCGAACCGGTGCAAACATATTTGTAGAAAGCGTGATCGAAATTGACGCGTACTACAACCGCGCGCCCGTTGTTCGTGACGGAGAACGATTGCGAGACGCGTCGTCGATGCAGCCGCTGCGCGATTTTCACAACTTGTTTGTGAAACGGGCGCTCATTTCGGCGGTGGCCCGACCTGGAAGCACGCTGATTGATTTGGCGGTTGGCAAAGCCGGCGACCTGCACAAATGGGCACACGCTGAACTGTCATTTGTCCTCGGAATCGACGTTGCGGAAGACAACATACGAAACCGGCAAGACGGGACGTACGCGCGGTACCTGAATCTTCGCAAAACCAATTTGATGAAGTCGCTGCCGTACATGGTGTTTATTCGGGCCGACAGCGGAAAACCGATTCGGGCAAGCGAGACGGATGCGTATCAGGGCGAACACGGTGGAAACGGGCGCGCCAGCGCAAGTTTGTACAAGGCCATTGCAGATACGGTATTTGGCGCGGTGGAGCGCGCGGACTCGACGGTGGTTGGGCGCGCCGTGGCACAACACTACGCGGTTGGAAAGGACGGGTTCGACGTGTGTTCGGTTCAGTTTGCGCTGCACTACTTCTGGAAGGACGTCCCCACGCTGCACGCGTTCCTGCGCAATGTCAGCGAAACCACCAAGGTTGGCGGACACTTTATCGGGACGTGCTATGACGGAAAGCGCGTGTACAAGATGTTGCTGACCGAGCGCATTGACGACCCGGTTGCGGTGTACGACGACGCGTGTCGGTGCGTTTGGTCAATAACTCGACAGTACGCGTACGACAAACGCGACAAACAGGGCGGTTCTGGTGGGTACCTGGACGATGAAACATCCGTCGGGTACGCGATAGACGTGTACCAGGAGTCCATAAATAAGACGCATCGCGAATATTTAGTGAATATGACGTATCTCACGCGGCTGATGGAGAATTACGGATTCGTGTTGGCGCCAAAGGCGGAAGCCGAACAAGCATACCATTTGCCGAACAGCATGGGGTCATTCCAGGAACTGTTTCGACTAATGAAGAGCGAAGGCGAAGCGTCGTCGGAAAGTGCGAGTAACTACGGCCTGGCCCCAAAAATGAACGACTCGTATCACAGCCGCGTTTCGTTCCTGAATAACTATTTCATATTTAAAAAGGACCGGCAAGTGGATGCCAAAAGCATATCGGAGGCGTTCATAAAAAACCAGGGAGTGCACGAGGCGCTTCAAGAGCATCTGGCCGTATCCGCGTCACACGTAGTACCTGCTACCGCCGCCGCCGCCGCCACTGCCGGAGTAAATCCGGGCGTTAAAGTGAATGCCAAGCCAAAGCCAAAGCCAAAGCCGGCCATTAAACCGAACCCGAACCCGAACCCGAACCCGAATAAGAACAAGAAGCCTGTCGCCAAAAAGGTAGCAGAAGTAGCAGAAGTAGCAGAAGTAGCAGAAATAGCAGAAGTAGCAGAAGTAGCAGAAGTAGCAGAAGTAGCAGAAGAACCAAAGATGGAGGCTGCAAAAAAACGAAAATACACGCGAAAGGCAAAGCCGTCTGACGCGCCCGCAAGCGACTAGTATTGGTTGGTGTGGGATTTAGAATGAACGAAGTACATTAATAAAATTTTATTTTTTTTGAGTATACTTCGTTTTACATTTGTTGAGATAATTGTCCAAACGATATAAAAATGTTGGGTAATATATAACTATAGATATTCAGACCAATATGAACGGTGATGATAGGATAAGTGTGGACGCTGGCGTGAACGGTATTCTGGCGAAAATGTTAACAATATTAACCGACGCTCGTAGTAACCGAACCGTGCGCGCGAAACCCGTAATTGTATCAATTGATGGCGGAATTGGGTCCGGCAAATCAACATCGGTTGATCAACTCAAGACCGCGTTCAAAAATATGCCCAACGTGTGCTTTATTCAAGAACCCGTGGATTCCGTATGGAATCGGGTCGTGGATGAAAACGGCGAAACCGTACTTGCCAATTTTTACAAGAACCCCAAAGAACACGCGTTCAAGTTTCAAATGATGGCGTACATTTCGAGACTGTCCATACTGCTTGACGCGGTCCGAAACCCGGAGAACGATATCATCGTCACTGAACGGTGCGTCGAAACCGACCGCAACGTGTTTGAGAAAATGCTTTACAAACAGGGGCAAATCGACTTGATCGAGCACACCATTTACAACATGTGGTTTGATGAATTCAATCGCGACGTGTGCGTGACGGGCATTATATACATTCGTGCCTCAGCGGAAACATGCATTACTCGAATCAGCCATCGCGCCAGAGAAGGTGAGGTCATTTCACCGACATACATTTCAGAATGCAACGCGTATCACGAAGACTGGATTATGACCGATCCGCGCAGCAAGCTGATAATCGACGCCGACAAGGATACGGTCAATGACGCCGCCGCAGCCGACGATAAAATACTCAAGATGATAACATTTATATTATCTCTATGCAGTTACGTGGGGTGTTAATACAAATCTACATACTGGACAAGTTTGGTGGTACTTTATCCAGTTTAAAATGCACGTTTGATGAAATGCGTGACCGCACGGGAGGATTTTCCAGGGCTGGGATGTTTTATCCAAACAAATACAACATTCGGATTGAATATCAACAACTGTTGCATTAAGATGTTGTGTATTCGCGACAATATTGCTATTGCCTCTGCAACAATAAAGCGGTATAAAAACGGACGCGTATAAAATCCCAAATAACGTGTACAATAGTGACAACACTAAAGTGTGTATTTTCAAAACAGATTGCCCTACACAACACGCGTTATATAATTCAAACCTTGGTGGATACGTTTCAATAAAACAAGCTACTTTTATAAGGATTTCGACTATTGAAAAAAACAGCCTCGATCTCGGCCAATGTGAATTTTTCCACATTTCAAACTCGTATATTGAAAACACTTGCCCGTATTTTTTGAAATGCGCGTACTCGTAACGCGCGCTGTTGACAAGTGATCCCAACATAGCGACGAGCATGCAAATATTGACTGTATTTACAGAACATGTGGGTAGAGTGCTGGTATAAAACACGAGTCCCATTAACTTCAAAAAAATGCATACTTTCGCAAATGATCTGGCTTCGTCGTACACAAATACGAATTCCACACGGTGTTGGTCCATATCGACAATGTGCTCCATACGAGTATGAATAAGGAAAATCTTTAATATTTTATTTTATCAGTTTAGTGGATATAATAACAATTGATTACGTGCATTAATTATTATTATTATTATTATTATTATTATTATTATTATTATTATTATCATATAAATATATGCTAACAGTAAGCGTATTAACACAGCCAATGCAAGTCAAAGAAGACAACGCGCGGAGACCCACGATTGCGTATCAATACACCTTGTCGGATTTTGATAGAATTATATGCAACGGGTTTGATTATTTGGCACCACCTTATATCATAGCACTGATCTCTAGTTTAGCGGACCAGGTTGGCGCACCCACGTATGTGAAGACCCCCATCTTTCCAAAGGGTAAAACTTCGACCGGTTCGGGAAGTGCGGGTGGCATTAATGGTGGGTTGTCAACCGCTTCTGATAAGCGCGGTGTGAAACGCCTCGATCAACAAATAACGGATGACGACTGGGAGTCAATACGCGCCTTCCAGGCAACCGAACTCATTCGAGTGCAAGGAATTGAATCGCATATTAACACCATTCGCGCGTGTTTGAACAGGCTTACCAACGACAGCTATTTGGAAACTCTCAACACGATTTTAAAGGAGATCAGCGATCTTACCGCCGACAATGCCAACACCGAACACATGCTCAGAATCGGAACCTCGATTTTTAATACCGCGAGCTCGAACCAATTCTATTCCGAAGTGTATGCCAGGCTGTATCACGATTTGATAAAATCGTATCCGCTGTTCGAAACCATTTTCGAATCGAATTTGGGAGAATTTTTGGGGCTTTTTAACTCAATCGAGTACTGCGACCCTAAAAAAGATTACGACAAATTTTGCACAATGAATAAAAACAACGATCGCCGAAAAGCGATGTCGCTATTTATAGTTAACCTTATGAAACAGGGCATTGTTTCGTCGGAACAAGTGATTGAAATTGTTATTAATTTGCAAAAGCTGATACGCGAGTACATAAAAACGCCGGGCAAATCAAACGAGTTGGACGAGATATCCGAAAACATTTTTATAATTATTAAAAATAGTCACGAGGAGTTGACCAAGCTGGAAGAATGGGCCAACGTTCTCAATAGCGTCACGTACGTGAGCCTGCTAAAGGTGAAGAGTTATCCAAGTATCACAAATAAGACCATTTTTAAGCACACCGACATATTGGAGCTGTTTCAGTAAATATTGGGGCTGCCGCCCCCGCAAAACCCCGCAAAATCCCGCTTGTAATATTTACGCCTATGTAATTAATGGCTTGAATATTATTCATCTTCTATTTTAGGATTTTCTTCAGCAATGCTTTCTCTATTGTTATATAAATCTATCTTGATCTTATCTTTGCACTGATTCCTTAAATATTCGTGCCTTTTTCTCTCCTTTTCTTCTTCGTAATCCTTCATGATCTTCAATATCTTCAATCGGTTTTCCATATTTGTCTTCTTTTTGTCCGATATTGATGCATCGTCTTTGATTTCATCATATCGTTCCTCTATAAAATGTAATACTTTGTCCAATAACTTATCACTAATATTATCGTATTTATCTAATTTCCATTTTTTACCGTCGTATATCATCGCATTTCCTCGATTGATGTCTGATATATAGATATTTTTGTACTCTGGATACTTTTCATTGATATGGATTTTCTCCAACATTTTGGTAGGAATATTGTACCCCATCTGCATCAACGCTTCAAAAAACGATGTGTTGTCTATTTTTGAAAGGTCTTCTTTACCAAATCCTATGATATTGATGGTGTTGCTTATCCCATTGTTTTGATTTTTTATATTCTTATTGTTTTGTGTATGGTTGTTTATTTTATTATTGTTTTCTAATTTTTCTATCTTTTTATTTAATTCTTCTATTGTGAATGCTAATTTATTGTTTTGTTCTAATAATTTGTTTAATATCTCCTCTTTTTCACTTATTTCTTGCTTCTTTACTTTACATGATGATTTATGCCTATTGTAATTATCGATTCGTTCTGTCTTATATCCACAATAATTACACATAATTTCTCTCGGTTCTTTTGATGGTTTTTGAGGGAAATTTGAGGAGATTTGAGGGAAATTTGAGGAGATTTGAGGGAAATTTGAGGAGATTTTAGGTAAAATTGAGGAGATTTGAGGGAAATTTGAGGATATTTTAGGTAAAATTTCGGCTTTTAATTCGCATGATCTCTTTTTTTTATTTATGTGATAATTATATGTCGATTTTTTCGTAAATATTTTATTACACAATTCGCATATATGCATAACCATCTTGATATATATTAATTATATTATTTTTTCTTTTTAAATTTAAAAAAGCATAATTATGCTAAAAAGCATAATTATGCTAAAGGCAGAATTATGCTTTTTATTATTTGTGAGAGAGTTGACAATTATTTTATAACTATTATTTTCACAATTAAATAAATATTAAAAACATTTATTTTAGTATTTTATCATGTCGACTACCGCAAATCCATCATCATTAAAATGGCGTAATTTTAAAACAGTTCGTTTCTACACCACCAAATATGTTTTGAATTTAACCCGAGCACTCAGCCAAATGCTATTGCGAGAACTCAAAATACTTACGGCCGATATCGTTTTCGACGCCCTTGTTACATCTGAAACAGTGCAACGAAATCGAACGAATCCCACAGAGCTGCTATTTATTTTAATTCCGCAACTGCTGGTTACCGATAGTAATGCTGTGCCGGACGCCGGAAAGTATTGCATTTACCAGCTCGAACAGATGAACGATAAAAACGTCGCCAGTGAAACGCTTATTAAAACGCATTTCAATTCCATACTTACCTCTTTAATACGCAACAGCGTCGCTGCATTCGATTACAGTTCCGTGAATTTGGACTATTATCCGGAGTCGCTGCGATCCAAGATTACACTGCTTCCGCCTCCAATCTACATTACTCCCGCCATTCCATCCAATCGTATTCATTTTTCCGACACGCGGCGCAGTGATATATTATTTTACGGGTCATTTAATGCGCGTCGCGAGAGAATAGTCGATCAGCTCGCGCAGAATTTGATTCGGCGCGGTTATAAATATAACATACGAGTATTGACCCGATCTTTTGGAGATGAACTGATGGACTACATATCGGGCGCGCGAATAGTGTTAAACATTCACTTTTATGCAAACAGCATTCTTGAAACGGACCGCATACACACGGCGCTGCAATTTGACAACGTAACCGTGATCAGCGAATATCCCACGCAGCGCGACGCGTTGCTACCCATTTATGAATCGTTTCCACAAATAAGGTTTTGTAATGAAATTGGCAGCGACGCGTATAATGTAGACGAACTTGCCGACGCGTGCATACGCGCCATTGCCGGATCCGATGATGATGACGGCGTTGCGCGTGCGGCAGCGCACTTGCGCACAATAAATCAGCTGAACGCATTATGCGGCGCGCACTTAATACCAATGGAAAAGTGAAAACATCGTGGACAATAAATAAATAAATAAATAAATAAATAAATAAATAAATAAATAAATAAAATAAATAAAATAAATGCAAATGTTTTATTTTATTTAATATATTAAATAATAATAATAATAACAACCATATACACAACACATACACATATAAGTGACGCGAGATGGCTAACGTAACGGGTGAAATTGAGGTATGTGATCTGTATAAAGAAGTCAAAATATTCAAAGTTTCGCATTTGACGGGAGACGCCATTCTTAACATATATGTTTTTTGCGGACGCGATTATGAAGACCATACCATTTTTTTTGAAAGTGTATTTAAACCGACATTTTTTAATGATTCGTCTACAGAATCCACACTGTCACGCGACAACCCCAATGTTAAAAAGATGCTCCCATTTTTTAGTATGCACGAATTGGAAAATATCACCCGTCACAGAATCAATGTTGTATTTGTACGCGAGCACCGCATACATTTGGACGACACTATAGACACAATAAAACGCAAGATAATACGCGCGATTCATTCGCACCAGAGTGACGATCCATCGAATCCGGATTCAGACCAGTCCGTTAATGATTTGTCGACAAGCGAGCTGTATTTGTTTGGAAAACGCTGCGTGCCGCATTTTACAACGCAGATGGCGTATGACGAGCTATCCCGTTCCGGAAAAGACGCGATTACTAAAGTAAAGCTGGATAATTTTGTTTCGAATATTGACAACATAAATAGTCCAAGCGTGGACATAACGGCGTTTAAAGACGACTGCTACAGAAAATACAAGAGCGGATCGTCGTTATTGGATGATGATGGTGATGCGGGCGACGATGACGACAACCCCGTCGCGCCGGATTCCGACGAGGGCGCCGCTGCCACCGCCGACCAAATCGACAAGGATGAAACGCTGTACACGTTTAACGACCTTCGTGATCTTAATTTGGAGCGTAAAATGCAAATTGTAAACGTGTGCATTGGTCACGAATTCGTAGAAGATAAAAGCGCGCACGTGTTCTCAACCAACCCATTTGTGCAATCAACCTCGTACGACCCCGCGCTGCTGCAAGGCGGCGTCACTGCGGTAGACAACGGGGAATTGCTGCTAATGGATTGCGGGCTATTTTTATTTAATACTATATTTGTGTGCACCGCGCGCGACGTGCTTGATTTTTCGGCTTCGGTGTCGCATAAAACCGATGTCACCGGGGTGTACGCATTGCACATCTATTTTCCGCGTCTTGTCAAGCAAATGAACGCGTCTCCGAGCGGCAGTGGCGTGTCAATCGAAACGTATCGGAGTTCGACATTAACAAAAGCGCTTGCCGAAAGTGCGCACGCCGATGTAAACGACAAGGCGTTCACGCGAGAATGCGCGAATGTAAATTTTTTTTACGACGTATACGACAATCGAGTTGCCAGCGTTACGAACCCGTCGGGCGAAGCACGGACGTTTTCATACGCGGAGCAAGGTATTCGCTCATTATGTGCGGTTATTCCGACCAAACGCGCGGCATCGTTTCCGATCGACGCGGTGTTCAAAACGGTGTGCACTACCAGCGAGCTGTTATTCGTCAAACTCAACTACGCGCGGCGCGACAATATGTTCAAAACGCACGCTCCGCGAATTAACCGGTATGGAAACAAGGTTCCATTTTTGGATGCGTCGAAGTTTAGCCATGTAAATGGCGACCTGTGTAAACGGGCGAACTGTGTTAGTTTATTTTTCTCAAATTTTGAAGGCGGTGGCAGCGCGCCATTGAAAAGGCATTGCAATTACCTCATTTGCGAAATCGACACGTCGGGGCAAGTGTTTATAACGCTCGATTTGCGCACTTTGTGCAATGTTGGCGAGATTGATGAAATTATAAAAACCACGCTTAATCCGGTGATAAAAAAAATGAACTACGCGCTTGAACAGAGCGGGATCGAGCTACCCTCGTTTACATCGATGTATGATACCGATAACGTGCGCACCGTGCGACTGAAATACGAAATACAGGCCAAGACGGATCATAAAATAAATATGGGGGCCATACTGGGTTGCAGCAGCAGTATATTCGCACCATCCGAAACGCCGCACCAAACCAAAAACGAAACCATTATGCACGTCAAGCGGGTTTCGAATTTTGACAGGGATCGGTCGATTGGCGACGCGGTTAAGGACCGCATTCGCATCATTATAAATCACAACACCAAACTTAGTAATGGTGGAAACTTGACAATGACAATTGACCACATAAATAATATTTATTACTTGGCCACATTCCCAATTTACATAGATGCGCTACTTCGCATTTTTCACGATGAAAACACGAACATACCGCGGGACATCATTCAGCGAATGTGTTTTGCAAATGAACCGCGCCCCGGTGCCATTGTTGCTCCCGCCGCTGCTGCTGCTGCCGCCGCCGCCACTGCCACCGCCACTCCCGCCGCTGCTGCTGCTGCCGCCGCCGCCACTGCCACCGCCACTCCCGCCGCTCCCGCCGATGTCGATCCAGATGCGGCGGATAAGCCCGAATCCGACGAGCCCTCATTTTTCCTGAGCAGTTTTTTGAAGGGTTCCAAATCCGACTCTGAGTCTGGTTCCGACTCCGACTCCGAGTCTGGGTCCGAGTCTGGGTCCGAGTCTGGGTCCGAGTCTGGGTCCGAGTCTGGGTCTGGGTCTGGGTCGGGGACCGGTTTCAAGACTGGAACAACCCGCCGCGGCGGCGCCAAAGCAATGGCCAAACATAAGGGTAGAGATGAAAAGAAAAACTGGGTTTTGGACAGATTGCAATCACACGATAAGGTGCTGTTTTTTTTATCAACCGCCCGCAACGAAAAGGGGTATGCTAGATGCTGCCAAAAAAGGTCGAAGGCGCACAATCATTCTCAACCGGTTATGCTAACCGACGAAGAAATGATACGGCAAGACGCCGTTTTTGCAACAAGGCCCGACGAATATCCGTTGCACGCCGAAGATATGAGTAAAACCAGTTTTTATCGGTACAGCGAGAAACTCGAAAAAAACGGCAAAACCGTCGTTGTTGTAAACGCGTATCGATTCGGCAGCACAACCCAAAATGCTAGATGGTACATTTGCCCCCGCTTCTGGAACTTTGTTGACAACACGTTTGTTTCAGAAGCCGAGGCCGCTAGATACTATAATAACGCCACGCATAAATACGAGTTGCCCGACAACATCTATGAATTCGAATCCGGCGTCGATCCGTACGTTCATTTGTATCCAGGTTTCGCGGAGCAAATGCACAACGACGAACTCATACGAATGCCGTGCTGTTTCACAACGTCGCTTCACAACATTCGCTATACCTCCGCGGAGGAAGCCCTCGTTAAAAAAGCAAAAAAGGCCAGCGACATTGATGCAATTCCTGACTGGAAGGTGAAGGCGTTCGAAACGGGCTTGATTCCATCGCTTGATGAAATAAACGGCAAAAACTACGACGGATCGGTGGCAAGTGCAGCCGCCGCCTCCTCCGCAGCCGCCGTAGCCACCGCCGCCGCCGCCGCCACCACCACCACCATACTCGACGCAAGCAAGCGATCGTTGAAGCCGCACCAGTTGGGGCATTTGCCGGTCGCCGCACAGAAATTCTTTTATTTTAACGGCGAAGAATGCGAAACCACCGGTCGCGAATGCATTTTGAGGCGCGGCGTAGAAAAGGGAAAACGGTCCGCGCAATCCATAATCGGAGCAATTGCGTATGTGTACGCCGAATACTGCACCCTGCGCGACGGTTTGCGCCAAACGATCGAGCGACCTTCCAACCGGGACATGCGGCGCGTTATTTTGGACGCAATAACGCTCGACGATTTTATAGCCTACCATAACGGGTCGCTGGTGACCCAATTTCAGAATCAGCCCGGGGACGGCGGAGACGACGGCATTGCAAACTACGTTATTCCCGACGAGTACAAGACGTCCACCGTATACGCACAGCTTAAGAAAGCTGCAGAGAATGACCGCGAAAGTGACGCGACGGCTTCCCTGCAGAAAACCGCACTGCTTCATAAAAAGTGCGTCGCGTTTGATAATTTTAAAACGTATTTTAATGACGACGAATCCGTGATTGACAGTTCGCTCATGTGGGACATTGTGAGTACGCCCAATCCGAAACTATTCGCCGAAGGGAATAACATGATTGTGTTGGAGCTACCCGACAACGACGATACGCACAATGTTCGCATCGTGTGCCCGTCCAATCACTACTCCGTTCATTTTTTTGATCGTCGAAAACCGACTTTTTTCTTGATTAAGCGGGACGTGTACGAGCCCATTTGCTTGCACCACAGCAGCAGAATCGCCACGACGGTTCGCTACCGGTTTGATTCGGCGATGTTGTCCGACAAGAAATCGAAGTTGATGCCGAACATTAAATACGCGATCAACTTTGCGAAACGCGTTCAAAATAAGTATTGCGCTCCCCCGGATACGAAATTTCATACGCAATATAAAATGAACCATCCCGCAAAATACATTGAGCGCGTTTTACATCGTCACGGCTATACGATTCAATCCCAGGTATTAAACTACGACAACCGCGTTATTGGCTTTATTGTTATAAAACGGGACCGGGGCGACGGCGGCAGAAGCGTCATTGGTCCGGGCTACATACCGACCGAATCGTCCGAACTGATTGTAGATTTCAAACGGCTTGGACAATTTGGCCGGGACGAAGCGGCTGGACCCCGGCACATACCAAAGTACGATCCCGTGTATACGGACGACCCAACCGTATCTTGGCAAGGGCTTGTTGCAACAACCGCGTTTTTAAAATACGTGAGCGACGATACGGAGGGAAAAATATCGTGCCTGCCAAGGGTTAAAGTTCTGGACGATTCGGGTAAAATGACAATTGGGGTAATCACCGAAACGAACCAGTTCATTCGTACCAACCGAGAAGAAAACCGACTCGACGAATATGACGACCGTCGGCAGGTGGCATCCGCTTCCGCAATTGGTGTGAGGGGCGACCACTTTATGATCGACAAGAAAATCATGCTGAATCAAGTCCAGAAACCCAGGCAGAACGTGGCCATACGCAATCTTCAGCTGGATTCCAACTTTTACAACGCGTTTCGAATCACCGCGCGATTCGCGTTAAACCGCTACCTGACTCCCGAGACGAGAAAGCATCGCAGGAACATTGAGCGCGCGCTTTCGGATGCGTCGATGTCGTACGCAGATAAGATGCGGTCGATTGGGGCGCAGCTACGCCCCCTCATGAGCGGGTACGTTGCATTTATCGAATACGACACCGGTGCAATATCCGAAGTATTCAGTTGCATTACAAACAAGTCGTGCAACGCGTCCGATGCAAGTGGTGGCAGAGAGCCGGCATCGGCATCGGCATCGGCATCGGCATCATCAACATATTGCGCGTACGATCCGGCCACAAAAAAATGCTGTCTGCACATACCGAGATACAAGATGTCGGCGTCGTCATCATCGTCGAGTGGTGCCGGAGAAAATGAAAACGAGCCCATTTATTATTCCAGATTGGCCGACGAGCTGGTTCGGCACGAGCGCGCCAGACTGTTTTTATTGACCGATAACGCCGGCCTATTCACCGGTCGGACGAGGTATCGCGTGTGCGAGGATGAAATTATTTTGATGCAGAGCGATATAGATAATAAATTTTTTAAACAGGCTAAGAATATGCCCGATGCAATAGGTCAACAAAGGGGGAAAGTAAATCCTATACCGAACACGTCATTTTTTAACGCAAAGGTGTCGGATAACGTTCCGCCAAAATATGACGAATCGTTTATGCGCGAGGTGCGTCCGGCGAGAGAATATGCCAGCAATAGCAGTGATACCGAAGCAAACGGCGTCGTCGAATCGCCGCCGCGGGTAGTGAATGAGCCCGTTTCGCCGCACATTGGCGAACGATTGCTGGATCCATCAAAATTCAAAATGGATATATTTACGGGGACGTTTCCGCGCCAAACGCTGCCGCCGCAGCAGAAGAAAGCAGAAGCGGAAGCAGAAGCAGAAGCAGGGGCGGGAAAACAGGACGGTGGTTCAAGCGCCGACAATATTGAAGAAACGGTGAATGGTGCGATTACGTTCGCCGTTATGGCAAATATACTGCACCTAGAGAATCGCATTGATGCGGACGAGCACGTCAATAAGATTAAGTCGGTATTGTGCGACATATATGCCGATTTAAAACGGTTTGAGGTTTCGGGAATAAGCTCTCCGCTGAATAAGATATGCCGGATATTTAAACGGTTTGGAATGCCGGAAAATGCCCGCGCAGTTTTAAAGAAACTGTACAGTGATGAAATGCTCATCCGTAGCAACCGGTACGTGTTGACACCGTTTGATATGTGGTTATTGGCAGAATACTATGCGATACCGATCGTCATAATGAGTGGTGATGCTTCCAGTGGCACCGGCGCCGGCGACGGCGCAGTATTATTCCACGAGATATTTTTTGGAACCGGGGGACGAACGTTATATGCCGCCCACCAGCCGAACGACACGTGCTACGTAATTGTAAGCATGCAACCGGATCAAGAGTTTCCCGTTTACGGAGTCCTAACGTATACCGCCGCGGACGGATCGGGTCCCACGCACGCAATTCCGATTTCGGCATTGCAACCAATCGATGAACTGCCGTATTCGACTCCCGTGGAGTTTTTAGATAACGTGCTGCAGCTCTCGGCAAATGGGCCGGCAATAACAACAGCGGTCGACTCAGACAATGCTATGGAATCAAGTACCGACTCCGTATTCATTTCGGCGGCGGATTCAAGCGATACGGGCGATGATGGTGTGTTTTCTCAGACCGAGTCCGACTCAGAAATGAGTGACGCGTCTGATGCTCCTTCTGCTCCTTCTGCTCCTTCTGCTCCTTCTGCTCCTTCTGCTCCCGCTCCCGCTCCCGCTCCCGCTCCTGCTCCCACTCCTGCTCCCACTCCCGCTCCTGCTCCCACTCCCGCTCCTGCTCCCGCTCCTGATCCCAACACGAAACAATTAATAGGGGAGGCATTGACAGCGTTGAAAAAAGTTACCAAAGTCACCAACGATCCAGTAGAATCTAAAACGGTATCGCTTTTACAAGCCAAACTACGACGTTGAAGTTGAAGTCGATGCCGGAAGCGGAAACATCGGCAATGGTCGGTACCGTCGCTGAGACAGAAACGCAATTTCGGAAGCGGTAAGTCCGAGAATGTGCGCGGCATTCGAGAACGGGAACGGCGGCATCGGAAGCAGCTCGAACGCGTAGCGTTCCAAGTACTGCATTCTGTACCGAGTTGCGTCATATACCATGAGCGCGATGGGTGACGAGAGATACGCCATCATTTGGACCGCCCAGGCCGTGTCCGGCAGACCATCTGCGCCGCACACCAACTCAATCACGTAACTGTCGCGGTTCGAAATACCGTATTCGCCCGCGAGGTCCAGGTACGGGTATCCGTACATTTTATGCGCCAGCACGATTTTTGGGACGCCGGCATACGCGCACGGGTGACTCGAATACCGGATGCTCAATTGCGGCAGATTTTTCATACCATCATTATCCGTGCAGATCGTGCAGCTGTGTATGCAGAGGTGCGTGTGCTCCTCCGTCGCCGTCGCACCTGGTGACGACAGCGTGACACCCTTTCCCGGCATATTCGTTTTAAAAACTCGGACGTGCTGACCTGTAGTGCGAGACATAAGTGCCAGCAGTTTATTTATAATGGACGCACCGCACAGCGGGATCGGGCGTGGAGGAATCACCGAGTACAGCGTGTTCCCCGTCTCGGCATTATCGTCTCTAAGTTCAATGCACGTATTTTTGCTATTCTTATTCGTATTCGCCTTATACGCGAAATAGCAGCACGGCGTTTGCGCGCCGCCGCCCGACCGAAATATCCGGTTGGATTCCAGACTCGTAAAGCATCGAAGCCGGGACACCGTGCCGAATTCGGAAGTAATCAGTTCGTCGAATATGCCAGACTTGTCGGCGGGTTTCATCCATATTGACGGTATTAAAATGCACATTGTGGCAGAGGAGTTACCTTGTTCGCCGCACCGGCGCATTAACACCAGAGTTTTCCGCACGAAATGCGGCCACACGGTGCGCCCGTCATCCCGCTTGTCGGTGGTTGAATTGGTCGGCACTTTAATTGCGCCGTCGCAGTTGAACGGCGGGTTTCCAATAATCACGTCATAGTGTACCGCCGGCGGTGGGTCCCAGGTCAAATAATCGGCTTGGTGAATGTTGGCGTCCGGGCCAAACAGCGGGCGCAAATACCCGGCCACATTGTCCGGATTTATTTCCACCATGTGCAGCATCTGCGTTATAATGTGGCGGTCGCGCGCTGCAGCATCGGGGATTGCGTCCGCGAGTGTATCGTTTAAAATACACCGCAGCGCTACACCGAAACATCCGCGACCGGCACCGATATCCAGCCATTTTAGCGCCGGGTTCTTGAATATGTGCTGGGACAGCGTTTCGAGCAACATATTGCGCGCGAAATCGGGCGGGGTGAATACCTCACCGTACGTGGTTTTATTTATGCCGACGCTGCTACTATTTTTATGCTTCATTGATTTAAAAATATAAAAATAAATTAATTACTTACTTACAACTAATTAATTTCAACGGTTTACGAGTTTGATTGACGGGTTTACGGGTTTATGTGTTTATGGGTTTGGTTGCACGTGTCGCGCTTTTGCGGCAGCGCTAGGTGCATTCTCACTTCTAACAGTGGAAAGGCGTTTATCAATCATTTTTTCGAGCAGTGCTTTTTCAACGACCCAATCACGTTTAATTTTGGTTTTCTCCGCGGCGGTTGTGGCTAATTTCATTTTGTTTTCATAATTCTTGTTAAGATTACATATATCCGGATTAAATTCTCTACGCAATGTTCGTACATCTTGCCTGATCATATCGCCGTTCATACAATATTCGGCTAATTCTTTGCGTACACGATCATCACCAGGGTTCATAAAAATTTTATCAAACTCGTCAGTATTGACCTCTTTGCACATTTTCGCGTTTTGGGATTGGGGTTGGGTTTTATGACAAATTAAACTCTGTTCCAAATCACCCAACCCACGTAAATGTTGGTTTCTGCGATCGTACGGTTCATCCAATTCCTTTAAAAACTTTCTAAATATAGTTAATTCCGTTTCCTGTTTTTTATATTCGTCCAAGTCCCAGTCCATAACAGCTCTAATTTGGTTTACAATTGTATAAAGTCGATCTTGAAAATTTGGATTGTGAATCTGTACCGATTTTATTGCAGCACGACTTTGTTTTGTGGGGTTATTTTTAGATATTTTAGTGTTTTTCCTCGTTCGGGGCATATATACAACTGATGCTAGTGCTGCTGCTGCTGCTGCTGCCGCCGTCGCCAATTCTTCTCTTGATGCCCCATTGTATGATTCCGTTGCGTCGCCATGGCGGTTCAAAAAAAATGCTGCAGAGGTTGCCGCATTGAGTCCTGCTAGTACCGACGATGATGATAATGCCCGCGATACTAACGTGCTTGCGCTCCAAGTCCCGCACAACAGCTGACATATTATTTTTTCAGGCACTTTGTCTCGGTGGTCTTGGTCGGTTGGCGGGTTATTATATAATTTCAATTTAGAAGGATAGGACCGTAGCACTCGACCCGCCAATTGTTCGGCGTCGCAGCAATTTTTGGGAACCTCCATTAAAAAAATAGCGGGATTGTATTTAAAATCAATTCCCTCGGTTTGTCCTTCGCTAATTAAAACGCACAGCGGGGTTTCTTTCGAATAAGACTGTAAATTTCGAGTTTGCACGTCGTTCATTATTTTATTATAGGCCACTTCGGGATCACTCAACAAAGTATCCATCTGTTTCGGGCTGTATCCAGATAATCGCTGCATTTCCTTATAATCTTTTGACATATTGTCATGCAACAATATATACTCAAACCCTATGCTTTTTAAGTATCCGGCGAATAATCCAAGACCCAGTACGTCGGATGTGCTATATACTATCGGCAAATATCTATAGCCCTGCAGGCCAGTCTTGAAATCAGATAATATGTACGGTTTACCGGTGCTATATGTCATAGGTACAAATGACCTTTCATTGCGATCTTCATTGAACTCGTGCGACGTAAAATGCGGTTGCGTAACCGTATCCCCACCGCATTTCATATAGCCGGTTCGCATAAATAATAATTCAACGAGTATACTTTTAAACTTCATACACTCATACATGTATGGTAAATCCGGCGGATTGATGCTTGCCGATGCTGCCGATGCTGCCGATGCTGCAATATAGCTGAAATCGACCCCATTCATTTCGAGCTGAATGCATTTATAATTTACTACATCCGGTGAAAAATTTCCAATGTATTTGGTAGGATTAACAGCATCGGAAAAAATTTCATTCAGTTTGGTCAAATCTATTCCTCCTACGGTTTGAACTCTCAAAGATGGATCGGGTGAAATACCGGATATCAACGTACCAAGCGCAATCTGGAACTCGTCGTAGGTGCATATTATTTTGCAGTTTAGACGCTTTGGGTAAAAAACGGAGATTGACCTTGCTTGTCTTGCGGTAGGCAAAAGCGCATCTTTTTGAACTTTAGTCTTCAGATTAGAGTCTAATGCTGTAATATCATAATCTTTTTTATACTCTACGGTATCAAACTCTATCTGAGTAGCGATATCATACAATGATGTATATTTTTTGGCATCTGATGCAAGTGCTTCAATATTAATAGGTGGAATTAAATTAATAAGATTCTTTACATTTTTAGTAAAATATGGTACGAATAAATGAAGGGGCATTTCGGCCACGACACCGGCAGTTCTAGTCACAAATCGTATCGTATGCGGGTTGGTCAATAAACTGCCACCGCGCGTTCTAAATCGATTTCGTCGTCGTCTAGTGCCAATAGTAACGCGATTCGATTTTAATGGCGAATTTCGCGACGAAATTAACGATAATAGCAACGGTTGAATGTGCGCAGAGTTAATTAGTTGCACGACACTGCCGCACGACTTTAAAACACTGGCAGCACAAATTGTGGGTCCTGTCAATACCGTTGAAATAAGCGCCGTTGCGTCATTGCGATTCTCATTTAGAAAATCCAAAAACATCATTAATTTTTTCTCATCGATAGCGCCTGAAGTGGTTACCAATGATGCGAATAAACCCAGCATCCTAATCATATACGTTTTCAATGCGTTCTTGTCAATATTCGCCATTTTCAAAATGAGACCGATATTACCCCGCTGTCCATATTTTTCAATCAATAATTCGCGCAATCTTGAAATTTGCACTTTTACGTTGCTGGATTCGGTTCGTAAACTACCCCCCCGCTGTCGCTTGCCGCCGCCAATTATTCCAGTTCGTGTAAACCAATTAATTATACACGATGCAATGATCGAATACACCGAAAGTATGAGGGGGTCTACGGGAAATATGTATTCGGTTGCAATAACGTACACAGCTGTGATCACTATTGGCATAAACGATAATAAAATGATTTTAATATCTTGTCTAGTAATTAATCCTTTAACGTTGCCGTAATTGCGCCCGGTTATATCCAGTATGTTGTTCCTGGCGTGGGGATTGGTTACACAAAATGCAATCATAGTTTTTACATCCGATATATCATTGTTAATCGGGGTTCCAGTCATTACTATATATTTCATACAACTACTCATGGCGTCGTGATGAATCATGTCACTGCATAAAGATGGAAGGGTTACGGTCGGTCGTAGCAATCGATGCGCTTCATCAAAAATAACGATACCGTCTTCTACAAAGGTCTTAAAATCGTTATAGCTATATCGCAGATTAGAAGAACTCATCCGTATATTAGCATTCTCAACTTCCTTGTATATGTGCTTGTATATTAAATTGTACAAGTTGTAGGTTCTGCCAAAATATTTGATCGTGAGGCATTCGTCGCCGTCCTGTAAAAAAGTACACATATTCTTCGGACTGGCTATTTTTTTTATATTGACACTTTCAACACCTGTGATATTTAATCGAAACTCGGTCACAAACGCAGAATCAAATACTCCTGTTGGCGTAACAACCACTATTTTTCCTACTCGGCCAAAATTATAGCCAAGGTTCGCGTAATTTTTAGAAATCGTAGTTAATGCAATTTGTAGAGAGGTTAGGGTTTTTCCCGTTCCAACGTTATGTAAAAGAAACATGCCCTTATTACCATCATTACTACAAAACTGCGTAAACCGGTGATAAGCTAAATCCTGTCTGGGTTTTAAATTATATCCACCGCACGTCGTAGACCGTCTAAGAATTCCGTATTCTTCTTCCACTTCTTCTTCTTCCTCTTCTTCTTCTTCTTCTTCTTCTTCTTCTTCTTCTTCTTCTTCTTCTACTTTTGCCGCTGCCGAACCCGCCATTTTTTATAATATTATATATATAAAATATAAAAATAATTTAATTACTTGCTTATAAAATGGTTGAATACTTAAAAACTAAAAAGGGGTATTTTTACAAATTTAAAAAAAATGGTAAAAAAAAAAGGGTATCGCAAAAAGAATATAATAAAAAAAATAAAACAAGAAAAAATATAAAAATGATTGGTGGAATTTTATCTGAACTAGATAGTTTAGATGTTTCTATAAAAACAATTATATTAATGGGTGAATGCCATACAGACAAAAAAAATATGTCAGAATATCGTAATATTATAAGAAAACAAAAAGAAATAGTTAATTTAGTTGTAGATAAATTTGGTCTAGATAAAACATATTTTTATTCAGAAGCACCACAAGATGCTAGAGAACTAGTTTTAAAAACAGATAATTATTCTTCGTGTGTTATTGTTCAATATGCAAAAGAAACCCAAATTCCTATAAAACTTTCAAGTATTACAGCATGTCATAGGGTGCATGGTGGTTGTAATGAAGAATACTCACGTGATATATTATCCATTTTTAATGACAATTCAAACATAAATTGTATTATTGTAGCAATAGGCTTATTACATATACCAGAATTAAAAGGATTTATTGGATCTATTCGACCAGATATAAGAATTATAATTGTTAATACCGTATCAAACAGACAATTAACACCGTTAATTCCAGAGATAACTGAAAAGCATCCATCAGTTATTGATTTATTAAAAATTGAACTACCATATGACTTACCTGACTTACCCTTGGCTCTCGACTTCTCGGGCTTCGCCGCTCCCGTTCCCCCCGCTCGCCCTGTCGCTTTTGCCCGCCTCGCCTCTGCCGCTCGCCCCGTTCGCCCTGGCCCAACGGAACAATTTATTGTTGAAGTTTTATATAACGAAACCAGTGAGAAAATATATAAATGTCCACTTTGCGGTTCTATAACTGGAACAGCTGCACCAAAAAATCCAACTGATACTTCGTTGTTTACTCATAATTATTCTTGTGCTAATAAAGGTAAAAATCCCATAGAACCCATATAAGAAAAATGAAGTAAAATATTCCAATCAAAATACGCATTCTTTCAAAATTATTATATATATACATATATTTAAATATATATAAACCAAATATAAACAAACAACCCACGAACGAAACAATGATTCAGAGCGAGGATTTGATAAAACTGTTTGTAGCCTACGGGATTTTAATGACGATTGGTGTTCTATACGATAAATACAAGAAAAAAGAGGAGAAGCAGGACCGGATGACCGATTACGACTTGATTCAAAAGTACTTGCTGAACGACGCATCTTTAGCGTCCAGCAAAAAACCGATTTTGTGGATTCACGTGGAGTTCGAGAAAAATGCGCGCAACTGGGAATCGTTCGGGTCGCGCACCTCGTTTGAAATGAACCAGCCGTACCTGTTCCTCACAATTCGAAGCCTGATCCAGAAATGCGGCGACGCGTTCAACGTGTGCCTGATCGACGACTCGTCGTTCCATAAAATCATCCCGGGATGGGCCACAAAAGTGAACAATTTGCCGTCGCCGCTGAGCACACACTTGAGAGAACTGGCGATTGCGAACCTGCTGTCGCTGTACGGCGGGCTGCTGATGCCGGCATCGTTCATTTGTTTTCAGAACTTGTACCCGATGTACAAGGAGTACAGTGACAAGTATGACGCGTTTATCGGCGAGATGCCGGCGCGAACCAGCGCGACGGCACAGGTTCGGTTTTTCCCGAACACGCGGGTACTGGGATGCAAGCGCGACAGTCCCGCAATGAAGGCGTACATCGCGCACCTGGAACGCGCGGTGTCGAAAGATTGCACGAGCGAGCTTGATTTCGCAGGAGAGTACGGTCGGTGGTTTTTCGGACAGATGCAGGTGACTGGAGAAAACGCGCTGCGTATTGGCCAGATCCCGGCGTGTGATCTGGGGTGCAAGAACGTGCGCACATCGAAACCAATACTGATCGAGCACCTTTTGAGCGAAGAAGATTTCGCGTTATCGCCTGATGCGGTAGGGCTTTATATTCCCGCCGACGAGATATTAAAACGTACCGCGTACCAGTGGTTCGCGGCGCTGTATCCGCGTGAGGTACTCGAATCAAACACGATGATTGCGAAATATCTGCTTTCCACCGAATTTAGTTAATTTTGTTTATTTTATTATTTTATTATTTTATTATATAATATAATTAATATAATGCCCAATAAAAATAAAACGGCGTGTAAGCGCCGAATTCGAAGCCGGAGCCAGGATGAGCGACGAAGAAATCGGACCGCTCGGAATGGTGGATGGTCACCGTTTCGGAACTTGCACGAAGCGTCAGAGACTAGACGACGTAGTAATGTACCTGCGAAATTTTGGTTGTCACCGCGACGCTGGAATGAAGAACGGAAAACGCGTAATCTTGCCGTCGAAATAGCCAGACAGCGCGCCGCCGTCCAAGCTGCTACACACAATGCAGCTACTAATCGCGCTGCTATTGACCAACTGCAAGAAAAACAAAAAATACAATTAGAAATAGCCAGATTAAACAACTTAATATTAGTCAATCGCGAACAACAAAAAGACCCAAGATTTGAGAGAATGGTGGCCAATCGTGACGCATTAATAACTCAACTCAAACAAAACACAGCGGGGAATAGTGCTGTTTATTCTGAGAGACCCGCACCGCCGAATCACACGCCAATGTGGTATTTGTGAGGGATACTTCTAATTATTATATTTAACATCGCTAACATCGTCAATCATTAACTATGCCATCGTATTTGCAAACGTCCCGGCGAGCGCCGCCAAATTCTCGTCGGATACGCGCGAAGATCCGAGACCTGCATTATAAACATCGATCAAACATTTATGAAATGCGTAAAACGACGAGTACGCGAATAAAAACGGCAGAATGTCGACGTACGACGAGTTAATCGTATCGGGCGACGCAAGCAGTGGGTGCTGCATTATAACGCGAATCAGCTCGTCGTTATCTTTTATTTTATCGGCAATTTCGGCCAAAATTTCATCGATGATCACATTGTCAAAATCGGGGATTCCAAACGCTTGCAGGAACTGCATTCGGTACAGGCAATCAATGCTGTACTCGTCGGCGTCGGCATCATCGCCGGGTCCGCCACCAATCAAATGGTACGTGCACACGAAATCGGTAATATATGTATGAGTATGCGGCATTTATTAATATTATTATTATTATTATTATGCGTATTTGCTTAGATAAACACGTATATTACTTTTTAAATTTTAATTCTAATATAATTTAAAGTAATCAGCAGGGGGTGGGGGTGGGGGTGGGGCGTAAGTTCGTGATGACATTGCTGCTGATGCTTCCGCCGCCTGGAGGAGGGCAGTCAGCCGCTTTATCTCTGCCTCGGCAAATTGCAGCTGCTGCTGCTGCGATGGAGACGGCATTTGGACAGAGGAGGGCGCATATAAAACGGGGGAGAAGGTGGGGGAAGCAACAGTAGAATAACTCTTTATTACCGCCTCGATATTCTTCGCTTCAATTGAGTGAGCGAGTGGCATCAGGTAAGAAGGAGGAGTGTTATCATCATTAGTTCTCATTATTTTTTTAGCTGTTTTATCTATTAAGTTTATTTCGAGACGATGCTTAAAGTTAAACAACAACCTCCGATCTTTTTTCTCAGCTTCAACACAACGCTGTTGTGGAGGACGACGCTCATGATTATTCATTTTGAAGGCCTCATGATTGGCATTAAGCCAATCTATCATTTCGGGATCATATTTGGTCCACGAATAATATCTATTGTCAGCACTCGTTGGATCGGAGCTCAATGGCTCGTCATTTTGCCGCCACCATCGGTCAAATCCATCAAACGATGGTGCCATCCTAGACGGAGCACCACATCCCCCGCCTACATATCTTTTATTTCTATTTTTTTTTGAGATTCTACTTTTTTTATTATGTTTTTTGTGGATTGACCTTTTTCGGGTTCTTCTACGAATAGACTTTCTCATAAGGGGCAGTTATATTATAAAGTTATATTATAAAGTTATATTATAAAGTTATATTATAATATAATATTTTATAATCATGTACAAAACATTCAGTCCGTTGCTGCTTGCGCTATGCGTATTATTTATGATTTTTATAATGCCTCGTATGCCGGCCCACGTAACCACCGCTTCTTCTGAACGATTGCGCGCGCGCAATTTATTTGCAACCACACAAAATCCCAGCGATTTTAATAAATTTATGGACAGCGTTTAACGTTTATTTTATTTTATAGTTTAAACTCGTTTTTTTACACACTTGTCGTCTACCGTAAATGTTGGCTGTTTCTCGTTTTCGGGAACGATTTTTATAATGCACTTTGAATTCGTTCCGTACAGCGGTTCCGTGCATCCCTTTTCTTTCTCTCTAGTTCCCTTTTTATTCCTTCTCGTTTTTCTGGTACTCGTATTATTTTTATCAAATACCTTAAAATTAAAAAGTTTATAATTATCGATATCTCGGGCATCCGGCTTGCTTTCAGCGACGGTGCACCGCGATCGGAAATGCTCGTAGCGCTCGCGCACGTCGCAATACGTGAGTTTGCTGGTCTTGCCCAGCATTTTATTAACTATTTCGTGAAGGCGGTACACGTAACGAGAGAATGTGTCGCGGTTCTTCATGTGACAAAAGTTGAGCGGAAACGTTTTAAAATTATTGCGCAGGTTAATGCGGCAGTACTTGCACGGCAAAATGTGCTGCAAGCTGATAATAAATTCGCGGTACTGGCGCTTCTGCTGCGGGGTGGGGGCGACGGGGTAATTGAAGCTCATCGTGTGCAGGAAGTGCCACATTCCAGGCCCCCAAACGCTGGTGAGCATGCCGTCCCCGCTGGCGTAATCGCGCCGTTTGAATGTGTGATTCAGCCGCCTTGATTTTGATTTTGACGTTGATTTCGGTGGTATTGAATCCGGCATACTATTAATAATATGTTATAGTGATATATTTTATTTTTTACTTATAAAATAAAATATCATTATTTCATTTTAGTATTATAGTGTGAAATAAAATATACGCATCCTTTAATAGCATAGTATGGCGTCGTTTAATTTATTACTTATCGATTCTCGCATTTCGGATATTGAAACCATATTGCAATCGTTAAATGCGCAAACAATTGGACTCGTATTTCAGTATACGGATACGTATGATATTATAACCGATGACATTAAAAGTAAGCTATTACAATTGCAAAACGCGGCGTCGACACCGACAAATGACCCGGATTCTGAAACAACTCCACAAACACAAACACCGCAGTCCACGGTAAGTGCACGCGTGCAGGCGGTAGGAATATTGCAGCACAATTACGAAACGCCGGGGGTTCGGTTCCTGGCATCCGAGCCAGAGAGCACACTCGAGAATGTGGTCTCCGCAGATCCGCAGCTCGAAACGTGGAAGCCGTTTTCAGACTTTATTAGAGGTCTAATAAGCCAGTACGGCGTAACCACGCTTGATTTGATGGCGTGCGCACTGTATTCCGATGCGAACTGGAAGTATGTAATCGACACGCTTGCAACGAATCTGCAAATCGACATTCGCGCGTCAACCGATAATACGGGCTCCGAAGAATTAGGCGGAAATTGGTTTCTTGAAACAGGTAGTGGTGTGAATCTAACCACCATTTATTTTACCGAAGAAATATACAAATGGAAATATGTGCTGGCTATTTTTCCGGACTATTTCGTAGTGAGAACCGGTCCGTCAGGCTGGCGCGCACTTATTCCAAATTATCCCAACGCAGATATAACGACCAGCCTTCAGGTTTGGGGACCAGACGCACAATTTAACGAATACCTTAACGGCATTAATCAAATAGCCGAACAATTCAGTTATTTCGCCGGATATTGGTTAAATCGAAATAAAGTACAAGACCGTGCAACCTATTCGGTTCGGGTATACTTTACAACTAATGTTGCCAAGGATCAAGGAAGATTCGATTTTATTCCCACCTCAAACAATCCGGTGAACAGTTACGAAGGTAGGTTTACCGGTTATAATAACAATATATACCCTCTAACCGCCCAGCAAGACGGAATTACTGCCGGTATTGCAGCTGCCACTATAACACCAACCTTGACATGGACTTCTTCTGCTACACCACCGAGTGTTGCAAATATAGCTACCGGACCATATGTTATTACAGCAACCAGTGCGAGTAGCGGTATTATAACATACAACAGTAGCAACCCGGGTGTAGCGTCAATTAGTGCAGGAGTTCTCACATTAGTGGCCGTCGGGACAACAACAATAACTGCATCGCAAGCTGCCGACCCGGCGCGTTTTTATGCCGCACCAGCGGACATATCAGTAACATTGACTGTGATAAGAACCCCCGTGTTCACGGGTTCTGCATCGACGCTTACAAAATATTATTCGGACATCGGGTCGACATTCTCAGCGACCGCACCCGCAAACAGCGCATTCACACCCAATCTGGTGTCGCCAACCTTCACGTATAGTATTGAATATCTCACAAACAGTGCATATGCAAATGCAAATCTAAAAACTGCGGAATTTGTAACACCTTCCTCTTCAACGTGCACCGTGCGAAACACGGGGCAGTGCTATCTCAGGGTAACATCCAATCAAAACCTTGCCAACTTTCTTGACGTTGCTACAGCCAATTTTGCACTGCTTACCGTTCGAGCGGGATATATCGTGGGCCCCAACGTAAACCTCACTTCCGCCGTAATTCGGAACTACGATTTAACGGGTACGAATTTATCCGGGGTCGTGTTTACAAATGCCAGTATCGTCAATTGTATTTTGGACGGGGTCAATATGTCGTCCGCTAATTTCACCGGCGCGACGTTCGAGTATAACCGCATCAATGCAACCACGAATTTAACGAGCGCCAATTTCCAAAATTTGGTCAGTAGCAATATTTCAGGGACAACTGCCCTAATTTCTAACACGTGGACAATTCAATCCGGCAGAATTGTCGCATCGGGGACCATTTTGTTTGCGCTGACGTTCACTCTCGCATCGCCATCTGCCGTAATACCGACCGAAAATGTTGGCAGTTCTGGAGCCGGTTATTACTATATTACCCCGGGAAGTCTTAAAATTAATGGTCGAGCTGAAACCCCGGGAGCCGCTTCACTGTCTTCAAATATCGTAATTAAGGCAGCCGACACCAATTACGTGCTAACCCAGACGGGCACTACACCCGCGCCCACATATAAATTTTATTTACTTTATAATACGAGCAACACAAGTTTTTATGTGCAGGCGCGCAACATCTCCACGAATGCGATCGTGGCACTGCCTGTGCCATACCCCGTAACAATAGCCCCGCAAACGTTCGCTGTGTCATTCTTGGTGTCCGCGCCCGTATCGCCGTACCGGCTACTCGGATCCTATATATTCGGACCGAACATGTCGCTGGATGGCGTGTATTTTGACGACACCGTTAATCCCAAACCCGATTTAACCGATTTATCGTTTGTTAATTTAACGCTATCCAGCAGCACGAAAATTAACCAAATCACGCTGAACGGCTGGAATCTGACGCGCACGCAACTTAATTCGGGAACATTTCGAAATATTCGGTTCCAGGATTGTATTTGCAACGCCACCGATTTTTCCGGGTCAATGCTCGATTCAGCGTCATTCGCGATCAGCTACGATAGCGCGGTTTCGGCGGTTCCGAATACGGCCACGCTTCGAAACGCGAAATTCACAAACGCGTCCATTTCCGGACTTGCGATTGCGGGGTATAACAACAACGCCGCCGTTGCGGCAAATCAAATGGATGTGAGCGGCCTTGATTTCAGCGGCTGTGTGATTCAGGATCTAAAAACGTCTTTTTTAGGCGGCGGCTCTCCGCTCAGAATGAAAAACGCATACGGCGGTCTCGAGTACGCGGTCCTCACCGACAGCTTGATCGGTCGATTCGTTGCAGGCCCAGCCATAAACTTGAGCAATTTTACGCTCGGTAACGCCGCGTTCGTGGGAACAAATCTCGCGGAGTCGAATATTTATGGAACGATGTTATCGGATACCACGATGACCGGAGTGCGCGTATCAAACGGACGACTCGTGCATTCGTCTTTAACGACCACGCTCCCGTCCAATTATAAAATAGTAACGCCGGCGTTATCGTCAAATGCAACGTCCGTACAATACACGGTGACCAATTCGGGTACGGGCGCGTACGTCATCAACGGTGAAAACAACCCGACCATTACGTTAACCAGGGGATCGAGTTACACGTTCAACGTTTCTGCTTCCGGGCACCCGTTTTGGATAAAAACTGCAGCTACTACCGGAACCGGCGACGCGTATACGTCGGGTGTTACAAATAACGGCGTGAGTAGCGGAATTGGAATTACAACGTTTGTTGTCCCGGCCAATGCCCCAACCACACTCTACTACAAGTGCGAATTTCATTCCAGTATGGGCGGGATAATCACCATTTCGGATGAAATTAACACGTACCCAACCTACATTATCGGTCCTGGCGCGGATTTGAGTGGAGTGGACGCAACCGGCGTTGTATTCACGGGTTCAAACGTATCCGGCGCCAATTTCACAAATGCGGTTTTCAAGAATGTGGTATCGGGATCACTTACAACTACCCCGACTCCACCGACACTGCCGAGCGCGTACTATTCGGTCGTCGGCGGCTACTTTGTGGGCCCGTATGTGGATTTATCGGGATCCAATTTCACCTATCGGTCACTCGCCAATACGAATGTAACGGGTGCGAATTTCACGAACGCTGCACTTAGCGGCGTGACGAGTGGCGGAATTTCGAGCACTGCGACCATTTCCGGCGTAACCGCAACCGTCGCACCCATCCTGCCGACGGGCTACGGGCTAACGGGTGGATACATAATAGGCCCAAATATGAATTTCACCGGCGCCGATTTATCGGGTTTCGATTTTACAAACGTGAATGTGTCGGGCACGAACTTTACCGGTGCGAATATAACGTACGTGAAATCAGGAAACACGCTGTCATCCGAGAGCACCGTGCTGCCCGACGCGAGTCACGTATTCCTCAACAATTATTTACTCGGGCCGCAAGTTGACTTATCTGCAAAAGACTTGTCGGGAATGCAGTTTTACAGCTTGTCTCTAAGCGGGTCCATATTCGTGAACACGAATTTCACCGGTGCGGATATTTCCGGCACGATTCTTGACGGCGCGAATTTTACGGGCGCGACGTTTACACTCACTCGATCCAGGAATATCCCGCAACCATCACTCACAACCTCGTCCGCACCCACATTCACGGCGGGCACGGCGGGTGGGTACGTGATTAGAAGCGGCTACCTCATCGGCGCCAATGTCGATTTATCCAGCGTAGATTTCACGGGGCTGGATTTGAGCAATACCGTGCTCACCAACACCAATCTCGCCAATGCCACGTTCACGGGCACACGATCCGGCGGAATCACGTTCAACGCATTAACCCCGCCCATTCTGCCCCCGAAATATAACGTGGTGGGTGGATATTTGCACGGCCCTCGCGTGGATTTGAGCGGGGCTGAGCTTACCGCGTACGATTTCAGCACTTCGACCAATTCGATCAACTGGTCGCTTGCGAATTTGACGAATGCCGTGTTTACGAATATGAAATCGGGATGGATCACAATCGATTCCGTTGGAAACGATGCATCAGGACCCATTCTCTCATTTCCGTATGTTTATAACCGGTTGGTTTCGGCGAATGCTTCTGGTGGCTTCATTATAGGGCCCGGGGTCAGCCTGAATGGCGCCCCGCTCACAAATTATGATTTGCGCAACGTGATCGATATCACCGGCGTGGATTTCACGAACGCGGCGCTCACGGGGGTCAAGACATCGGGATCCATTGTCGCTTCCGCCGGTAATCGACCCACGTTCACCGGCGGATCGGGGTACGTGCTGTACGCCGGCCGAATATTCGGCCCGGGGGTGGACGTGAGTGGAGCCGATTTGACGGACCTCGTATTCGGAACCGCCGCGGCAGCCACGGCGGCAGGTTCGACCGCGGCGCTGTCGGCCACAAATTTCACAAACGCGAACTTGACGCGCGTATCGATGTACGGATCGGTTGTAACGGAAACGAATTTCACCGGCGCCACATTTTATCGGACCCGCACCGGCGGGTTATCGTACGCAACGGTTCCCCCGATCATGCCCACACCGAATTACCGGTACGTTGCGACCGATGCCGTAACGGGATCGGGTGGCTACATTATCGGACCGGATGTCGATTTGAGCGGCACGAATTTGCGCGGCGCCGCATTCGTAAATACGAACTTTGATAATGTGGATATGAGCGGCGCAGCACTCAACGGAAGCGTATCCGACAATGTCGCGTACGACGCATCGACAAATTTGCCGGCGGGGTATAAATTCATAACCAACCGGAGTGGATCGAACTTTATCGCCGGGCCGAACATTTCGCTTGCCGGCAAGACACTGGATTCTGCCATAATCGCAGACGTGGATTTAACAAACACCGTTTTTGTGAATGCGGGGTCGGCCACCACGTTCGCGGGAACGCGGTCGGGCGGAATAACGTTCACGGCTGGCCAGCCACCCATATTTCAGTCGGGTTCAGGGTACGAAATACGCGGCGGGTATTTGGTCGGCCCCAGCGTGGACTTATCGAATATAACGGTCGACACATTGGCCGCAGCCAATGGCGTGGCGTACGGCAGCGGATTAATGGGGGTCGATTTGAGCGGCACAAATCTCGCATACGCGAAATTTACCGAATCCGATTTATCGGGCGCGAACTTGCACGGCGCCACGCTGTCGTACGCCGATTTCTCGGGCGCGAATTTCATAAACATCGAGTCCGGCGGCAGGCTGGCATTTGAATCGCAGCCCATATTACCATCCGCCAGCTATAAGTTCGTTACGAACGGGTACTCCGAATCCGACCCGGCTTCCGGGTTTCAGCGGTACATTGTGGGTCCTGGCGCGAATTGCAGGAGCGCGGATTTCAGCGGTGCCGTGTTTGATCGAGTGGACTTGAGCGGCGTTGATTTTACGGGCGCCAATTTTACGCGGGTATCATCCGGTATCATGCGGAATACCCCCCGGCTACCCCTGCTATCCACCCTCCCGACCGGATTTTCCCTGGTGTCGGGTTTAAACACGCAACTTCCCGTGTATCAAGACCCGAGCTATAACAACGCGCTCTATTTCGTGGGTCCAACCGCGATTCTGCGAAACGCTTACTTGAGAAACGCGTCAATCGTGGACTGCGATGTAACCGGTGCCGATTTTACAAACGCCGATTTTATCAACGTGGCTTCGCGCGGAGTTACGAATTCGGAAATTAACCCCGCAACGCTGCCCAACGCGTCGTTTTATATAAAGAGCGGCTATATTTTCGGCCCGAGGGTTAATTTATCGGGCGGCGATTTCACGGGTCTGGATTTGAGCGAGTCCGTATTTATCGGCGCTAAATTCGCCAACGCCATTTTTACAAACGCAAACCTCACGGGCGTGGATATAACGAGCGCCGACTTGTCTGGAACCGTCCTCACCGGCGCAAAAACCACGCGCGTCACGTATCAGGGCTATAATTACGGTACCGATTTATCCACGCAGGACCCCACATTTCCCGCGCCGTACCGGTACGTGTACAGCGCCGCGGCCAACACCGGATGCATCTTCGGACCGTACGTCGATATGAGCGGCGCCGACCTGCGCGGAGCGAATATCGCATACTCAAACGCGACCGGAATAAACCTTGTCGGTGCGAACTTTTCGGGCATCAAGTCCGGGAACGTCTCCATAACCAACGGGGTTCAACCCACGTTTACCGCGGGGTCGGGTTTCAAGTTTTTATCCGGTTATCTTATTGGCCCCTACGCCGATTTGACGGGAATCATATTTACGGACCAAGATTTTAGCGGAACCAACCTTACCGGCGTCGATTTCACGAATTCGGTGCTTCTCAACGTGAAATCGGGGAACATTGTGGCTGCGCCGGTGCTGCCCATATTCCCCGACGTGACATTTTCGTTACGGGGCGGCTACATTATTGGCCCCGGGGTGGATCTGTCCAATAGCGATTTGAGCGGCGTTGATTTGCGCAACACCACCATCACCAACGCAAATATGTCGAATTCAGGGCTCACGAACATTCGGAGCGGTGGCGTCAAAGGTACCACGCCGCTGCTGAGGCCGACGTATATGCAGCGAAACGGGTACATCGTCGGCACGGGGGTGGACTTAAGCGGCGCCGACTTGTCGGGCCAGAACCTGACAAACGCGTATTTTACAAACGCGAACATTGTGAACGCGGTATTTACGAACAGCGTGCTGACGGCGGCGAGAAGCGGCGGAACCATGCAGTACAACGCGGCAACGGTTGCGAGCATGCCGGCCAAGTACACCATACGCGGAGCGTACATAGTGGGGCCCGGTGTTGACCTTTCTGGCGACGACCTTACCGGAGTGGACGCGGGCAATACCTTTTTAAGCGGCGCAAATCTAACGAACGCGGTATTTACAAACGTGCGATCCGGAAACATTGAAATGTTGGAAGCACAGCCCATCCGGTTTTCACCCGATCCGGCGTATTACGGCGGGTCGCAGTACGGCTACGTGTATTTGAACGGCTACATTGTCGGCCCGGGGGTGGATTTGAGCGGCTCCGATTTTTCGGGAGTGAACATTTCGAGCGTGGATGTTTCCGGTGCGAATCTCGCGAATTCTCTCTTTACGCGCATCCAATCCAGCAATATCGCGGGTCAGCCGAGCGCGATTACGAGCGGGTATAAAGTGACCGCCCGACACATTATCGGCCCGGAACTGGATTTAAGCGGATACGATTTTACGAACGGTGATTTCAGCGGCGCCGATATTTCCGGCAGCGATTTAACCAACGCCGTTTTCGTAAACACGAAATCGGGTGGCGTGTCCGGCTCCGCGTCAACCACGTTTACGACCACTACGATTCCCGCGAATATCAAGTACCGGCTGTCGCGCGGGTACATTGTAGGCCCGTCGGTTAATTTGTCGGACGGCGATTTGAGCGGCGTGGACGTTTCCGGAATTAATTTGAGCAATGTTGTTTTTTACAACACCCAATCCGGAAAAGTGGTGCACAATGCGGAAACGGTGCTTCCGACAAACTACGCGTTTATCGGGGACTACATTGTTGGCCCTGATGTGAATTTAAGCACGGTTGATTTCAGCGGCGCCGATTTGCGGTACTTGAATTTGACCAATGTGAATTTCGGGGCGGCGAACCTATACAACGTGCGGTCGGGGTACATTGTCGGCGTTCCGAAACAGCTGCCGCCCACGTTTTCGTTCATTAGTGGATTTATCGTGGGACCAAGCACCGATTTATCGGGTGCGGATTTATCGGGCGGAAACATCAGCGGATGCAATATCCAGGGCGCTGATCTGACGAACGCCAATTTTTACAATGTGCGATCCGGTGGGGTTCAGGGAACGCCGCGATTGCCGCTGACCGCGCCGTACGCCATTACTTCGAACGGGTACGTTGTGGGAAATAACGTGAACTTGAACGGGGCGAATTTGGCATCGATCGACATGCAGGGATTGACGCTGGATAATGCGATTATGACGGACGCGAGTTTTGCAAATGCGAAATTCGGCAACAACGTCGGACCTCCGAGGATTCTTAGCGCGCCGTACATTTACGTGCAAACGGAACTGTCGGGCGGGTACGTGGTTGGACCGTACGTTGATCTTGGCACCGCGAATTTCTCGCACGCCAGTATCGCGCGCGCGGATTTTACCGGCGCAAACGTGGGAAATGCCGTTTTCTATCGCACGCGTTCCGGTGAAATGAACGCCCTCGGCGTTCCGAGCGCCCTCACGCCAAATTATTCGATTATGCCGACCACGCTTTCGGGGGGATATTTGGTGGGACCGAACGTGGATCTTAACGACGCAAATTTCACGGACAGCGAATTTCAAAATCGAAACATTGCGGGGGCGCTAATGGAACGGATCGTGTTTGACGGTGTGCGAATGGGTGGCGGCGGACTCATTGGTCCGCCCGCCGCAACAAGTGAGCCCGATTACCGATACGTACAAACTACGGCGAGCGGGGGATACATAATCGGTTCGCGCATTGATGCGAGCGGTGCGAATCTTTCAAATACGAACTTGGCCTTTACACGAATCGACGGGACGAATTTTACAAACGTGAATTTCACGAATACGCGATCGGGGGAGTTGATGGCGCAGCCGTCGCAGCCACCCATACTTTCGTCGCCGTACCGGTTAATAATGTCATCGGTCAGTGGCGGCTACATTGTTGGACCCTACGTGAATATGCAGGATGCGAATCTTACGGATACCGACATTTCAAACACGACGCTCTCGGGCGTAAATCTCGGTGGCGCCGTCTTTACGAATATGCGTACCGGCAGACTTTTAACAACTGCGTCTGCAATACCCGCATTACCAGCAAAATACCGGTACGTGACGACTACCGCATCCGGTGGTTATATAGTGGGCCCGGGACTAAATTTAACCGGCGCAAACCTGACCGGGTCCGATATCTCACGCGTTGATTTATATGGATGCGACGTATCGATGACAAAGCTACCTCCGACGCTGGCATACGTGCGGTCTGGAATGCTGCGAAATACTCCGGCCGTAGTGCCCGCCCCATACCTATTCGTGCCAAATGATGTCAGCGGCGCGTACATCGTGGGCCCTTACTCGGACTTGAGCGGCGCGAACTTGTCCGGATCGGTGATTACGGGCGCCGACCTGGACGGCGCGGATTTCACGAACGCGCGCCTGGACTACGTGCGCTCGGGCGGGATGGTGAACGCGAACCCACCGGCGGTGCTGCCTAGTCCGTACCTGTTCGTAGAAAACGACGCGAGCGGCGCGTACATTGTGGGGCCTCGCGCCGATTTGAGCGGAGCAAACTTGACGGGGTCCGTGATCACGGGTGCCGACTTGGACGGCGCGGATTTCACGAACGCGCAATTATCGTATGTGCGCTCGGGCGGGATGGTGAACGCGAACCCGCCTGCAGTGCTGCCTAAACCATACATCTTCT